GAGCAATGCGGTCCATGTAGAACAGATCCCTGTTTACTGTTCGGCGGAGCAACGACTGCGAATATCAGAAGTACAGATATCCAACCCGATGGAGCGAAGATTAGAATTAAGATTGTTTCTAGCATGACTAAATGTCCTTATACTTCGCAGCGCGTACCAATTCGATGATTGGCAATTGCTTATCGTCTAATAGGTAATCGTATGCTACTATGCTGGTTTTCCGATTGATGTTATATCTATTGGTGATACTTGTTGAGCAGTAATATTGAGTGATTGTTTAGTTTGTATTAGTTTGAGTTTCTTTACTGTACTATTGATAGCCTTCTGGAGAGAGTCCTCTTTTATTTCGAGTAGAGAGTTGTGAGCAGATGGACATTGATCCTTATTGAGAAGGCGGATGGAGTACTGTGTTACTGAAACGTATAACTGGGTAGTGATAAGGAATTGAGGGAATAGCTTTGTAGCGAGGTTGTGTACAAGGTCTAGTGTGTAATCTGGATCAGCTGGTGAATTCATTAGAGAGTTCCTCTAAGTTGCTTCGCAAGGAGATCCGCTTCTACTTTACTATTGCATACATATGTTACTTCCTTATGCAATCTGCCGTCTACTTTATACTGTTGAGTTACTACATTCTTACCAGTCATCCCATTCTTAAGTACGTGTACAGAGACTACATCAATATTACATTTAGCTAGTGCATCATGTGCTTTTAACTTATTGAACATAGTATTGATAGCGTCTTCTAGTTTTGGGGCAGATGCTTGGAAGAGTATAGATCCATCTTCGGATAGCATTCTGATGTCTTCATAATATTGAAGAGTATTATCATCTGCTGTATATTTGAGTCTGCCAATCTTACACGCATGATAGTCTATGTGTACCATTCTAGCTAACTGTATGAGGTGTTCCAATGGCTTGGGTGTCATAATTTAATCCTCTAGAGCAAGGTTAATAAGCTTGGTGAGTATTTCTGCTTGTTGTTGAGAATCTGTTCTATATTCTGCTTGTGTAACTACACCATTTAACTTATAATGGTGCTGAACTCTGTTATTAGTAGTTCTCCAACATTCGCTAGCAGTGATTGTATCTTTGTTTGTCTATTGCTACTTGTATTACTGATTGGATAGCGAGACGGAATTCTTGAAAGCTATGACTCTCTGCAAGGATATCTCCATTAGCTGCAAATAATTGGACGATGTATGGACAAAATTCATCAGCATGTGTAACACTGAATCCCGCATAGCGCCATACATCACGTTCTGCAAATTCTGTTAGATCTTCAAGAGTACAATCTGATAATGCTCTCATGATGGTTTCTCATTAAGCTTTGCTACAAGAATGTCCGCTGTGTGTTCATCTTCTACATTGTAGCGTTTTTCGAATGTAGCACCGTTATGTTCATACTTATGGATCACACACCAAACATCTTGATAATTGATATAATGATTTTCTTTAATAGCAGATATATGTGTTACAACTAGATCTGCTATCCATTTTATTTTTCTGAATCGGTTACATAAAATTGATATAGCATCCACAGGATATTCAGATGAAGCCAAATCGAATTCATGCCCACTAGTGTTATAGATTGATATTATAGTATTTGGTGGAGAACCGAACCTTGGCTGGCGATTGATTTTTATATGAGAGAAATGTGGCACATGCTCTTCACAAAAATCTAAGAGTATATGAAGGGTGTAGATTTAATATCAATCGTCATCATCATAATCCCCATTCACCTGAGCGAAATCGAATTCATCAGCCCAATCTTTCTGAAACTTAAGTATTACTTTTGACATAATTTATTCTCCCTGCATGCGATTGAGGTGAATTGCTAAGCGTTTTGCTGCTTTCTCAGAGCTACATACGTAACAATTAGAAACTGCAATTGAAATGCTATTAACGAAATAGTGTATTACTTGATACTTCATAGTCTTATCACAGTATTCGGCCACAGCATGACTTGTTGTCATTCTCAATTGTTTTTCTTCTTCTAACACTTTTTCAATGTTGCTCAAATCAAAATACACATCTTTCATTGCTTCTATAATAGTAGGATGATGAGCTGTATCGATAAGAGTAATATTGTCTTCATCTACTACTTCGATATTGTACCAATTAGCATCAACTGGTGCTGAAACGTTAAGTGACCAAAAGTCTGGTAGAACCTTCTGACAACATGCGGTTAAGTGTTCTAGTGTAAGCTTTGACATTTACTCTTCTCCTATGTATCTGTTAAGATGTGCAGCTAGGATAATTGCAGATTCTTCATTAGAACAATCATAAATTCTTACTGTATTCGCACCATTACTTTTAAAATAAGAGTGTGTAACTTTCCAATTCTCTTCACCATTGTTATGTCGAGATACGTGGCATTGTGCTTCAGCAGACTCTGTTCGAATTTGAAGAGATGCTTCTTGAAGTGCTTTATGCGTACTGTTAATCTGGTCGACCATCAGTTTAACGACAGCAGCAATAGTACTCCCGCTTTTAACATGAATCGCAATATCGTTAACATCTGTAACATAAAGTACGTATTCTTCAAATCCTTCTGTAGTACTACAGAGCATTATAGTGTGATATTCAGGTACAAATTTCTTTGCGTGGGCGTCGAGTTTTTCTAGTGTATATTCCATTAGCTGTTCTGCCAATCGCGAATAGAATCACGCGTTGCTACAAGGAGGCGTTGAGATTCTTCAGTTATCTCTTTCATCTCATTTGCATTCTCCAATAGAAGAGCGATTGCAGCTGGATCGTTGATTTTATCAATTACTTCTTCACCCATATTATACCATTCCATCATAGTTTCATATACTTCACGTGGAATACGTACGTCAGTATTTCTTATAATTTCCATTATGTAATTTCTTTTAAGAGAAGGTAGATTGTGTGATGTTCACTGTATGATTCCAAATAATGATGAACCTCCGCCAAGTCATAATTGTGACCTTTAATATGGACAATTTCACCTTTACGCGGAATCGCCATAGGAGCGCCACCTTTAACAGTAAAGACAATTTCTTGTGTATCAATATTTCTAAAAACAACAACCATTATGAATGAGTCTCCCCGTTTAACAACTCAATAGTATCTTCATAGCATTCTTTCTGTGACGGTGCTGATACATTCATGTAGAGTTCACCACTGTCATAAAGAACAAGTGTATAAAGCGTCTCATCTTTTTCTTTATCGATTGTCTTCTTTAAAGTGTATCCAGTATAATTTAGAGCGATACGTTGAAACAATTCTTCAACATCTGTTATCGATGGACCAAAGATAGCGTCAAGTAGTATATGTTCATCTGTCATAGATCACCTATAATTTAAGTTCAGGGACATTGTACTCATTGCGAAGATTGACGATTGAGTTACCAGCACTAATAGCAGCAACTAATGATTGTGATGCAAGTTTTCTTGCTTGTTTAGTATCACCCCAGATGACTGCATCCTTGTGATAAAGGTTACCGATTTTACTATTTCTGTTACGATGATACGTAGCGTCTGCCTTTTGTTTACCTACATTAACATGCATGTGCTCTGCTACAATATTGTCCATGTAATGAGTACGCCCAATTTCTTTAAACACTTCGTACAACCAAGTATCATTATATCCGAAGTGGAAAATGCCCGGCGTGAAGTACCCAAGGATGTGGTATGCGCGTACAGAGATAATAGGGAAAGCACAATGGCGCTCTCCTTTATTAAGATCGTTCATCCAGCCGCAGTAGATGTCATCAGGGAAGTTGTCACTTAGTTCTTGTGTAAGCAAACGATCCCAATTTTGTGTCCTGTAAAGAACATCATCATTACCCATGACAAGAATGTCAGCGCCTTGCTGTACTGCTATTTCTGCAATGATATTCCAAGACGCTGACACTGACATAGGAGAACCAATCACTAACTCTTGATTGCCATCTCCTGTAAAATTCGCGCGGTACTTATCTACTTCTGGATCATCGTTATCCACATACACATAATTGCGGATGTTATTACTTTCAGAAGCAGTCTCAAACAATGAATTTTCCATATGCATCAATTGCTGCGCGCGTTCCCTAGAAGGAGTAAGTACCGCTATTCTCATTTTGCAATATCCTGTGTCATAAGAACTTCTATTTGTCTAAGTAGTTTCGATTCAATGTCAACGCCTTTTCGAATAAACTCAACAGTAGCGTCAAGATCTACATCTGCCTGTTCTTGTGGCGTACCTGTAAACATTGTAGTAGCAAGTGCACGTTCGGCATTAGTTTGATTGTACCAAGCGACAAGAGCTAGGTGAAGTTCTACTGTCACAGGATATGCTCTTCAATTTGAATACGAAGCTTAAGCACTGCATCATTAAGTGATTGGAATGCCGCCATCATCTCTTCTTCAGGAAGTGAAAGAATGAAATCTGGTCCTTCTTCTTCTAGACCTTTGATGAAAGGTGTTGCAAGTGTATACCAATCCAAGAGTGAATTGAGTACATTAGCATCGATACTAACTGTTTCGGTTGTCATACTTGATTCCTTTTATACTTTGCAGATTCTTCTATGAATAGTTTGTTGTCATATTTACGAGGACCTTTACCCGTCCAGATAGCAGTGTCCTCACTAAATTCCCAATCAATTAATGAATGAGGCATCTGGATAAACTCATACGTGTCTTTGTATTTGTTGTAAGCGTCATACAATGCCGCTTGGTCGTGGAACCACGGTTTGGTTGTACTACCCTTTAATCTGTCGTGAAGATACTCAGCAACAAGTGGGCTACGGCGGGAGAGATAAACAGCACCAGCAGCAACGTGAGTAGCATATTGTTCGTATCCTATTGTTCCAGGGAGTGGATCACGAAGGAAGAGACCCCAATCGAAATGTTCGAAGTCTTCTACTTGCTTCCTAACAACCGCGTCAGTATCAATAATGAGTACACGATCAATTTGCTCAAGTACATCTACTCCATGAACAAAGCGATTGCTTGCTAGTTCTGATTTAGATGGCGAGACAAGGCGCTCGTATGAAAACGTAACTCGACCTTCTCCTGCTTCATTTAACTTATCACAATCAAATGACACATGATCTGGATTAATCACGTGTATGTGGAGAGCGTTAGTTGTATTTTGCCAAGTAGAATTAAGCAGTACTTCACCAAATTGCATAAAGTACTTGTGATCGCATGAAGCAAAAAGTGTATAATGTCCATGTAGTCCGATTACACTGAAATCATTTTCCATGAACAGTTCCCTCGTATAGAAGAATGCCTTCTTCCGCAGTTAACTTATCTCTGGCTTTGTCAAATGCTTCAACAGATCCATACTCTTTAATCATTGCTTTTTGAGCATCATCACCAGAGAGTTCAGTAGTGATATGTGGCGTGCCATCAATATAGACTACAAAACTCTTTCTTTGTACATCAAATTCATGCTTCATTATTGGCTCCATTTATTACGGTACTGATCGTAATTTGCCTGTGATTGCTTAGTATATTGTACCATTTTATCAGGGTCAGGAATATAGGATTCTACTTTAAAGTTATGATCTAATGCCTCCTTATAATTTCTATCAAAGAGTTCGATAACATCCTGTCTCCAGTGTGTTTTGATAGGTCCATCATACCAATGTAAGCGCCCTATTTTAGAAAGACGCGGTATAGCGTAAGGAAGATGTGGCTGTGTGCTCATATCAGAATAATGTAGAATATCTACTTCAGAGAGATCCTTATCTTCTCCATCAATACAATTCCACTCACCAGTGAAAGGCTCTACTAAATTAGAATTGGAATACATCCTCATTGTCCGAGAGTGGTACATCGGCATCTTCTTTGCTCGCTCGATAGCAATTGGTTTTAATCTTTTAACAGCAGCACAATCCCACACCGAAACACAGAAGCGCCAAGATTCTTCTCCACCTTTAGCTAGTACTACTTTACCATCCGGGATAGGTTGATGATATAACTTAGCAATGTCAGACTGCACGATCATATCGGAGTCCATGTAAATTGCTTTTCCCTCAAATCCCTGAACTTCTGGAATAGTCCAACGTAGCCCACTGAATGGTGTAGCCCACTGGCTTGTCTCCCAGTTACTCCAAGCATCAGTTGCTCTAAGACACATTGGAATAAATTGCACTGGTTCACTAGCGTGTTTCTGTAGTGTATAGTCCAAAACCATGAGAGATTCTGCATCTTCACCATTTGGAGAGCATCCTACATATACTTTAATCATTTGTTTTACCAATCAGTTGTAAACCTTTCTCAAATCCTGGGGTGAGATAATAGTTGTAGTTAGGTTGAATATTAGCACCAGGAGCAGACCTTCCAATTGAGGATTCTTTCTGCTTCCCTTCATTATCAGCCCAGACTGCTATTACAGGAGGAGGATCAACAGCCTGCATTTGAAGGTCTGGGTAGTACGTTTTCATTGTTACTTTTTTGTTATTCATAAAAATCATTTGATCTATGCTATCAAATATACCAACTTCATGTACAACTTTTAACAATTTCCGGGCGGTGACAGGAGAGATAGCGTATGCATGTGATCCAGCGTGATGTTGTACATCAATGACACTACCCACGGAACCTTTAGGATAAGTGTAATGATCTACAGTAGGAACGCGTGGGCCAAGACAGAGTATGATATCATCAGGAACATACATATGTGTTAAAGGTGCCATTAGGCGTGTATCGTGTTCAAGGATAGCAACAGCAATATCACTGTTAGCAGCATAATTCCACATGTGAATATGACTTGCAAAATTTGATGCAGTACCTGCACCCATAGGACCTGACTGTGATCCAATAGTACTTCGCATTACACCAGCTCGTTTATAAACTACCTCAAAAGGTACATGATCATAGTTCCCCATATACACTACATCTGTAAGTTCTTCTGGTGCATTTTTAGATACCGATTTAGCAAATTCAATTCGTTCTTCAAAAGATGCGTCATTACCCACTAACCACCCATAAAGTATTGCTGAAATTTTCTTCATTTTGTCGTTTCCTTCAATATAGTTTTTCTGTATAATTCAGCATCAGCATCATATAACGCTAAATATCGCTTATAGTTCTTTGAATTTAGTATTGCTTCTTCACTGCCTCTACCTGGGCGTGCCTTGACTGGAAGGAAGTCATGTGTAGTATTCAATCGCTCATTAAGAAGATCACCAGGATATATACTCATCATTAATTTATTTTGGAGATATAATCGAGCAAGGTGTAAATTGTCAAGTGTAAAGACATCTACTCTTTCATCCACAAAATACGTCTGTGGGCGTAAGTGATTATCAAATGCATTCAGATCTGATTCAACTGCATCAAATATTACATCTAACCAACGATTAAGGAACGACTGAAAACGCTCACCATTAGTCAAGTCTGCTGGGCTATCTGTTTGTTTTTGGTGATACAAGAACTCAGATACTAATCGATCCCATGGGTGCCGAATAACAGTAAATGCAGATTCAATACACCAAAGAGGGTAAATGATATCTAATGCGTCAACGTGTAAATGTTGTGACATACACATAGGAGTGTGTAAACTATTGAACTCCATTCGAGCATCACGCCCGTGATTGTATGCATTCATTAAGCTAGTCCCACCTGTTTTAGGTGTATGAATGAAAAAAGACTGCTTATCTAAGTATCTTAGGAGTGGCATTAGTAACCTCATCAAAGTATTGACTAAAGTGTGTAATCACGTTGTGTAAGACTGTCTCTTCATCGTGCGCGTGGTATTCATCTTTTGCTAGTGTAATGAGAGCGTAGTGATATAGATCCACCACTTTATCCCATGCTTCTGCAGTACCTTGCATGAAGGACGCGTTGAGTTTTAGGTGGTGGATACCTTGGCGCATTTTACTGGGATAATGTATAATGACATCCTTATCATAATCAAACTCAAGATTGCGATTAAAGCGAGCAAATGATGCATCAACCCAAGCAAATTGATCGTAGCGATAGCGATATCGGTCTACCATCTGCGACACTAAGTATACCTTACTAAACCAGATAGCAAGCATCTTACGGTAAGTGTCATAATCACTATCCATATAATCCCGGTAAAGGTGAATTGGTGTCTTATCACCCTCAAACCATTCATAGTAATTGATGTCAGGGCCAAGGTCACGCTTCTGCTGAGCACACGATGTAGCAGCTGCTTTAACGTGATTAGCATATTCTTCAGATGCGTGCCAGCCGGGTAGACTAGACATTCGATGGGTTGTTACATCGTACTCAAAGACGTCCTTGTCTTTAAGGAGTTTTTGAGTAGCTAGTCGTTGGTGTGAATAGTACTGAAGATTGTTTTTAGGATTAGCAACGAGTGGCCAATACCCAGTGATGTATAGTGTTTTCATAATATATCCTCACGTTATTTCTTTCGTTTCTTCATGATTTTCTGAACTTCACTATCATTTTCACTTTTACTCATGAAGACTGTAGTGTAACCTCCATCAAAACCTTCTTTAGGCTCTGTCGGATCTTCACTGTCGCTATGTTCAGCAGCGTTACGTCTAGATTTCTTTAAAAACCAATAGTCTATACCTTTATTGCCTGCATATACAAGAAGTATTACAGACATAATTATTGTTGCTCCCCAATACCATTCCAAGCCAGTGTCTATTGAAAATCCTCCAATGTTTACTGGTTCGGTAGTGTGTTGTTCTGTGTAGGGTGATTGGTTACACCACTCTGAGTCGACCATAAGTTCTACCTTCTTTAATGTGTGTTACTACTCTCTTCCATTTCCCGTTGATGTTGTCATTAAGCCAGCCATCTTCTTCTAACACATTATACGCGAACTGCTGTTTAACTTCTTCGTAATTACAATCGCCCCGAGTTTTATGGAGTGACATGATCCTTCTCTCGAAGCGTTCTACACCAAGTTCTTTCACCATCTCTTTTAATTTAACAGAGCTACTGTAGTAGCTCTTCCAATCTGATTCGGAGCGTACACGACGTGCTTTCCCTTTAACTTTTCTGATTTTTGAGAAATATTTACGTCCTATATACTGCTCGGAAGTCAGTGTATTAGTGATGATATACACGAACCCTTCATACTTTTTTATATCGTCTGATGTAAATGGTACATCGTTGAAAATCCAGGGATTCTCATAGCTAGTCTTCGTCATACTCTATGTCATCGTCCTCGTCGTCGAGGTCTGCCCACGGAGCGGCATCCTCATCCTTACTATTATCTATCAGAGAATCCTGACGACAAAAGGGACAACAAATCGGGTCGGTTGTTTCATTGTGGCTTATGACGAATGATACGCCACATTCACAATTGTAATCTTCACTCAGGGACCAATATTCCATATACTTTCCTTTTCTTATTATTTTATGCCCACACGTGTTCCCAAGAACCTCCTAGTGAGCCTTTAGCATAATCAGTAGCACGTGATTCAAAGAAGTTCGTGTGAATCGGTGCTTCAATCATCGTAGTAACCCAGGGAAGAGGATTAGTCTTAACCTTAAAGATACCTTTCATACCAAGCGAGATGAGTCTTCTGTCAGCTATGTATCTAATATACTTTTTGACCTCATCACCTGTCAGATTTTCCATGTCGCCCATCTTGAAAGCGAGGTCTACAAACTTATCTTCAAGTTCTACCATTGTTTCAGCGATACTGTAAATCTGCTCTTTTAATTCGTCGTTCCAAATCTCTCTATTTTCTTCAACGTACGTACGGAAGAGTCTTACAATTCCTTCTACGTGCATCGTTTCATCTACAATAGACCAAGTAATAATCTGCCCCATACCTTTCATCTTCCCGTGACGTGGAAAATTAAGTAACATGATGAAAGAAGAAAAGAGTGCTAATCCTTCTGTGAACACTGATATTGCTGCCATGCGGGCGGGTAGTGATGTTGTTACTTCTGCATTATCAAAAGACGCAAAATATTCGTGTTTTTCCCGCATTGCATCATATTCAAAGAATTCGTTATACGTACTATCAGGCATTCCTAGTGTTTCAATTAGGTGTGAATAAGCAGCGATATGAATTGCTTCTCTCGCTGCAAATCCCATCAACATCATCCGCACTTCGGGCTGTGGAAATTTAGGTAAGTAATTGTTAACGTACCCACCTGCTACATCAATATCTGATTGTGTAAAGAAGCGGAAAATCTGTGTAAGAAAATACCGCTCGACTGTATTAATCTTTATCTTCCAGTCCTTCATATCCTCGATCATTGGCACTTCTGAAAATAACCAGTGTGCCTGTTCGTGCTTCAGCCATAAATCATATGCCCATGCGTAATTGAATGGTTTGAAGTACGCTCTCTCATCTGTTAACATGTAGTCTTAACCTTTATTATGTGTTCCTCTTCATTATGTATTAGTTTTCAAATTAGGAATACTGAGATAACCGGTATGACAAAACCGACTAAAAAAATTGCTGAATATACGAATATTAGCATGAATATCGAAGCGAACAAATAGTTCATATATTGAAGTTTAATAGCAGTAGGATCTTCCCACATTTTTTCTGATATAAAATGATTTGTTATAGTCAGAAAGAGCGCCATTACTACTAAAGCTGTAAGTAAATCCATGGTGATGACCTCTAGGTATCTGGATACGCTCCTTCAAAGAAAGGCGCAAGATCATGCATCACTTGTAGTTGTGATAAATTGATTTGGCAACCAGAAGCATTACGGTGACCACCTCCGCCAAAAATACTAGCGACTGTACCTACATTAAAATTGCTAAGATCACGATTTGAACGGAATGATAATTTAACCATATTCCCATAGACTACATATGCTGCACTGAATTTAGCTTCAGGATATTTGTTAGTTAGCTCCATACAAACATCAGAAACGTATTCAGGAGAACAAGAAGACATCGGAACTTTCATTCCACCAATAATACCCCAAGTGCAAGTATCAACGTGTTCTTTTACTGACTTGTTGAAATTTGCTTCGAGAATCGGTCCTTCAAGACTCACCATTCTCTCAATAGTTTCTCGATTAGTTAGTATATCAGTCCATACGTCAAAATCCTGCTCATATGCACGAAGCGCCCTGATGTACGATTTTGTTTCTGGGTGATTAAACAACCACAAATCATTGTCTTCAATATACTGAATTCCTGGTGGTGGTAGCATGTAATCATGAAAGAAATGCATCCATGCGAGCATAGCACCAGAGTGATCCATGTCGAATTTAAGATTAATCTTGGGATGATCATCCAGGCCTTCTACATCATCACGGGCAGTGATATGATGATCGAGGATAGTGAGACCATCAGATAAACCTTCCGCCATTTCTAAGAGCGTAGCGCGAGCATAACAAAAGTCAATAATATAGACGTGGTCATAATCGCTAAGTGTTAAAGGATGTGGTTGACCGTGTTGTACTGGATAGTAATCAGCGCCATCACCAAGACTTCTACGTGCTACCCAATAAGAACCAAATCCATCATCACAATGTTTTTGACCATTAAGGGAGTGATATAATACTGCAATTCTCATTCTATAAATCCAGTGCTTCGTGAACTTTAATGACTAATTCTGGAGTCTCTGACATAATCCATGAACTGTGATCAATTAAATATGAACCATGTACATGCCCAATTTGAAATAGACTGTTCATAGTGTTTAAAACATCTTCTTGTGTAATCCAATGCTCAGATCTAGAATTTCTTTCATATAGTGAAGGTACCAAGTGATGGGATTTCCACATATAACCAAAGAAAAATTCTGGGCAAATGTCATTCCAAACTGACATATACTGCATAAGACTAGTGCGTACTACAATTTGAAGGTTGTGTTTAGCACTCTTTACCACAGCTACACACATATTATCTTTATAGTGAGTGTAGTTATCGAGTGTCAATCCTTCAGAATGATACAATCTAGCAAATTCTAAAAGATGATAAAAATTACTATTGTCTATACAGTAATCAAAATCGATAGATTCATCATTTTCTTGAAAATGCTTGCGGACAGCAGGTGCCCAACGAGGTGGGGTTTTCAAATTTGTTAAACCCGCAGCTTTACTTCGGCTCCCACATAATATAACTGAACTAGATAAACGAGCATCATTTGTATCTGTGCTTCGCCGATGTTGAATTAATTTTCGTAATTCATTGATAAGCTGTGGTGCGCTATTAGTATTCATCATTATCCTTTTTGAATTCACCGACAGCACGATTAACACGCTCTTTACTGTCTTCATACTTATCACTTGCAGCTTCACTCATTGCTTGCGCTTTTGTACCAGCTGCAATTTTTAGCTCTTGTGCTTTTTCACCAACTTCATCCAGAGCATCAGTAGCGTCATCAATCAAATCTGCTGCTTTATCTCCGATTGTTTCAGCTGCATCACTAATACGATTCTTTGCAACAGTGACCAGAGTTTTAAGTCCAAACATAATATACATCTCCTTTTACGTAGGAAGCGTAGAGTGCGTCCCATTCGTCTTCAAACATAGTTACACGGATAACTTCTTCTCCGTCTATTATATCAATCATTCCATTTTCATCTAAAATTACTTTAAATTCATCTGCTTCTGATATTACGCGTTGTGTCATTTAACCCTCACATGCGATACAATCTTCACCTGCTGCAATCGCTGTCATATCTAACTCTTTAATTACATTACGTTCTACACGTTTGGAGATTTTGTCTGCTTTACCAATCTTTTCAGAGCGGCAATAGTAGAGTGTTTTCAGTCCTTTAGACCAGGCTAAGAAATGTACAGCATGTAGATACTTAATGTTAGCATCTGGTCTAAAGAATAAGTTCAGTGACTGTGCTTGGTCAATGAACGGCTGTCTATCAGCTGCGTGTTCAACTACCCAACGTTGGTCAATCTCCATTGCTGTCTTATAAATGTCTTTCTCATAATCGTCGAGACATTTCAGATGTTGGACAGAGCCATCACTTGAAATTATGCTACTCCAAATCTTATCATAATCTAATGTAGGATCAGATGATACCTTACTCACTATTAAAGCATCTAAATGTTTATTTTTGTTGAGAAAGGAACCACTTAGTGTATCTTGCCGATAAGCGTTAGCGCGCCATGGTTCGATAGATGGGCTAGTGTTACCCATAATAATCGATGATGAAGCATTAGGAGCGATTGCCATTACATGCGAGTTACGTACGCCATATCCTTTTGCTAAAGGTGCTTCACCGCGTTTCTTAGCGAGCATGACATTAGCAAGATCGAGTTGTGTACGAATATGTTTAAAGATTCGCATATTAGTCGATTTAGCCATTGCTGACTCAAATGGTATATTCTTCTGTTGTAGATAAGCATGGAAGCCTAGTGCTCCAACACCAACCGAACGTTCATCCATAGCAGAGAAGACAGCACGTGAGATAGAATCTGGAGCGTTTTCGATAAAGTATTGAAGTACATTATCAAGCATCTCCAGTACATCAGCAAGGAACATTTTGTTAGTAGACCATTGATCGAAGTAAACAAGATTGAGTGACGATAGACAGCATACAGCAGTGCGTAGAAGATCAGTAACTAAAGTAATTTCGGAGCAGAGATTTGATTGTTTAATGGATAGTCCTGCATCCTTAAACCATTGCTTTAAGTGGTCGTTAGAAGTATCAATGAAGTGTAGATAAGGTTCTCCTGTATGCATACGCGTCTCGATAATTCGTTGCCACATATCCTTTGCCGACACCGTCTCTACTACTTCACCAGAGTGTGGATCCTTTAACTCCCAAGAGTCATCGACATCTGGATTAGTCATAGCTTCTTCAATGATCTTCATGAATTTGTTACTTACATTCACGCCATGATGTAGGTTTAAACATCTGAAATTTTGATCACCTGTGGGTTTACGCATCTCCAAGAACTGAATAATGTCTGGGTGTTCAATGTTAAGATATGCAGCGTATGATCCACGACGTGTCTTGCCCTGACGGTATGCTAATGAAGAAGCGTCATACATTTTAAGATGTGGCATCACTCCAGTAGACTTATCGTCTGATGAGCGAATACCAAAGCCTACACCAACACCACCTCCAAGCATTGATAACCAGTTTGTTTCTGCTAGTGTATCTACAAGGCCCTCGGAAGTATCCGGAATCCAATTGAGATAACAAGAGATTGGGAGTCCATTTCTTGATTTACCGTATGATAGGATTGGTGTAGAGTAAGAAAGCCAGTGTTGGGAAGCATAGTCGTACAGTCGTTGAGCATGTGCTGCGTCAGTAGCAAAAGTCTTTGACACGAACGCGAAACGTTCTTGTGGTGAAATCTCTTCATCACGCATGTATGAATCTTTTAAGCGTTGGATTCCGTTTTCATCAAATAGTTCGTCGCGGTTTGGGTCGACTGTAATACCATGAAATTCCATTCATTTTCCTTGTTATTATTGTTTAGTAAGTTTATATATTAGTGAGATTACCAGGAATACCAGATGATTATATCATACACAAAATCATCATTTGGTTTCATTTCATAACCCGAACAATGTCTGGATAGATAGGAATGAGTACATTACCGATAGCACGGGCAACATCAATATGTTCTTTTTGGGTGCCGTGTCCTGTGCGTAAACCAATGTAATGGATCCACGATCTGATAGTACCATTCATATACATACGTGAGGGTGTTAGACCTTCTGGCATAACCTTACGCGCTAATTCTTTTGCAATACCTCTGTCAAGTGCTTCTTTGTAAAGATCCATACACTCCAGCCAGATTTCATATTGCTTTTCATTCCACCATAACGCTAAATCTTCGTCGTCAGTAGCGATAGAATTCTGTCTATTCTTAGTATCTTGAAGACGTACTTCGCATACCATAGGATGCATTTCTGCTACTGACGCATACCGTTGACTGAACTCTTGAAAGCTGAATGATCTATGCCGAAGTACTTGGCGGCCGATGTCACGTGTAAGATTAATTTCCACAACAGCGTTACACATTTCAAATATTGACCAATGATTGTTACGTGCACAATAATCAAGCAATTTACTTGCAGTTTGTGTGTTCAATTGATTGCTAGGATTACTTACACGTGCACAGTAAGCAATCAAGTCTTCTGGTGACTCAATCATGTCACGGATAAATTCTTCAGTAGGTGTAGTGAATCCTACTAGTTTTGCTATATAGTCTGCCATGTTTACTCTTCTTTAGGGTTAATGAATCTTGATAGTCGGGTGGGTTTTTCATCTTTAGAAATATTACGAGTCCACGACATTTCATCACAAAGAATATTCCAGGCGTGTTTACCGTCTCTTATTCTTAATGCTTCTAATGCCATGAGTATACTTTCTTCTTGCTCCATCATACGCCGTTGATAGAAAGTAGCGCTAGTGAGTGCACTAAGTGTTCTACGGTGAATTGCTTCACGATCTTCTTTGAGTATAAAGATGTACTTATCATATTCATTTATACGATCTTGTGGTGTTTTCATAATTATTCTCCTGGATCATAGCGATAGTTACTAGAATTACATCCTGGTTCTGCTTTAGCTTCTTTAAACGGTGGAGTATGAATTGCATTATCTCGTGCTTCGTATTCTTCAATAAATTTGCGCATTAAACCAGATGAAGTAGGCTCAAAATGTCTTGCTTTTATCCCACAAAGATTTTCAGTAGAGCGGGCATAACCACAATCACGATATGCTTTATTACGTTGCAATAAATTTATAGAAGAATTGTTTGGATTACTACATCCTGCTACATCGCCAAAAAACCACCCGATATATCGTAGAGGTGGTTTAAACCATTTACAATCTTCACAATAAATATGTGTTTCATTAGTCATAATTTACTTTCTTCCATTTTATAGTACGAAGTCTCAATTCAGCTCCGGAGAATGTGTTCTCATTAATCATTGTCAATGGATCTAGACCTTTGAGCACCATCTCATTAATGTCTTTCTCTTCTACCCGTTCAGGCCAAATAACTACTTTAAATCCTTTATGCCATCCACCAAGCATCAGTTTAACAATGTGTTTGTTGCGTGGCTCATTGTCAAAGATAAGTGTACACTTGTCAATATCAAACCAATTACTTACACGTGTGAGATTGCTATCTCCAGATGCAACGCAATTAGGCAAAAACAAACTATCAAATGGACCTTCAACTACGAGGATATTTTTTGTATCTGTTACTTGCTCAACACCAAATAACTTAGGGTTGTCATAAAATTTAACGTTAATATAGCGCATCTCTTCATTGGGATCGAGTGATCTACAAGTGATAGCACTGAGTGTTCCATCCTTATTGAAGAACGGTAATCCGATACGATGCCTAACAGATTTCTTAAAGTAAGCACCCATCTTCTGCGCTAAAGTATCAATAGTGTCTACATAATATAAGCGCATCATGCCTTTCAGACTAATGCCACGACTTTCACAATATACTCGAGCAGGATGATCTTTTGGAAGCTCAGCAATGGACTGGTAACTTTTTCCAACGACATCTCCATTCTTGAAGTATGTCTTCTCAGCTTTGCTTTTCTTTTTATGCTCAGGTACACGAGGAGGTCGCTTACGATCATCTTCAAAGTATTTCTCAGCACGGTATTCATTATGGAGCGCTGGTGATACTGATTCTAAGAAACTGTAAAAGTTCATAGCAGCAGCGCAGTTATGGCACTTGAATGCTAATCCATTCTTTCCTTCGTACACATAACCGCGTGCTTTATGTTTATGCTTCTGACTATCACCACAGATATTGCAGCGAAACTTAGCTAAGAAAGGCTGAGTCTTAAGCGGCTGGTACCTTTCTAATTGATTACTGATTAAAGCCATGTACTTAATATCAAGCCAAAGTGCCATTCTTATATACCTTTATCACCACAAAGCGGGCATAATTAATGTACTACATTTATAAAATAGAAAATCTCACAAATGCTTTATGTTACATCGGTTTCACTGAAAATCCCAAAAAAAGATGGAATCAGCACTGTTGGTCTATGAATTCTCCATTACATAAAGCAATGAGAGAATTTGGAAAAGAGTCATTTTCATTTTCAGTTATTGCAAGTTCTCCCGATAAGTTATATACATTAAATACTCTAGAAAAAAAATATGTTAAACAATATGACTCTTATCACAATGGCTATAACAGAACCCGTGGAGGTGGGTGGGCTGATAACGATGAAGCTAGAGCTAATGCATCAACACGAATGAAAAATAATAATCCAATGAGTGTACTTCGTACTAATAGTGGTAGTTTTAAACTTGGTCATAAACCCACCATTACATTAGAAAGAAATGAAAAAATACGTGTAAGTAAAATTGGCTCTAAAAATCCAATGTATGGAAATAAACATGCAGCGGATCATTTAAATAAGAGCACATACACATGTGAGTATTGCCCAATTATTACCACAAAAGGCAATATCGCCAGATGGCACGGTAATAATTGTAAGTTCCTTTAATATTCCTTCCGGACAAGAATATTATACCATAGCTGACGGTTGGCTGGCAAGGTATATCAGTGACTCTGAGTGTAATAGAAGGCTCTCTTTAAAAGCCGATGATATTTTTACCACCAAGAATTACAACTGACCAATGACAAAGTAAAATTTTCCATGTTGGTAAACTTGGTTCAGCATCTAATAGCGCTAACTTGAATACAGAGTCTGCAGCATATTTTAAACGTTTCTTCATTCTCATTGGAACATCACGACGTTTAACAATATACTGTTCAATAGAAACATACAGATAATCATGTATCGCTGCTGCACGGGCAATATCAAATGGCGCAACAATAGGCCAAATGAAACGTGGAGTAGACGCTAGATTAGTATCAAAATCTACAGGAGCAGTTACCACAAGTGTATTTGTGTGTGCGTCCATAGTAATGTGAAGATCTTGGAGTTCCCATAAATCTCTCATTACAGTAGGTTCTAAATCTGCAGTAGTATATGAAAGTTCATCCGTTAATACCCAAGAGCGTGGTGGATAAAACTCTCCATTAAGTAGGTCGTTGTACTGGCCCATTTCCTTTTACCTCTGTGTTTTTACCCTTAACTGCCATCCAACCACTAACACCCATAAACGCACCAATGATGCCTGCCATGGAAATATAGAAGAGAGTCAGAAGATCTGAAAGAATAAGTATTCTCGAATCTGGAAATATTGGAGCAAACACAAGCAATGTAATAATGATCATTGCTATTAATGCCCACTTTGCGATTTGTGCTTGTGTTTCTGTTTTCATAATAATATTCTGGAGGCGAACCTCTTCTTCAGTTATGATACCGTTATTATTCAGGTCCAATGATTGGGATGATTGTGGCATCTTGTGGCACTCCCTCGTAATAGAGGCGATATTGATTGAGAAGATTTTTCTGCTGGACTATATAAGCCCGGATCTTCTCAAAGTTCAATGATATAAGCGCGTAATCATCATCAGTTAATCCAAAGAGTATAGGATCAATTCCTTTCTCTGCTAGTTCGCCAAATACTCTTGCTTCATTCCCTATTGTTATAACGTGCCAATCAATTCTACTAAGAGAAAGAGGCGCTGGGTTAGGGAGTGCGAGTGGTGTCTTTGCTACTTCTATTACTTGGGTCTCAATCGGTTTTACAGTTGAACATCCACCTAATGTTAAACTAATTACTGCAATTGCTACTATCAGTAACTTCTTCATTTGTTATATCCTCTAGGCAAGCAAGAGCCTTTATAGTACCTCTATTTATTACACGTTCAAGCAGCGTATCTTTAGCGATACCAATCTTACCAATGTCACGCTTTGTACCGTCTGGCTTTCTTTTAGTGAATTTATCTTGAAGGTCTATTTGTGCTTGTCTTAGCTCTGTGTTGATTACTTCTGTTTGTGTCATAGCAACGCGTATATCACCAATTTCAGTGATCTTCTGTTCGATAACAATTTGCTGCTCTACAATCGCTGTTTCTAATATGACAGCATTTGCACGCAGTGTTGTGATGTCTGCAATCTTTGCTTTGATGAATAATCCACCAAAAATCAAACTCAATGCAAAGAGTGCTAGTACTAATAATTTCTGTAATGCAAAACCTGCAAACATAATATTTTATCCGTAATAAGTTACCCAGATTTTCATCATGGGTATTTTGTATTTGCGTGCTACACTAAGGCGATGATTACCTTCACCTAGAATTGCAGTGATGTCTCCATTTTTCTTTCGGTGCACTACGATTATTCCTGCTTCTTTTATACCGTTTTTTCTAATGTTTGCAGCAAGTTCTTTCATTTCTTCTGTGTCACGCTTACCGGGATTTTTGAATGTTCTATCGTACTCACGATATTTATGAATTTCAGCAATTGGTAGTTCAAGAATAATGTTGTCAGAGAGAACCATATTGTCATTAGCAAAGAGCTGTAGAACACCATCGAGTGTTACTTTACCACCTAGCTCTGTTCTAACTTCTTGCATCGATCTTAAATATTTCTTGAACCCATCGGGCTTAGTACCTTTAATCACGCGTGCTTTATATCTACGTATTTTGAAATGCTTTAAAACAGGGAGTACTTCTTTGTCATTAGCACGCGTAATAGTAGCAGCTGCTTTTGATGGTGTAGTATTATCTAAAACACCATCAAAATCTGCTAATAGATCATCGAGTATACCTTCATTGAAATGTTTAAACGACTTCATTTCTTTGTAATCATAAATTTAACATTAGGATCAAGAAGACCAGCATATAGACCCGGTTCATTGATTGTACTAACTTTATATCCTTTCGATAAATATTTTTTCACCATTCGGGTATAAAGTTTTGTGCGGCTTTCGTTCCCTTCTGGTTTATCTGCTGTAAACATTATTTCTTCTGGATTTTCTTTTTCAATGAAATCCTTTGTTACTTCAAGTACTGTAGCAAATATGCGGAATTGGTCACCAGCACCAGTAGCTCGTGTTTTACCATTTATCATAAAAACCAATTCCCAAGTTTTGCGATATTTATCTATAACAATTCTCAAGTTTGCTTCGCGAGCAATTGCTATCCAATTAGTATCGTCTTTAACTTTCCAAGCCCAAGGATAAGGATTGGAAAATGCTTCATGGAGTTGGATGAAAGTTTTCATTTTCTTTTAAGATGAAATATTGTATCGTATTCAGTATTTGTCATATTCAATTTGTATTCTTTTGGTACATATTTCTTTATCATCCGTGTATATAATCTATTTCTATTAGTTTTCTTCTTTGCGGCAAAATTATACTTTTCTGCAGAAAAATTAATCTGCTTTGGTTTCTCTTTTCTTATATAATCTACGAGAATTTCTATAGCTGTAGCAAATATACGAAACCCATCACCCTTACCAGTCACACCCATACTACCATCTATTTCGAATGTATAACCAACAAGATCATTATCTATTAAATGCACTTCTGCTTGGCCTTTCACTTCAGGAAAATTTGCTATCCACCGTTCGTCATCTTTACTAGTCCATTTCCAAGAGTAAGGATTAGAAAATGCTTCATGAAGTTGGTTGAAAGTTTTCATTTAACGTAGTTCGAAGTGTGGGGCATCAATGAAAGGTCTACGTCCTTCGTCGCGACGTGTTTTTACATAACTATCCATTGCTTCTTGCATTGTACCTTCCCACAGAGCAATATTTTCAATAGTCCAAGCTGCACCCCATCTGATTTGAACACCATGGGCACCTGCACTTGCTTTCATAGCATCAGCAATGTCATCATATAACGCAAGTTCCCAGCTAATGCGAGATCCAATATACGCGACTAAATCAACAGCGTGTCCTTTGATATGTTTTGAATGCATTGTTTGACTCGCGCCTTTAGCAACAAGTTCTTTCTGTCGTGCAACAGTCCGTAAACCTTCAGTTACACCGAAATCAACTTTGGTTAAATTGATAGCATCTTTAACAACTTCTACTAGACGCTCATCAACACCTTCAAGTCTACTCAAACTTCTTTTACTTAATTTAAACATAATTTTATCTCCCAGTATTTAATCTTTTTGGACGTTTTGCTAAATCACTACCTTTTGTTGCTGTACGATCTTTAAATAATTTAGGCTTAGGTTTGTTCGCTTGAGATGGAAGTGGAACATCTCTCATGTCAGCATCTGGATCAACATAACCCTTTTTGCGTCTCTAGCTTCTGCTATAAATTTGTTAAATGTTTTCATTGTTTTTCCGACGTCTCTTTTTTATTTTACTAGGATCTTTAGAACCCCAAGCATCATAGGTACCATCATCAATTTCTTCAGTGACAGCTACTTTGATTTTACCAGTGCGAGTGTTATATACGAAATCATCGCCACCACTTCGAGCACTACCGGCTATTACTTTAATACTTGTACCACGCTTATCCCAACCCATAATTCTAACTATATCTAGCTTGATACCCATACCACTTAAAGCATGACGCAAAGCTGTTAGAGTGTCAAAGCGATCTAATTCTGGCAGATATTCTAAGTACTGTTTTTTCTTTTTCTTTACAGCATTCTTGATATCATCTAAGACACCTTCTTCCATACTTCTCTTGACTCTTCGGTTACCACGCATGATATACCGTACGCCATCTATACTCTTACCCATTGCTTTAGGTCTCCCTCTAGACTTTTTACTTCGCCAATCTGGAGTAGCAGAACCAAGAGTAGATGCACCAGTAACATTAGCAGGAGCATCCTCCATGATGTGCATGTGATCACCAAGAAAAGTCATTTCGCGGTATATGCATTCCAGTAATTCTTTATCACTATAGTTCTTATCGGTATCTTCTTTAAGGAGAAAGAGTGCTGCAGCGAATGTAGCAAATTTACTCTTTAATCCTACTTCACCAAGCATACGCTTAAGGTTGAAAATGAAACGAAAGAAGTAGGTGTACGCCGCCTTTTCCTTTTTAGTAGAAGGTTTTTTAAGGAGCTTACCGTTATCATCAATGAGACCTAACTCGAAAGCTTTTGTCTCACTAAATGGTGTACTCAATTCTCGAATGATTTTATAGAGTACAAACAAATTTACTGGATCGCCCATTAGCTTATTTTACCGTTTTTCTTTGGATTTTGACCATGTTTGAGTACTACTTTTAGCAAATTTCCAACCATCAGCTTCATAATTATCTAGAGCAGATTTTTTGATAGTCATGTGTTTACTATCTTTAGTAATCATGATCTGCTCATCTTTTGGGTCTACTTTTGCTTTTGCTTGTGCGCGATTTAACTTACGTGAAGTTGTTTGTGAACGAGTACCTTCTAGCAATTCGCGTGATACAGCTTCTGCAAATCTATCTGCAGCAGCTTTTGCAATTGCTTCTTTTAATGTTTTCATTATAGTTTCCTAAGTTTATGTATTACAAAATCATCAATTGAAATGCCAGTACAATCAACAACCTCTTTATGTATACCAATTGGTTTTATCGTATCTGGCCAATATGAAAGATATATGAGAAACGGCTTTAAACAAGGCAGAAACTCTTTTAATCTGTAAGCAAGCATCCTTGTACAAGCTTCTGCTTCGAACACATTATAAAGAATAGTCAGGTGATTAAGTATCAACCTTTCATTTAATTCATCTCGTTCTTTGTAACGAGCGAAGAGTCTTTTCAGATAACGTATCTTACTAAGATCATCTTCGAATTCTCGTTCTCCAGCATTGCTTGGGTTGTCGTAATATTTTGCAGCATATAAGTCAAAATTGGTATCATCAAGAGTGTCAAACATATAATCTCACTTGTTATGAAAATACTGTCAGCGCTACTCTTTTGATTTCGGTATTGGAAACAGCAACGTAAAGATAGTTTGTATCCCACGCAATTGTGCCTTCCTTACCTGCACCAAATTGAGTTGTAGCATTATTAGAGCCGATAGTTGTTAAACCGCCACCAAGTGTAATTGATTGGTTAACAACAGTGTTACCTGCTACTGTTAAACCACCTCCAACACTAACAAAAGCCGGGACATTACCAAAGAAATTCTGGAGGCTGTCTTGCTTCGTAGTATTAGCGCTAACGTCTACAACAAGAACAATATCGCTATTGCTGTAGACGCTTACACTAGGCATATCTGAAATTGGTAGATCTGCCATTACTTATTCCTCTGATCAGACAAGCGTGAATTCGCCATTCGCAAGAATAGCTCCATCAACAGTCATCATGAAGTTCGCAAGTGAAGCACGTACTTCAGTGTTAGCAGTAACAGTACCAATATTACGACTAGTAAGTGTACCCGAAGCTGTCACAGCAATTGTCTGTGGTTTAACTTTATAGATACCTGCTTTAGGATTAGTTGCTCCACCATTTAGATCTGGAGTTCCGGTGAATACTAAAGTGTTATTAGCACCTGGAGAAAGGATCTTAGCAGAAGAACCCACAGCATTCGTTGTGTTGGATAGTAGTGGGAATGTAGTTGCACCATCCCGACTTTCAATAGTGATTGTTACATTAGCTGTGCTGTATACTGGCTCATTGAACGACACCCATACTGTCATTGGTGTTGTGTTGGAGAAGGCTCCTACACCTGTAGCAGTGTTAGCTTGAAGCTGCATGATTGTGATATCTGGTGAAGCAAGATATGCTGTGTTAGTATATCCACCTTGGACATCTAAGCCTGGGTGAGCAGCGACTAGGACATCATCCTTTGTACGCAGGTTACCAGACGAATCTGTAAACTGCAAACGGCGGATCCAGCCTTTATCTGTTGCGATTACGTTTCTCTTAGAAACTAATGAGTCTGCTTCGAACATAGGTGCAGCACCCGAATAATAACCTGCTAGCGTATTTGCTGATGCAGGATCAATGTTCTTTTCGTGATTCCAATTCCATTTTGACATATTAGATTACCTCTCTTTTCGACAATGTCTACTCGGCATGATATAGTTTATTTGATTAGTTTAATTGTAGCAGATAGTACTTCGTCTGCTCGTGTTCCATATTGTTCTTTGAAGTATTTATAACGAGCAAAAACATTACTCACCTTTTGCTCGTTAATATTTTTCATAATAGCATTTATACCAGATGTTACAGACGAGTCTTTTACACCTTTGCCTTCAATACTACTAAGGAATGCTTTAATGTGTTTTGTTTGCTCAGGTGTAGCGCCTTTAGGAATTCCAACACTCTCAACACTATATTGAGGAGTATTCTCCGGATCCATTTTTATATCATCCTTCTTGGGATCAGGCTCCTTATCATCGTATGGGTCTTTCTTCTTTTTCTTAATTTCTTCACCACCATCTTTGCTATCATCGCCATCACCATCCTCGGCGCCTTTCTTAGCAAAAGGATTAGGTTTCTTATCCTTCTTATTAGATTCTTCCTCAGACTCTGCTTCGGTTATCCAAGCGTCTTTGAATGTTCCCCAAAATTTACTTTCGTTTACATCAACATCATGCAAACCCTTTCTCTTATTTTTAACGCGAGAAGGACTCTTGTTTTCTAAATCTTCACGATCTTCTGGAGTTTCATCATCAGGCTCTTCTTGACCATTATCTCCATCAGGATCATCTATTTTATCGTCGCGATCACCATCACCGTCTTTATCTCCATCATCTTCATCATCATCTACGCTACTGTCATCCTCATCGTCGCAAGATCCGCTATCCCCAGAATCAGTCTTTTTAGCAAAAGGGTTCGCCTTCTTATCAGTCTTTTCTTCGCCATCGTCTTTAGCGAATGGGTTCTTTTTCTTCTTCGATCCATCATCAGATTCTCCATCATCTTTTTCTTTCTTTTCAAAGCCTTCTACTTGTGACTTGAAATGACGAAGCTGTTGGTTAATATTTGTAATACGATGACCAAGAAGAGCAGATGACGCTTCATTAGTAGATTCTTTTAAAGCAGTAGTACACTTTGCTAACTCATTCTCGAGTTCATTAATATTCTTTAAGTTAAACGAATCTACTGCTGCAATTCGAATACTTTCTTGGATTGATCTACCCATTTTCTGATGCTCTCTTTTTACCATTCTGCCCAGGTGTACCTTTCTCGTAGTGCTTACGGAGTTCGTCTGTTCCTACTTCGCCAGCACCATTACCACCTTTGGCATCATAGCTTTCATTCTTTGGCTTACGTGAATTACGAAGACGTTGTACTTCTTTCTTAGTAACTTTAGGAAGCATTCTCTTAGCAAGCTTACTAACCATATGGCGTTTCTTATCAATCATCTTATCTACAGAGATTTTCTGAGATGGAGATAGTTTACCATAATTAGCACCATGCTTACCAGCGAACTTCTTTCTCAGAAGGCTAGTAGCTGCTTTAGATGCACGTTTGGCAAGGCGACCACGATCTGCCATTTTCTTCGATTGAATAGCTCGACGGCGTGCCATCTTAGGAGCAAGGCGTTTCATTGTTCGACCCATCTTTCTACGCTGGGCTAATGTAACAACTCTTTCTTGTAGATATTCATCATTTTCATATGCGTCGAACATCTCAACGTAAATGTCAATTTCCTGTTCAGTAACAACGAAATCACCAAAATCTAGATCTTCGTTCATTGTGTCTTGCTCCTCTCTAGTATAATGGTCAAACAAACCACCCTTATACAGTTTATCTTTTTCTTGTTTTGAAATGCCGGGACTGGCTTGCTTAGCATTGGTTTTTCTTATATCAGTAGCATTTGAAGTAGGATCTTTAGGTACTCTTGTTCTTACGCGTTTACGTGGAGTTTTACCGATAACTTTTCTAATAGTGTTATAAATCTTTGAAGCTTCAGCTGAACTCAAGCCTGGTGGTAAGGCTACATCGAATTCTTCTCGTTCTCCATCAACTGCTAATTGTCTAACTTTCGAAGCAGACATTCCATCAATACTATCAGAATCTGGATCTCTGCTTAATCCTTGGGAAGTGACCTCAACTTTTTTAAACTTAAAATCCTTGCCATTGTATTTATTCACTAGAATATCGAACTCAGATTTTCTATCAGCTCCAACAACAAGTGTTACTTCTTCAAATCCTTTTGATTCTAACTGCTTAAGAACTTGAATGATTGTCTTAGCACCAGAACGTTTAACGATATCACCAAAAGCTGATTGTGCTAATCTGATTTTTGTTAAATAATCAAAAGGATTTGTTTTCTTATCTTGGGTGTGAGATAAATAGATATGAGCTTCTGCATTACGCACAGACGCTTGCTTATTAAGGACATCTACTAATTTTCGATGACCAAGCGTCGGTGGATTCATTCTTCCCCAACTAAAAACTACATTTTTCGACATATTGAAGACCTTCTACCTAATACTTATCTATTTATAAAAGAGAGACACTACATGGGATTTACCATAGATGACGCTTTAACAGTAACAGGCGATCTTAATTTTGAATCACTGAATGCAAACAATGCTATTATTCGAAATTTATTAACTGCCAACGTCAGTGTCATTGAATCAGTTACTGCTAACGTTGCTGTAATGAATAGCTTAACAGCGAATGGTGTGTCAGTATCAAACACAATAAGCATTCGAGGTAGTACGCCTAATATTATTTTGGAGCAAGCTAATAACACAGCAGATGCTCAAGTTTGGAAGATTAATGTTGAAGAAGGGTCTTTAAAGATAAGGTCTTATGCGGATGATGAAACAACACTTATAGCAACTGCTCTTGACATTAATCACGATGGAACTATCAATACTTCAAGAAGTATGTATGTCATTGATGTAATGAATCTTGCTGGAATGTCTAGTGTACAATGGGAAGGATTACCTACTGATTGTGATTTCAGAGCAACGGTTAATTATAATCCAGATACTAATTCTTATACATCATTTAGAACATCTACAAGTACTGGTGCTTCTCCAACTTTTGCTACAACTGGTTATGGAACACTTGCATTAGAATTATATGGTAGCACTCCTTCATATGCACAGGGTTCAAGCTTTGCACAAACCAGAGCTTATATGTTCAATATGTCTGCTGATTTATTGGGAAATCCAGTAAGTGGATTTCATAAGAGATCCAACTGGTTCATTAGGTAGTTATTTTGGTCGTACGCGTTATCTACGAAGTTCTAGTTCTCATGGAATGGCGATTGTCACGGGATGGGTACCACCTGGTGAAATTGGTGCTATTAAATTATTGCGTGATTCTGGTACTTTTACATCTGGATCTGCTACACTCTATGCTATACCGAGGATTGTTTAATGACTACAATAACAGAAGAAAGTTTTGACCCTAATCTTCACAGTAAAGTTAAAGTGTCTTCAATGAGTAATGGTGTTAGGTTGCAGTCTAACACTTTTATCTTAAGGGTTGATGAATCAATTCCAGCATTGGTGAATCCATTAATTACTTATTCTTCTCGTGATATACGAAAAGCATTTACTGACTCTGAATTAGATGCAGTGTTAGAAAGTAATGATGTAGGTATAAAGAGATTCGTTGCACTTTTATACACAATGGCGGATTACAAATCAGCAGCTAACAGTGTAACATTTACAAGTGCTGTTAGCTACTTAGATTCGAAAAGTCTTGCTCCTCAAGCTTTACTAGATATGGTTATTACTTAAGACCAACCTTTAATATAGTCACCACTGAAATTAGCGTGACTGAATTTACGACGGTTAATCATTTTGCATGGAGCTTGATGCTCATTATTATCTGATAGTACATAACCTTCTGGTGTAGTGCTAATATACCCATCTTTTGTTTTAAGGAACATTTTTGGATGGTTATCACTAATATCTAGAAGATCTATTTGTACTTCTTTCGCAAAAGTGATAGCATTGTGCAATTGAAATGCTAAAGAAAAATCGTGTAAATAACGAAGCACAATCGCTAACAATTCTTCTTTTTTCTCAAGTTGGGTATGTTTACCTTTTTTTGATTTACGCTTAAGAATTTCTGCACTATATCTAACATCAATGAATTCTAAAAATCCATATGTAGTGAAATTGTCAATTCCTTCGCGAATCCTTTTATTGATATAGATTTTTACTAAATTCATCAATTCTTTATTGTTTGGAATTGGGTGTGCTATATTTTCATTAAGTGTTATACTCTTAAAGAAGTCACGTGAAATAACGGTCACATCACCTATAGCTTGACTCATTCTAATAATATCACTAACAGTACAAGCTGTTTTTATGTTTTTACCCCAAGATGCATCGAACATATAAACACTTTCATCTTTTTTGAAGAATGGAGTTATTGGTGTTCGATATTCTGCTACCATTTTGTGTAATGAATCACCATGATACTGTGTATGCCACACAACACCAATATCCGCAGTACTTGATAGATCGCTATCAATTTCATACGCGTAAACAATAGTGTTTGGCTGGAAAGTTAGGTATGAGACATTATGGATTGCTTCGAGGTGGAGATGCTTTAAAGTAAAAAGTAAATCACCCTGATAGATACCATGTGTAATTCCAAAAGATTGAAAATTCACAAAGCAAAGTTCAAGAACTTCTTTCAATTCATCACAAAGTTTATCATCAAATGCAATGTCATCTATGCATTTATACATAACTGGATTTACATTAAAGACACTCTTCTTAGCAACAAAATACTTATTATCAGTAGGGTCAATCCCGACAAAGATTGCCGGGGACCCATCCCATTTTGTTGTGATATTTGTATCTGTTGTGAACCCAGTTAAAATATGTTTAACATCTTCTAAATAATTGAAAGCTCTCTCAATTCCTTTCTCACCTTCTGTAAAGACACCATCTTCTAGGTGTTCAATATGATCATTATCAGTTTTCATAATATATCCTTTCGATTAACTTACCTTTTTGATGTTAAACTTAACAGATGCATCTGGATCATTGAGAAGAGAATAATTCTTCAACATCATTTCCAAAGCTTTCCTTACATCATCAGATTTAGGGCCATTTCTCTTTTCAGCATATGGATCTGCTCTATGTCCTGGGTCGTTAAATTGAAAAGCAAATGCTGTTGAAGATTTAGAGCTTCTCCAAAATACTCCACCAGGAAAATCCGCGATATAATCTCCTGGACGTAATTGGCGTTTTTTCCAAATTGGAGATGCTATATCAACTGATCCAGACACTTTCTTTTTAGTATCCTTCTCATAACCTGTTAAAGATAAATGTACCGTTTAGTGATTTTACCAACTTTATAGTGCGGATTTGTTGATTCTGTAATATATGATTTGAATGATTTCATTTAACTTACCTTAATGTATGGGGCTGACATTTCAGACTGTGATGAGGCATACCCTAAAATTCCAGATATGATATCATCGGCTCTTTTAGAATGTACCATATGATAGATTACTTCTACGCCAAGAAACTTTGATTCAAACCAAGATAACTCTTGTTCACCTAGCTTCTGAATGAACTCTGACTTTACTTCACCTGATTCTAAGTAGTCATAGTATTTCCAGAATAACTCAAGATGATGTTTCGTTATACCAGCTTTCAATTCTCGTTGTTTAGTTAATTCTATTTTGACATTGTTCATGAATACATCACCAATTGGGCCACCAGAGATTTTTCCCATATTAGCATTTCTGCCTTTAATTTCTCCTTGCCACGTAGGGAAAGTTCTGAACTGAATCTGTCCTCCCTCAAATTTCACATATACATTTTTAGATGTAAAGAATGTATTTTCTTTTCCTGTTCCAGATGTGCGTGCTGCAGATCCTCCATTGAACTTAGTGTAAACATCCTTAGACATAAATAATCCTCTTTTGCCTAAAGAGTAACCTTCAAACTTATACGCCGGCATTTTGCTATCATCAGTGTTCAGATACTTTAGCGTGGGATTTTTGAGGACCTTCTTTAGCGAAACGCCTATGATATCCCTACTCTCCAAAGCATCTTTCAATAATGCATTCAACTCATAAAGATTCGTTGTCTTAGCAAACTTCAGTGCAGCGCCTTCCGGAGATACCATGTAAATATCTGCTGGACTCCATTTGTTAATGTTTGAGAATTTACGTTCAATTCTGTTTAACTTCAACCAATGCTTTTCTAAACGTTGTACCCAAGCTGAACCTCTATGGAAAACATACTGCTTATTAGTATTCCCATATTCTTTATACAATCTTTCACCGATCATAATAGAAGAATCCTCCCATTCTGCTGGAAGATTAGCAAGTATATTTCGTATGCTCTCATCTGTTTTGCAGTGTCTACTGTTAGCTTGTCTTAATTCGTCCTTAGTGTAACCTGTCTTACTAAACGTTGCAGCAGCATATACACACTGGGCCGATTCCGCTAATTTAGTTTGAGCAGCACTTCCACCATGGGAACCAAGTTCCGCTGGTTTTGCAAGGACAACTAATCCTGTTTTAAACTCCACTGCACCAGTAGAAGAACCTTTAAACTTTGGGTCGTATTTACCCTTTAAGGTTTTTGCAAGTTTAGTAAGGAATTCTATGCGATCTTCCTTAGTAACAAGTGCAATTCTTTTACTGGATATCTTCTTTACTTCATACCCGTGTGCTTGAAAGTAACTAACTGGATCCTTTGATAGTAATACTCTCGATACCGTTGCTGTTTGCATTTACATCTCTGTATGATGGTTTAATGCAAATATTTATACTCCAAAAATCCGTGTGCCATATCTGTTTCTAATAAACTAGCCTCATATTCCCAAGGCTGGTCATCATAATTTAACTCAGTCATATCGTGATCAAACCACATTACTTTATGAACTGGCTTGTAAAGTTCCCGAAGCTCTCCTTTTGCGAATTGTTTAAGGTGAACCATTTCATGGCAAAGTGTTTCTATAAAAGTGTACTCATCAATTTCTCTGTGAACTTCAATGTCAAAATGTCTGGGGCGAAGATTAGTTTCTGACCAAACACAAGATCCAAATAGGCCTTTGGGTTTGCAGATATCAATACTGCATTGTAAATTACCCAATAAGCGAGTTGACATGAGATACCCGCCTGCCCATAGTACTGTTTCAGCTGCTAATTTTTTCTGTCGTTTAGTGCCTCCTTTAATATTTAACTGCATTATTCGGGATCTGCTTTTGTAGAAGCAGTTGTCCCCGCTCGTTGTAATGCCGATTCCTGTGCAGATACGATAATGAATGTAGATGCAGCATTGTAAATTTTACCCCAACGCTCCATTTCTTCTGGTGGAATTCTTCCAGCTTCTGCATGAGATTCGATAAGTTCTACCAAATCTGTAATGTGTCCTAGTGTAAACATCATTTATTATTCTCCTAAATTCAAATTACTTAAATCTGGACGACCTCCGCCAGTTCTTCTACCAAAATCTGATTTATCAAATAGCGGAATATCTTCTTCTTGGTCTTTCTTCTTACCTTTACTCTTTTCTTCTTGTTGGTCGGTGATGTATGATTGCTCAACATCATATAACTGAGCCTTATCGCGATTTACACCAGTCATAAAGCGACGATTGTCTTTCTCAATAGGCTTGTAACGATTCTTCAATTGCTTCCACATGATTTGCTCAAGATCCTCAAGCTCTTCACTTGTAATACCAACAATCATAAAGTCAGCTGTAGCAGGCAAACCAAAGGATTCTGAAGTATCTTCTAATCCTGGATCGCTGTTGGTGTAACCTGAACGATTTAACTGAGTAGCAGTAATGATAGGCACCACATTCTCAACAGCTAGTCCACGTACTTCTTCTGCTACTGCTTTAACATACTCATATGTACTCGATGCTTTTCCCATACGAATTCTAAATGATGCTAAGAGATTCAAGTAATCAAGATAAATGACATCTGGTACAAAATTCTTCTTTAACGATAGTTCCTTAAGAAGTGCTCGAATATTACCACATGACGCTGTTGTTGGCGGGTATTCCTTAATGATTAGTTTACCATTAGTTTTCTCCCTAATCTTTCCAACTCGCCCAATGAACATATCCTTACTCATACGATCGATGTCTTCATCCTTCAAATTAAGGAGATTAGAATCAATTCGTTTAGCAATCCTCTCTTCTGCCATTTCACATGTAATATATAGAACGTTGTTTCCCATAGTTAAATGACCAGCGGCCATATGTACCATGGTCAATGTTTTACCAACACCTGTACCTGCCATAAGTACATTTAACGTTTTATCTTCTACACCATTGCCCGTGATTTCATTCCAGACATCAAGATCGAATGGAAGTTTGTTTTCCTTAGTTTGATATAAGTCATATCGATCTTCAGCATTATCAAAGAAATCATGACCAATAGCATCATTGAAGCTTACACTTAATGCTTCACTCAAAATCTCTGGTATAGCACCGCGACTACTGTCTGCTACTTTACCGTCAATGATTTGAATAGAAGCCATGATTGCATTGTAAATTGCACGATCTTGGCAGAACTTTTCTGTTTGATCGATTAACCAATCAATGTTTCTTTCTTCTATTTTGAAATCATCCAAGCGATCACGTACTTCAACGTAAAGACCTTCTGGTACATTCTCATCTGTTTCTAATTCAACAGCAATTACTTCTTTACTTGGCTGTTTAGCGTACTTATCTTCAAAATCAAAAATTTTCTTCAGGATGTATTTTTCAGAACTATCACTGAAGTAATCTGGTTCTAGAAAAGGTAGTACGCGGCGATAATATTCTTCATTATGTAGTAGGTTGTACAGTACCGTCTGTTCGATTCTCATTCTCACCCTCTAAATTTTTGGCATAGAAAAACATGATTAGATCTCCCATGTATTCTTGCAGTCCATCTGGAATTCCATTTTTATCTATATTTGCTTTGACAGAGAGTGGTTCAATAATCTCAACATTAAACTTAACGCTGATTTGATCATTAGCTTCATCCCAGTTAAATTTGACGTATGTGTATCTGAAAATTATGCTTTCCCATGGTGCTCGCACAAGCATGATACGAGCATTTACACCCTCAATTATTTCATTATCTGGAAGGATAACATAATCCTTTTCAGTTAAATCCGGTGACATATTACGCCTGCTTCATTAAATAACAACATGGACAAATCAAAAGAAAGTTTCCATCGAGCATCCTCCTCATATAAATTTGAATCTTCAATGAAAACTTCTTTAATACCTACTTGAATGATTGCTTTTGCACACTCACCACAAATTGGAAGACCATAGATGAAAATATGTCCACCTGCTAAACTTATACCATTAAGGGTGGCATTGTATATAGCATTTGCTTCTGCATGAACAACAAATTGTGCTTTAATTTCACTTGTCTTATATCGTTCTTCATCGTCATCATTGATACCAGCTGGAAATCCATTATATCCAGTTGAAAGAATCCGGCGTGTTGCCGGATCCACTACTACTGCACCAATTTTTCTACGCGGATCTTTACTCCATGTTGCGATCACTGATGCCAGTTGCAAGAATCTCTGGTTCCAATGTGTCTCCATATCCTTTCTCCATAATCTCTTTTGTTATTTCTTCCAATACATGTTCATCAATGGTATCTGCTATTTCTTGTTGAACGTCGAAACCAACACCAGTTTCACCAGCAGTTTCTTGCTCTAGTAATTGTTCCTCAGAGATCTTAAACTTATCGCTAAGTCGTTTAGCAAAGTTAGTTGTTGCAAATAACTCTTTCCAATAATCTCCATTGTTCTCAAAATCTGCTTTACGTTGAAGTGTTTCAGCAATTTCACCAGTTTCTTGATTTACTGTTGCGTACCATCCTTGCTTAGGTGCTACAAGAAATCCAAGTTCTAGTGCAAGCTCAAATAAGCCAGACCATTTAGCGATTCCACCTTCCCATGTGATACCAATTGGAATTTTAGATTTCTCTTTAACTGTTCGAGATTTTTCAATATTGATAACAAATTCATATCCAATAACTTCTCGCCCATCTTTATCCTGCCTTCTACCAAGGATCCAAATATCATCCGCAGATAGATAAGGACCAGAACCACCACTTACGATAGCTTTGGGAAACAGTCCCATTTCCATATAAATGTGATTGATAGCGACGAGTGGAATGTCTAGCAGATTAACGTAAGGCGTGATAATTCTGAAGAAAGATTTAAGCTGTTTTGCTCGAGACATATCTGCTTTAGAACTACCAGCAATTGCGTCATCTACTTCTTTCTTAGATGCCAAGTTACCAATCGAATCGATCATGATGAGAACCTTATCATCGCGTTCGAAATTCTCCAATTGCTGCATGATGTCGAATTTCAATACTTCAATATTAACAATTGGTGAGTGGACTACTTGACTAGTTGGGATACCAAATGAAGAAAAGTAACTCTTCGGACTACCAAATTCTGAATCATAAAAAAGAATGACTGCATCATCGCCCCACTTCTTGATGAATGATCTTGCCATCAATAGGGTAAAACCTGTCTTGAAGTGTTTAGACGGACCTGCAATGACTAGAACACCAGCCATAAGACCTGCAGTAACTGATCCGCCGAGCGCCATGTTAATCATCGGTACTGGAGTTTGAACTTCCATTCCAGTGTTAAACAGCATACTATCTTCAAGTACTGATGTGTATTTAATCGTACTATTACTAATGATCTTATCACGTAATGATACTTTCTTTTTCTCTACTTTCTCTTTCTTACTCAATTGAAAAAATCCTCGAGTGTTGAACGTTTTTCTACCGACCAACCAATTGCTTCTAAAATAGACCGCATCGGATCAACGTATGTTTTATCGTATTGTAATGTATAGTCTACGTATGTATGTAAGCCGAATTCTGTGGGCAACACAACCGGATACGCGATTACATTTTCACCCAGAATATTCGGCATTTTTAAGTAACAGAATCTTACTTTGTCATCCTCGACAATAGACTCGTATTTGCTACCAAGGTCCATTTGCCTAAGTAACGTATTATATAGGATGCTTCCACGAACGTGAATTGGAGTTCCTTTCTTATACAACTCACCAGCAATATCACCAGAATATTTACGTAGTCCATGAATCCCTCGTGGAAAAGATACATCTTCTGGTGGCAAGTCCATGAATTCTTGTCGATGATCTGCAATGAAAGCTTGTACTGTCTTTTCATCGGTGTTCATGATAAGTTCAATTGTTTCTTCAATCAATGATCTACAAAACTGAGGAGTAGATGAACGAACAGATTCTATTCCTACAACTTTTAGTTTTGGTTTAGCGTATTGTACTCCTTCACTGTTGAGTACATGAGCTAGATATTTCTTCTTCCCGGTGAATACCATTTTAGAAGCAATAATTTCACGTTCCATTACCATCTTCTGTTCACGGCATTTAAGCAAACGTTGAAGGCGCATGTACTCATTATTCAGTGCTGGTTCAACGATTTTCCTAGCAATAGAATCAAGTGTCTTAGTCCTGCTCTCAGTGTCTATTGCAGTTGGGATTTTAGCAAGTATACTATCGCAATGAACGTACAAACTATCTGTATCAATTGCAAGAATATAATCTTCTTCATTTCCACCAACAATTGAATTAAGCTTATCATTTACTACACGTTCTGCCCAACGAACACTTAACTGTCCAGAAAGAGTAATTGCTTCTGCTACATTAGCATTAAAGTATCTGAAGTACTTAGATGCCATAGCACCATACAGTGAATTCATCAGAATCTTAATAGCCATCTGTTCATTGTCATAGTGAGCAATTTGCTTATCTAGAATAGCAGCATCTTTTGGATTATCTTCTTTTAACTGTTTAGCACCCAATGCTCTTTTCTTAATAGCAGATCGTTCGGCATAGAGTGTTTCAACAATTTCTGGAAAAATACCTTTCTTAGTAATGTCAAACAGCTGCCCATTTGCTGCCATACAGAAACCTTCAGGAATATCGAGATTTGAAATTGCTCCAGACATCAATCTATCAACATCAATTGCGGGCATCATATCACCGACAGTTTCGGGAGACATATTGTATTGCATAATAAGGTGAGGATACAAAGAGTTCAAATCGAACGACATGCACCACATCCACATCCCAACTTGTACTGCTTTAACGTATCCACCCTCAATAGTTCTGAAAGGATGATTAGCAGAATTTGGAACAACAATACCACGTTTCAGGAGTTCGTTATAGATAAACGTATCCCAGATTTTCGTAGTACCAAATGTACACTCATATGCACAATTTGCCTTATATGCCAACGTAAGAGCAGTACCGATTAATCCAGCTTTCTCTTCCATGTCTTCAACAAGACCAGTATCTCGAACATTATACTCCATATATTTTTGATGATCTTTCTCATACAGTTCGTTTAAACTTGCGAACTCAGAATAATCGAGTTTCTTTTGCCCAAGAATAGTAAAAGCAATTGTGTCCAGTTTGTTATTTTCTTGTGGGCCGTATGTGTAACCGAATTTCTTGAAAATTTCCATCCAATCTAGAATTGTTAAACCAAGAATATCGTAATGAATGTTACCCATATCGTTAGTACGAAGAGAAGGCTTGAATCCAAAGATAGACAGTTTCTTAACAGCATCTTCACCAAGCAATCTGATAGCACGATTGATAATGTACGGCATATCATAATTCTTCACATTCCAGCCACTTACAATATCTGGTGGATTACTTGCCCACCAAGCTAAAAAGCGAAGTAACAATTCTTTCTCATCTTCACACTGCTTATAAATTACGTTATCAGCAGGATTATATGGGCGTAAGCCCCAAGAGTAAAAGACATCATCTTTACTGGATTTAACTGTGATAGCAGTCAAAGGCTGTGGAGTGTTGATAGTGTCCAAACCACCTTTACCAAATACTACTTCAATATCGACATAAACAATGTTGAGTACAGAGATGTCATAAGAATCGAGACATCCGCGGGGATATTCTTCTGAGATAAATTGTGCGACCATATCGCGATTGTAAAGAATCTCATAATTACTTGCGCTAAACTCTTCAACGAACATTTTAGCGCCTTTCATAGAGTCTTGTCTAACAGGCTCCATGTGCTGACCTTTTAACGTAGTCCACCCAGTCTCTTTACGTGCAGGTACAAAAACTATAGGCTGAAATGGTACCTTTCTGGTAACACGTTCACCGTTAACATATTCTACTAAATAAATCTGATTGCCGACACGCTCGACAGAGGTGTAAAATTTCTTCATGTAAATCCTCCTATCCAATGCTATATTATATCAAGCTCAGGTGGATATTGGAACGGTAAATACTGCCGGAGAAAACGGTTGTTAATTCTTGCTCCGGCAGTATTATACCTTTACACTCTAGACAAAGATGATATAATAATCTTGCCCTTTATCAATCATTAAGTTGTTCCTTTGCTATAAGGTACTTTTTAACAAGACCAGATCTTACAATGTCACTGATTTCAAATTCAATCATACCAACTTCTTCTATCAGTTCCAGAATATCTAAAAACTTATCTAGACCATCTTGCTCTCTTTTCTTAAGATCCGTTTGACTATAATCTCCACAGAAAATTATCTTTGAGTTTTTTCCAACTCTGGTGATTATCGAATCCAATTCTTCAAAGCTAAGGTTTTGCATTTCGTCGACGATGATAATCTTGTTGTCGATTGTTATACCTCGAACGAATGATGTAGACATGAACTCCACATGTTTCTTAGCTTTTAGACACTCGTAAGCATCTCCTCTGTTGAATAACATATTGACCATCGCTTGATAAGGCGCTTCATATACTTTCATCTTCTCTTGCTCGTTTCCAGGTAAGAATCCTACATCCCTAGAAGGTACAGAAGAGCGACAGATTACTACTCCGTCATAATCACCATTCACAACATCGTACAAAGCGTTATACAGTGCAATGTATGTTTTACCAGTTCCAGCAAATCCATGAAGGACCATAATATCGTGTCGCTTATAATTGTCAAAGAAGCGAGTCTGGTTTTTAGTGAGAGGCATTACTTTAGATAAGTTCAAATTTTGTGGGCCTTTGAGCCGCTTAGACGACTTTTTACTTTTTCTACTCGATGGTTCATAATTGTTATCTAACATATTTCGGTTGAGCATTTATTGATTTCCTTGTTTAAGGGGATATCATAACAAAAGCTCAAGACTAAAAAGGGGCGCCGAAGCACCCCATCAAAACTTAGCCTTGATGAAGATGCATTGATCCTCATCTGTATTTATATCAACCGTTCAAAAGCTGTGGTCCAGACTCGTTGAGAAGAGATTGATTAAAACCTTTGGAGAAGGACATCCAAAGATCTCGTTGGACTCCTACATCATATGGATTGTGGTCCTTATGATTAGCAGCGCCCTCACTCAAAATCAATGCTGACTTCCCTAAGTCAAACCCTTTGTCATATGCTTCTTGGATATCTCTTGATGTATTCTTTGTCATACTTTTGTTCCTTTTAATCTAGCTTTTCGAGCTGCAATTTGTTGTTCGGCAAATGCAAGACCAGCTGTGGTCCATACTATGCCATTTTTATATTTCATTCCACGTTTTTCATAATATTTTTCTGGGTCTGTATACTTCACCAATTCTTCTGGATTGCCACCACTTATTTCATACATTTCTCTTACCATAAATGACGGTGGTGATAGATATCCTGTAAAGCATAAATTTGGATTTGTAAATTTTACATCAACTGTTTCATCTTTTAATACAAACCAAGCTGCATCTTCATGTTGCCAATAGTAACCATCTATCCCAGTAAATCCATTGTTCTGTAATAGTTTAATGTTTTCAAACCACATATTCGCCATTCGAAGACCTTGGCGAAACTTACCTACTTGTGTGTACGCATCACAGTAATTTCCATATTTAGCAGGGTGTTCATAAGTTCCCTTAGGTCTAAATGATACACAAGAAGAGCTTAAACTTAATCCACGTAAATCAATTCTCAGGGATTGCATGAGCATCTGCTCCTGATACAGTGACAGCAAAGTGTGGACTATTTGGGATGGTAGTAACTGATTCGCATGGTGTAAGTTTCATTATATTATCCTATAGTAAAGTGATGTATCAAAAGGATCGCTACTACTGAAACGATCAAACCTACTGACATCCTTAGGAAATCTTTACCTACTAGAGGCCAGACATTTTTAATCTTATCATTCTTCATGACAGTTGCTATAGCTAGTTCTCGACCTGCTAGTAGCCCTAGAAACACCCAAGTAGTAGACATTGGTATGTTACTATACGATTTGAAGACTAATAAGATTACTGCGTACACAATATCAATTATAGTAGCTGATCGTGTATACCTAATACTTTGATTTTTCTCCATTATGATGTCTTGGATTTTCCCACCACGCGTCCAAAAGAGATACGCTAATCCAATGACAAATACTAACATCACTAGCAAAAGACCTTCTAGTGGTAGTACTCTGGGTAAGAACACTGCAATGTTTGCAATATCATGACTTAACCATGTGAACCAAAGAAATCCAGTGCTTAGCCATTGAAGCACTTTCCACATAGTTTCTCGGCCGGGCTTTACGGGAATCTTTTCATTCAAATGCCTAGCTAATATAATCCATAGTGAGTAACCACCTATCGCTGCAATGCCATATCCTATAATGGACTTAATCAACATTTGTTCTAATATGAAAGTTGACGCGAAAGCACTAAGTACTATAAAAGAGGTGGAGACAGGTATACCGTAACGAGTAAGTACTGCTAAAATTAATGGTGCTAAAACGTGATACCACTGGACTTCTATAAATGGTATAAGCGCTAGCCTTCCAAAGCTGATGTCTCCCCGTTTAACAACCAGCCATAACCTAATGTGAATACCAAAACACTCGAAGCAGCTAACCAAAGATACTGCCATTTAACATTTGAGTTAGATGCGATCCAAGTACCGAGTGTCTGAGCACTGTCATTAGCAATAACAGAATATGCAGCTAGTAAAAAACCAGCAAGCATCCAAAAGTCAATTATCAATTTCTTTCATTATATTTCCTTTCTCGAATAGCTTCCAATTCTTTTTGTTCATCTGGAGTTATTGGTTCTTTCTTCTGCAAAATGCATTAACATTTCTTCATCGACAGTTGTGGTTTTCAATTCTTGCATAGTCATTTTCGCTTTATCTCCATGCCAAGGATTTCTCCGAACATTACAACAGCTATCACATGAACACGCCGAGAAATTATCTCGAAGTTGACTAATTCTCATGTGACGCTGTTCTTTAGTAATTGGATCTTTTCCATCCATAGGAAACCAATCCCACATATTCATAATAGATTCAGTACGAGCATACATACGCCGGGCGTGGTGTCGGCGTAGTGCCCGACTCATGTCTTTACACGGTACTGCGTCTTCCGCCAATTCTTCCATGATCCACCTGTCTCGTAACCGCGGTCGTCCCATAGATCCGCTATGTTCATCGGGGAACGCTTAACTCGCATTTTGATAGGGACGTCTGAGTCTTGGTCAAATGCAGCGTACCATTGTCTCTTCTCTTGCGTTGTTACTGGAGCTTTGTACCCGTAAGCGCAACCACGCTTACGGGGCTGTGTACGTGCTATAGCACGTACACCAAGATTCCAGATTTTTTCTGGGTCAATGACATTGTTGTGCTCATCATGTAAAACATATTCAATTTCATTGTGACGGTAATAGTAATAAGGTCTCTTAGATAGAGAACTGTACAGTTCTCTGAATTCATCTTCCCAGGAAATTACTGGGAATTCAGTTCCAACAGCATTAATCCATTTATGGCGATTAATATCCCTACCAATATAGAGTGCTGCTTCGTGTTTATCTTTATACTCAAACACTACTTGATTGTGCTTATTTTTCAACCGAACAATCGGTTTAAAAGGTTCTGTGTTGTGCATGCGATGCCTCCTAGGTTATTTAATTACCTAATGACATACTATACCTCCAGTCTTTGTGATGATTAAGTCAACTCTTTAATCATGCATCACCATTAGGAAATGAACCAACTACATCTGATTGAACTTCTTGAATATATGTTGCCCAAGCACTTTGTGTTCCACCAACGCGTACACTCTGAGATACTGCTAGAGCTTCATCAGCTGTTGGAAAAAATACTTCAATACTTGGAGTTTCAGCACCTTGTGGTGTTGCGAATACGATTACTAATTTCGACGACATTTTGACTTCTCTTTCATTAGGGCAATATCTTCATTGCGTTTACGATACGGGACTCTTTCTTCTACTACTTCTAAATGAGTAAAGGTCTTTAACCTCACCATTGTACGTTGAGTTCTATGAAATCTGTAACCACGGTAAGTATAAATTAAACCTTTCTTCTTTAGACGTTTGAATACTGAATCAGGGAAATGATCTTTAATCATTCCACTTTCGCCAGCATTGTTTAATTTTGCTGTGAAGATAGCGTCCATTTCTTTTGGACTAGCTGTTGTGATATAACAATGATTTACTTCATCATAGTATTTCTCAAAGCATTTTCTTCCAACTTTCATTTGTTTTCCTTTAGACTATATATCACAACGAGTTAATAGGGATCTTATTTCCATTAACTGTTTTCCTAAATGGTTCTCACCTTTACCGTTGCAAGTCCCCCAGAAAGTGTCTCCCCAGGTGTTTCCTTCTATTATGTCACGATCCTTAGTTAGAAGCAACTGTCTAGCAAGTTCCGGATTTTTCTTAAAGTTGAATTTTATCAGAAGTGCAGAGAACATAACGTTTAGTTTAATGTCATCCCAGCACTTGATTTTTTGAACCTTGGACCCAAGGCGCTTAGCTTGACCAGGAGTTTGGCAAGCGAGAATTGCTTCACGGTCAAGTTCTGAAACCGCTTTAGCAGCGGCGTACACGTGTTCTACCGAAGGACCTTCAAGCCCTATTACTGGCATCCAAAAGTTACTGAGAAAACGAGTGTCTTCGTCTCCAAAGTTCGTAATAGGCATGCAGTTAGAAAAAGAGTCAAGGGTGTTCATATCCTTCACCTTTAGTAATCTTCAAAATAATTCGAGGAGATACTAATGTAGCTTTTGCTTGGATTTCTTTGATTCTTCTTTTAGGTACGTCGTAATGATTTTTGTGAAACCAACAACGATTAATTTCTAACACTTCTGCCATTTATGTAGATTAGATATACTGTAAGGCACACATACCAAATGTCTCATAGAATCTACATAATACTTCATTTAATCGACTACCTTAAAAATTGGGCAGAACTTATTTTTGAAACCATCATACATGATTTCAACAACAGAGTCAACATCACGGGGCTTGTGCTGACGGGCTATCTTCCATTCTTCAAAATAATATGAACCAGCGATAACTAATCCCATTACTGACATCAATCCAGCTAGCATTACTGCACCACCAAAATATGAATCATACAAGAAAATTGCAGCAAAGTCGAAAAAACCAACCATAGTGCCTAACCCAGTAACCAAGCCGATGGTTAGTGTACCAAGTACAAATCCAAGAAAAAGTACTGCGACAGTTACAAAGCACCGCCAAAGAATCATTTGCACAATTTGACAAGAATTAATAGTTTCAACACTAGAGAGTTTAGCATCTTGATAGATAAAAGTATTGGGTGAAAAGATCCAACGGCCAAGCATACTATCACGTTTAATAATACCCATAATAAAGATCCTTTGTATAGTGTGAGTGAGTAACTTTTCCTCCAAATTAACAGTATGGAGAGGAACCTAAGAACCGCGACTTCTTATAAGCCTGTTACTCGTTAACCTAAACTTGGTAGCATCGGAGGGAGTCGAACCCTCATAGTCTCAAAGACCGGCGGCTTTTGAAGACGCTGTGTATACCTTAGTTCCACCACAATGCCATTGTTATGCAATTTTGAAAATGTTACCATTCTGAAGTATTCCACGCCAACCTTCATCGTACAATACGCGATGTAACATTCGAATGTAATAATGTTTTTTCGTATATCTCACATAATTACCACGTTCATCTTTCTTAAACCCACCATCTGCAGTTTCTACAAGTTGTGAGATAGTATAATATTGTTCGCCATGACTGTGATAACCTTCATAGATACCAGGACGGCAGTTGAGATTGTATCCATGTGCGACCGCTATTACACGATCCCCAACTTCAATACGTTGCCCGATTTCATTGACAAATGACTCTTCGAGGAATGCCATTATACTTTCTCAATTTTGAAAACACGACCGAGTTCAAGAACAGAATGAAGTACTGCATCGTCAATCCATTTTCTTCCATCCCACTCCTTACCAATGTATGATACACTAGCAGCATGAAGTGCAGGGCGACCATCCCAACCAGTGCGTGGGTAATATCCAAGATAAACACCTTGGCGAATATCAGTACCACCCCAAGAAGTTGCAACAAATACTACTTCATCACCAACTTCAATTACTTGGTTAAACTTATTTGTATATGATCTTTCAACTCTCAAACTTCTTGTAGGGGTCGTGCTCATAGTTATTACCCTTTAGAAAAATCTTTGCAGCTTCTGGGTGTTTAGTAAAAACTTCAAGAAAGATCTTCTGAAGTTCAACTTTATCAATGTTCATATTATCTTCCTATTTACTTATGGCAGGTAGTTAGGTGAACTACCCGGTTATCTGAGCCTCCCCAGAAAGCCAGTACGTTTAAGGCAGAGAACGTACAACCTGCCATAAGTAAACAGATGAGTTGAGAATATACTCATATGCAGTTGATCCTTCGAGAAATTATCCACACGGTGCGATCCGCTAGGTTCTTCTCTTTTCCACTTTACCCTCCGAAGAGCGGCATAGTAATCAACCATTGCTGCTTTGTTTAAAGAGGTAGCGATTCCTCTATCCGCGAGCTTTTCAGCATTCATCGACCGGTCAGCCTTGCTGGGCTGTGTAACTCCGCTAAGAATTTACCTGTGACTCCAACTAATTCAATCCGCCTTGCGAGCATCCTGAACCTCAATTACCCTATGGGTTTGAGGATTAAGCAATTTCCACTTCACGGTGGCATTCGTCTTTGCATTTAAGATTTGTTATCAATACAAAGTTGATAACGAAAGTTGGATTCGAACCAACAGATCCTGGCTTTGGCGGCCGGGCGGGTGTACCTATTCCCCTATTCCGTTTACATATTTACATTTTAAGATGAGCGAATGCCTGTGGCTCAATAACCTTTGAGTTACCAAATACCACCCACCTCGTACCTTTCGCCTTGCGAGCTACTTAGCAATATTTCTAGATTCCAGAAGGCTGTATCTTCTTTCACCTATCGTATTGATTGAAAGCCTTACCTGCAAGCTTAACTTTTCAATCTACCCTTTGCTCATTGAAGTTCGTTGCTTTTGCTTGACCCGAGATTCTTGCGGAATCTATCATCCTCACCGTTGGCCTGGATGTGTTTGTCGGTCACAACTTATCTTCCAGAGCACCCGGAGGTACCCGTAAAGAGCTTGGCTTGCGTAGATGTCCACCTTCATAAAAGTGGCGCTATCCGTAAATGAGATAGCCTTTCGTAACATTACTGCTACTTATCTTATGGATCCCACGCGACCCAATCTATTAGTTTGTGTTCAGATTATAGTACCATTATATATGGTTTCGACCTTCTTGGCAAGGTATATCTTATGCCATTAAAGTAAATTATTCTGCAGCCTTAGCAGCAGAATTGAGCTTATTGATTGCTTCGAAGAGTGTAGCAGTATTAGTTGCGTGTTCAGCTGTTGCACTACGACAAATAGCTTGTCTATGTTGCATGACTTCAATCTTATGAATACTTAACGCCTTTTCATGAAGTGTTTTAAGATCATCATAATTAATAATCCAACCAACATTTGTTACTATCGCTATAACCAAAATCATAATAAACGCATTAAAATAATCATTCATATTATAAACTCCGTTTCAAGAAATTGGCCATGTAGCCCGGTATTGAACCGTGGATATCCAGGATTAAGAGACGCGTAAGCGGGGGGGTTCCTAGCGTTTTTCCGTGTGACACGTAAGTAAAGGTTACTAATTAAAGGGTTCAAAAGAAGAATTCGCAACGCCCTCGATGATGATGCCTGTCCAATCTTTCATTTGGCTCACGTTTTTACCTACACGTCTCGTTACATCACCACTACAGAATTGCTACTAACTTAATTTTACTTTCAAATAATCTTCACCTTTCCTCATAATGCCAACATTTAAACTACTACATGATATCGTTTACCACGTAAGATTCCAATGAACCTTACCAGTGTATGGATCCACATGTGTCAGCACCCAAAACATTGCGACAACCACGGGGAATAAAAATGGAAAAACAATCCAAGCAAATATACTCATAATGCCTCTCCTAAAATTTGGTGGCTGATAAGGGAATCGAACCCTAAACTCCTTTGGATTGAAAGCCAGGTAGTCACCGTGTCAGCCAAAACGAGAGCGCCGAAGCGCTCCGTCATGATATTTACTGCTCAATCAGTTGAAAAGCTTTAACCTTCTGCTCCTCACTGTTTGAATACTTCTCAATCAACTTTGTAACGCGTGTCCATTTCGGTTGATTAAACTCCCGAACTCCTCGCTCAATTTTGCTATACTCTCTTCCTCGAAGTAGACCGTAAGCAATATTAGCTACACGCGACTCTCGACGTACATCATCTGTACGGTGTTCATAAAGACCTAAACGAGTAGACCTTATGTCTCCCTCTTCTGCTGCAGTGTCATACTGATTGTCCAACAGTTTAATCGCCTGGTATCGACGTTTGAGTTTCAACTCCTCTTGGCGGATCATGCGTGACTCTGCTGCTAGTGACTTTACTTTAATTTTGAGATAAGTGATTTTCATTAGATGTTTCCTTAAGTGTGAATTAGTGTTTTACCAAAAATCACAATTTAAGGAGGTGCTCTAAATTCATCAAGCGCATATCTTGCTCCTTTTAGTTAGTTGTAATGTAACACGGTGCACCACGCACAATAGCTTTCCAATTTACTGTAAGTCCATACCAGCCTACTGAAGCATCAGTTTGCCCGATAGAGCGTTCGCCTTTAATAGCGTTTTGTTTCACGTATCGTTCGCGTTGCTTAGTGCTTGAGTGAGGGTATACCTTGCTCATCATTTGCTCCTTGTAAGTAGTAAGTAATCCGTAAGCGGGATCCTGTTCTATGCTATCATTCGTCTATTGGCCACAACCCGGATATCATTGATGCACAATTTGTCTAATCCTGTTTGTGTTGCAAGCTATGTCACGGTGGTAAAGCGGAGTTAACTCCTCCCACACGATCATGCCGCTTGTCCCGACTTTCCTCTCCGTAGAGCGATTAAGTACTAACTTGGGAACGACTATCTTTTGCATTGTTACTTACCAAGCACCGCATTGCGATTGCTTAGCATAATTCCTGCAGCATCATCAAGCATGTCTTCGTCAGCATCTGCACTAGCAATTACTAGCAAAGGCGTACAGATAGTATCTACGTCATCCGCGAAAGCACCCGTTTCAGTGTCAACTTCTTTGAATTCATAGACAGGCGTGCCATTAGGTAGATCATCATTCAAGTCACTGTCATCAACGTCTAGAAAATCGAGGTCTGGATCACCATTTACTGCTTGAATAAGCTTATGACTCAGATTAGTGGGATCGGTGACAAAGAGAACAGCGTCAACAGTGCCTGCTTTGAGTGCGCCAAGTGCGCGAGCTCCGCCAGTATACTGTGCAGATGCATTACCGTATGCAGGTTCTAGCTGAACCATGTAAGACCACGTTGCTTGTGAACCAGTACCTTTCTTACCAACAGCAATTTTCACACCCTCATTCTGAAGATGATCTTCGTCAGTGACCTTACCCTTCTTACTGTAAACAATGAAAGCACATTCCATTCCAAGTGCTCCAAGAATATCAATCTTACCACCAGCCTTTGAGAGCTGCAAAGCATCGCCCTGGGTGAAACCAATTTGTGCTGAGCCATCTACAAGACGGGCAATATTCTGAATTGAACCCTTACTGCGAATAACCTTACTCTTCCAATCATTCTGGGTGAGCATAGTTGCAAGATTGTTGCCATAAGTAGCGTATGCACCGCCCTTGGAGCCAGCGGTGATTGTAGTAACTTCAGATGCGTGTGCTGCGGTAGTAATGGAAACTGCAGCAAGAATAGCAACAGCCAATTTGTTTCGCGTAATCATAATGTATCCCCGTTTAATTACAAAAAAGCCAACATTGCGTTGACAGCAAAATAGGTGCGTTCCAATAAGTATATTATATCAATATAGGACCTTAAGATAAAGGTTATTATTCATTTATTTTATGCTGCCATGGCAAAACGTACTTTGTATAAATGAGATGGGCCTTCGACTTAGAATAAGTACGGGTTAATCCATAATCATGAATTTGTATTTTACGTTCACCACGGCCATTTTCAAGACCAATATAAAGAATGTTTTCAACCGATTTGTCATTATTCCAACGAATGCTAGCATCCCACTTTTTAACAGCTATGAATTTATCGAGTTCAGCTTCTGCTCTTTGGCGGTCCCTCCACATCCAATACAACTCAAGAAGATATTTCATAATGAACCTTAAATGGTGTACCCCGACTAGGAGTCGAACCCAGAAGGCTGAGGGTAGAAACCTCTGCTGTGTATCCAACACCCGGGGCATTGTTAATCTTTAAAATGCAAATCGAAGTTTGAATGCAATTCGATTAAATTCAATATATTCTTCTTCAGCTAATTGTGGTATCGCCATCATATATGGGTGAAATTCAGAAGCATCTATAAGTAAATCATCTAATTCCACTACCATGTCATACACCAGTGCATTAATGTGTGCAGCAGTTATATAAGTGTATCTCAAATAGCTACGGTACAACCTACTTACACAAGGTTTACATTCACCATTGTATATGAAGGTTGGAGCATGAGCAACACTCGTTATTTGCCCCACATCTTATCAACTAGCTTAAAATTAATGTCTTTCACAACTTCATCTCGTATAAAACTAGATGTATCTGGATAACATTCACCAGCAGACAGAATCAATGCTTCTTTATCTGCTATAGTTTTAGTGCTTGTTTCCTGCATCATATTTACCTTAATTTGGTAGGAGTAGAGGGATTCGAACCCCCGAGCCCATTACAGGCGGCAGATTTTAAGTCTGCTGTGTATACCAATTCCACCATACTCCCATTGAAAGTGTTGTAATGAAGAATCGAACTTCACTAGAGATTTATAAAGCGCCTCGATTTGTTAAAGCTAACTTTATACCTGTGGATAAAAGGTTGTACACCCTCACAAGCTCTCCAACCACCCTGCATTATCCTTGCAGTTACAACATAAAAAAGTTTGTGAGATGTCCCTTGTGCTAGTTAAAGATTAACCGATTCGTACATTTTGTAATGTCATCATCTCGGGCTTTAACATAATTACACTTGACGATCTCACAAAGTTGGTAGCGAAAGACGGAGTTGAACCGCCAACGAAGGGTTATGAGCCCAGCAGGATGCCATTTCAACATCTCGCGATTTGGTGCCGACTGAAGGTAACGATCCCTCTTCTCTGGATTACAAAACCAGTGCATCACCATTAATGCTTAGCAGGCGTATATTTGGCAAGAGTACTAGGATTCGAACCTAGATTACCGAGTTCAGAGCCCGGGGTAATGAGCCATTATACTATACTCTTATTATTCTTTAATCTATTACAGGTGCACGCCGCCAGAGAATCGAACTCCACACGCGAGGCATTGGAAACCATACTGCTTACCCAGAGCGCGGCGCATTGTTAATCTTCTTCTTCATCATTCCAAACAGGATCATCAACCGGGAAAGTACCTTTCAGAGTACCACATTCCAAACAAACTGAGAATTCGGTATAATCACCATCACAGACATTTTTTACAATTGGTGCATATCCATCGTGCTCAGGACCACCTTTGAACTCAGAAATAAAGCTGGTCGAGCCGGCTAAACTTTTTCATTTCGACCTTTTATGTCATGCCTGACTACTCTGCTGCGGCTAAAGCCTTATCTTGGAGTTGATATCCGGAATCGAACCAGAGTAAGTGGGTTTGCAAGCCACGGCATAACCATTCTGCCATATCAACATTGTAACGTAAGGGTGTCTTGGCCATCAATTACGATCCTTTGCACCAGCGCAGGAGTTGGACTCGAACCAACGTTTCCCTTAATTCATTTACCAACCAACATTTGAATCAGCGTAAACTTGTACCTGTTTTCGAATTTTGTTGAGTGGTGGATTTGTCATTAAACTTATACGAGCAAAGAAGCGCCAGCCTTTACTGGTAGCTACACTAGCCGTATGTAATATGTTTTGTCCAAACGAAATGAGTGTCCCTGAAGGCGCACTAATAATTCTATCTGGTGATATAACGAGATCTTCAATTTGGTGTTCAATTGATTCGTTTACAGAACCCCAAACTTTGGATGGATCGTAAGATACACGAATCGGCACACCAAAAGGAAGTATGAATTTTGTAAGTGATACACCATCATCATTAGTACCAAGTGTCATTACAAAATGCATAGCGGTACCATGTGGGTGCTGCCATAAAAGTGGTTGTTGTGTCTTTGGATCTCGCTCCCAAGCATCACAATGCCAACCTGGAATAGAAGGAAATTGACCTGGCATCAGCATGTGCGAGCGAGTATCAATGACCCAATGCATTCCTCGAGTATCAATGCTTTCAAATCCACCATCAAAAAGCTTGGAGAGAAAGTAAGCAGTAAGTGGGCCACCATTTGCAGTAGCAAATTCTGGAGATGCGCTAAATAGCATTGTCTCATTAGCAATTACATTTTGGTCAACAGTTCGCGGATTTCTGTAATGTGCATTGTTACTCGTCGAGAAATGATCAGTGCAAAAATCAGCAAACATATCACAGTCACTCCATAATAAATTGGTACACGGTCTAAGAATCGAACTTAGTTATCTGGGACTTCAAGCCAGCGCATTAACCATAATTGCTTACCGTGTATTGAATAATCATTATACAACCTTTAAGACAAGGTAGATATAGGATATTCCGTTAAAGAAAATTGTTTTTTTGTTTTACCAGTATATGGATTTACGATTTTTGGGTGATTGTTAATAAAAGATACAAAACATACTGCTCTATTTGTTCTTTCAATTTCATTTACAGGAGTCCAATGTTGATAAGTTTCATGCAGTGCTTCTGCTCTTGCATGAAAAGCTTCAAATGACTCTTCTTTTTGAATACTATGCCAACAAAAGAAATCTTTAATATTGAATGTAAGCATAATGTACTCTCTTTAAATGGTCAGGGTAGTTGGATTCGAACCAACGGCTTCCCAGTTCCAAACCGGGGTGTCTACCAGACTGACTTATACCCTGAAATATTTTGGTACAAGAGGCGGGATTCGAACCCACATATAGACGCATATAAGACGCCGGCCTTCACCAGTCGAGCCACTCTTGCATTATTCATTTTGGTTCAGCAGGTTTTCCCTGCCCTTTATCATATTGCCAATGAGTAACGTCACCATTGAGAAAACCTCTTCGGCCTTGAAATGTATCACCGCCGTAATAGCGCCCTGAGTGAACACCTACTACATCGAAGAAGTAATAAAGGTCTTTATCTTGTTTGGGTTGTTTCTCTTCAAATCGAATCCACATAATGTAATCCTCACTTAACCTGCCAGTGCATGTTCTCAAGCGCGCTAATGCAAAAGATGTTCACAAAGCGGCGATTGACATATTCCTCGGAGAAGTAAATTCCAAGCTTATTACCCGGACGAGTCCAAGCAAATGCTTTCATTTTATCACTAAAAGTAACCCAACGTGCATCATGAACTTCGAAGTCCAAAGTGCTGTCATTGTTAGTCCGCGAAATGATAAGGCGCATGATTCAATCACTCTTAGTTTTCCAAAGCCAAATAGTTTTATTATCTAGATTAGCAAAATATTCAGCAATGATAGTTCGGACTCTCGCAGAACTATTCTCAAACATATAAGTAGCGTTGTATTGTTTGATGTAAGTATCAGCGCTATCAAAATATGCTTCTGCCTCACAATCACTTGTTAGTCCCAAATTCATCATATAATCCTAAATTAGAGCGGGTAGAGAGATTCGAACTCTCGACCTGGACGTTGGCAACGTTCCGCTCTACCACTGAGCTATACCCGCTTTGTTATATCATTATATATGGTTTAGACCTTCTTGGCGAGGATTATCTTAGCCAAATTTGATGACTTTAAGATCTCTCTTACCTGTCTTCATCATATACGTCTTAAGTTTTTTCTGTGCTTCTTGACGAGTTGGTGAAGTGCTATATGCTACACTCTCATCCTTTGATACAACCATCCATTCGTCTGGGGTATCTGGAAGACGTGAATCAATTGGCAATCCAGTAATTTCATCGTGGGTTTGTTTTTTCTTCTTAGGAAATTTAACGACATTTCCTTCGGTGAAACTTTTAAAAGTTTGCATTTTCTGATACTCGTTTATTAAAAGAGTATTTATAAGATTGTAGTTACCCTCGGATTTGAACCGAGATTCCCTAACGTATGAAGCTAGTGCTCTGCCAGTTGAGCTAGATAACTATTGTTGGAGCGACTAGGGGTAATCGAAACCCACTCACTACGGGTTGGAAACCCGAGGATACACCTTGTACTTAGACGCATTGACTAATCGGAACTTCTTTATATCCACACTTGGGTGGAAACCTTTCGGTGAGTTTTACAATGCCGAAGCATTTCCATTTACATTTGGTGGGACCCCAGGGCTTGAACCCTGTCCTTACGGATTAAAAGTCCGCCGTGCACCCAGTTACACCTGAGTCCCATTGTTAATACTTAATTTTTCTTTATGTTTGGCGGAAAATTGAGTATTCGAAACTCATACCTTGCGGTACCATCTGTTTAGCAAACAGCTCTAGAACCCTGTCTAGTTAATCTTCCATATTAAATCTGATGTGAGCAGTTTGCTGCCTTGACCTATTACTAGGGGCACCCGCACAAGGGATAGATTATATCCACATCAAAATTGGCAGCCGCATAAGGAATCGAACCTTACTGAGAGGTTTCAAAGACCCCCGCATTACCACTATGCTATGCAGCTATTGTTAGTTGTCTATCTGTCACGGCTTTCTGATAAACTCCCCACGAAACGTTTCTTAACGTTTACCGTACCATTCGATGAGTGTGGGATAACTTGGTGACCACTCTTAACTTTTCAGTTATTAACCTACGTATAGGAAGTAGTCATTAAAATTGGTCCTAAGCAAAGGAATCAAACCTCTATCCCCAAACCTCCACGGTTTGGTGTCTTAACATTAGACGAGCGAAGGATAAAATTGGCGGAGAGATGAGGAGTCGAACCCCTAACCTTTCGGTCACCCACGGGTTCAAACCGTGCTGCCGGCCTACCCAGCGGATCAATCCAGATTTGGTACTGGAGACGAGATTCGAACTCGCATTGTTTACACTGAGAATGTAAAGTCCTAGCCGTTAGACGACTCCAGCATTGTTTGGTGCCTCGGGGGGATTTACACCTCATTTCTCTCTATCACGAGAGGGTCTTAGATTATTAGACGACCTTGGCATTGTTTGGTGTCCGGTAAAAGAATCTCACTTTTATTTTCTGCTCAAATATGGCAGAGGTCCTAATATTTAGACGAACCGGGCATTAATTGGTGCTCAATGTAAGAATCGAACTTACGTTAACGACTTACCGGGCCGTTGTTCTACCATTGAACTAATTGAGCGTTTAAATTTGGAGTTCGATGAAAGATTCGAGCTTTCTTCTACAAGTACTTGCCGCATTGCATTATGCTAATCGAACATTGATTGGTAGGAGTGACAGGAGTCGAACCTGCGTGACCATTACAGTCGTTGGTTTCTAAGACCAATGTGTATACCAATTCCACCACACTCCCATTGTATTGTACGCGAGCAGTTGCTCAAGCGATTTGTAAATCACAGCCCAAGTTATTAATCACGGAATCGAACCGTACTTCCAGGTTTAAACCCCAGTGTGCATCCATTACACTATCAATAAATCTTATGGGAGTAAGACGCTGTGCAATCAAATAGCAAGACTCCCATCGAGCTGTTGATTAGTTACTGGTAGTTCCTGAGAATTTCGAAATCTCGACCTTCGCTGTGTAAAAGCGATACTCTGCCTCTGAGTTAAGGAACTGTTGTAAATCACGAAAGTAATTAGACAGGATTCGAACCCGCATCTTCCAGCCAGGCGATCTACCGTTAAACTACTAATTAACTCATCTTATGATTACAAGTTACCGCTTGTTATCAATAGAAGTTCGTGCAATCATCCGCATATGCCGGCAAGCACATTAGATAATTAGTTATTGGTCGGTGATAGAGGATTCGAACCTCTGGCAACTCCGCCCCAAACGGAGAGCTCTAACCAGGCTGAGCTAATCACCGGAATTTGAAATCGCACTTTTTAATTTACCCATCAGGTACCTATTACTAGGAGGTCAATCTCAATGCGTGACCTTACTGCCAACGAAATTGGTGGATGTGGAAGGAGTCGAACCTACTCGCCCATAAGAGCCACGGGGTTACAGCCCGCTATACCACCACCGGTACATCACATCCATTATTCGGTGAAAGGGACTGGATTCGATACCAGCATCTTCTGACTATTGCGCCAGATGTTCTAACTTGAACTAAACTCTCATTGATTTGGCTCCTAGTGTAGGATTCGAACCTACCTGAAGTGATTAACAGTCACCCGTGCTCACCAAGAATACTAACTAGGAATTGAAATTGGTACTACGTATCGGATTCGAACCGATATTATCTGAAGTGAAAACCCAGAGTCCTAGTCCATTAGACGAACGTAGCATTGTAATAAAATTGTACTTCAGTTTTAGCTAGCCCGATTGTGGAAACTGAAAACCCCCGAGGTCCTGCACCTCGTGAAACCGTTACTAAGACGGTACCCGCTAGCACTTTCGTCACCGAGGCGACCCCGCATGACAGTACAAAAGGAAGAGCTGAAGTTTGTGTTGCATACATCTGAGAAGATGATTTATCGGGTAGCCCAGCAACAAGGTTTTCTTAAAGGTGCATTCTCGTTTCTACACCTAAGCTCTTTAAATTGGTCGTTCGAGAAGGAGTTGAACCTTCGACCTACCGCGTATCAGACGGGTGCTCTAACCAGGCTGAGCTACCGAACGAATGTCTAGAAAGTATATGAATCTTTCTAGTAAAATGGTGGAAGATATCGGACTCGAACCGATCACCTTCTGCTTGCAAAACAGACGCTCTCCCAGATGAGCTAATCCCCCAAAAATTGGCGCCGATGAAGGGACTCGAACCCTCCTATCTCTCGCAGACAACGAGTTGCAATACCCTGATTGCTTCACCGGCAATTGTTAGTTAAGTTTAAGGTTCTTCAACCCGGACTGTGCAGTGACCCACAAGATATTCAAGTGGACTGCCAAGCAGTACCGTCCGCGTACAAACTAAACAGCAACCCAGCGCATTACAGTTACTGATTTTTCAATAACTTCTACAGCTTCTATTGGGTCAGTGTAAAATTCTGTACCTTCATCTTGATATTCAGTAGAACCACGCTGCCAAATAAATTCATAGTATTTTCCAGTTAATGTATTTTTATAAACACCACTGTAATGAGTATGCCATCGGGAAGAATTAGAAGATTCTTCATTAACTTGTTCCCAATCATCATGATCTTCTTCAACTATTTGTTTAGCAAGTTCAGCAGTGAATTCCATAATAATACCTTTGTTTGGTGGGTACCCTGGGATTCGAACCCAGATCGTTCGGATTAAGAGTCCGACATAATGTGCCGTTATACGAAGCACCCAATTGTTACTTAATTTGATCTTTATTTTTCTTCGTCTTGAGTTCAGTATGAGCAGTAGCTTTAATTGCTTTCCGATGAGCTTTTCTTTGTGCGCGTAATTCAGCAGCAGTCAGTTTTGCTCCATCAGAATTCTTCTTAGTCTTGGGGTAATCCCATTTACTCATAACAAACTCCTTAATATGGTACCCTCCGAAGGATTCGAACCTTCAATCTCTCAGTTCGTAGCCGAGGGCCTTGTCCAGTTTAGCTAGAAGGGCATTGTAAATTTTCATTGGGGTGACCGATGGGAATTGAACCCATATAATCTGATTCACAGTCAGGCACCTAAACCATTCGGCCACGGCCACACCAATGAAAACTTATTATTGTTGAAATCCGGATTTTTGAGTATTGTAAAAATACGCCATCCTCGGTTCCGCCCCTTTTAGGATTTTAGAGTGTCCCGGCGAGCTCGTTTCGCATTACACTTAAATTCGATATTGAAGTAATCAGAAGCAGTAATTACCGTTTCCTTTCCTCCAATCAAGTAGCTATTGTATATCAGCTACCGATCAGAAAACATACAGTTAACACTTAAAGTAAAAGTTAATCAGTGTAATGGCGCAAGCCATTTTGTTCCAATCGATGTATCAATTATACCTTAGATGCAAGGTGGATAACACATGATTAACTTTTAAAGCAAAGGTTAATAGGAACAGATGTACCGTTCCTTTTGTACTATTATATATACACACCGGAGATGTTTTAGAGATTATTTCTCAAAAAGTTTCTTCAATCTCAAATACTCTTTATACTCAGGATGATGGTGGCGCATTGCATAAACATTTGCTGAAAATTGCATTGGCATTTCTCCCATGAGTCCAATCAACCACAAGTTCAGCGCAGTGATAGCTTTGCGACACCCACCATCTGTATTGTCACCACCAAGTTCAGCACCTGCACGGAGATTAACTGCCGATTCAACTACTGCTTCAATAATGTCACTAGCGCTCAGTGACAATTGATTGCCATTTATATCAACATCAAACTTCATACTGTTGATATTTTCTGGGATAACTACAAGCATGTCATTAACGGACACGCGGAGTTTTTTTCATGTATGTATCTGTTGAAGGCATCTGTGCAACCTCACTTAAAGTTAAACGGAAACTGCTACGGGTTTGAGAGCTTCATTACATCGAGGGCAGGGGTGGGGTGTTCTCCCATCTCACAGTATACCGTTTTTGTGTTGACCCGTAAATAGTAGTCGACCAGCCACTTTCATTCGAAGCGCACCAACGGTATACTGTGATGTCCATTGTTTAACTCTCGTCGTTGTGGTAGCCATCATTTTTGTAGCGTGCTTTACGCTCATATTTGGAGCGGTCAGCATGCTTACGCGTAGTGAACATACCGTTGGGATCAGCAACCGCTTTGCGTAGTGCAGAACGACGCTTACCGGTCTTACGCTTGGTCTGTTCATTCATTATCTTGTGCCTTTGTTGTGAGTAAAAGTTTAACTTCAGCAATTCGCTTCTTACAATAATTGCTGTACATTCTATCTATATATTCAGCTGAAACGAGTGCAGTGAGAAAAATCCAAAATCCAAACCATTCCATGGGTTACACCTCTTCTATCCAAGTGACATTTAACCCTGAAGCGAAGACGGCGGCGAAAGTAACCAAGGCGCTATCGATACTCCACTCGACTCCCATAATTTTGATGAGAGTGATGGCGATTGCAATGCGAAAAGCGATGGTGCAACCGCGGTTGAGATTTTCAGTCAGTGTTGGGTGCATTGTAGTTCAGCCTTTGTAGAGTGTGGTGCAACCGGACCAGAGTGACCCGGTGCAACCACGCCCTCAGTGATTATGCTAGGTTTCTGCAGCAGGTGACCCGGGCCGTTTTCTGCCAATTTCCATTTGTCAGCCGCAGGGCGCCAATTTTGAGGGCGATGCGGAGTGAAAGCTCACGGAGATTGTCGGTGTTTTCAGCGATGAAATCCATGACATCTGCTTCTTGTTCAGCGTTGAGGCCGTTGTCGCGTAGCATCCCATGCGCGACTACATGCTTGATGCGGAGCATGTAGTCGCGCTTGGTGCGCATCGCCAAGTCGATGTAGTGCGAGCGTGAAACCATGGCTTCGAGATGTGGCGAAAGGCGATGGGCGCGTTCGATCATATCATCGAAGTTGTAGTTGGTGATGAAAATCACGGCGCCTTCGAAGTCGAAAGTGTTAGGGCAGACTTCGAGTGTGGTCTCGTCGACAATCTGGTATTCAGAAAGATATGACAAGCGGCGCGTCTTGGTGGAGTCGCAAACCTTCTTCAGCATGTTGAGCGAATCTTCATCGCTGAAGATGGAGTCGCAGTCGTCAAAGACAACCACGTGGCCGGGCTTGCGGTGGCGGTGCAGAACTTTGTACAAGCCGGTGGTCTTGACTTTCCCAGAGATGACTTCAGCTTTGCCTTCGAGTTCGAGAGCAGCAACCATCTCCATGATGGTGTGCGATTTTCCAAGGCCGGGTGGGCCAGAGACGATGAGTCCCTTGGCGGTACCCTTGATGGCCAGTGAAGTCAGTTCCTGCAAAATTTCGAAGCGGTCGTTCAAGCGCTCCAAGATTTCGTCGTCAGTTTCCTGCGTGTCTTCAGCGAGCGTCGCAGCTGAAAAGCGCTGGCGATGCATGTCAGACTCAGCGGCGTCCATCAGTTCTTCCATGGCGTCGATGGCGTCGCGTGTTACGCGAATCCCTTGAACGTCAGTGTCGAGGTCATCAAGCGAAAGGCCCAAAAAATCGAGGCGGGCTTTTCGTTTTGCAGTCATACGAAAGCGGCGTGCCATTCGTATCTCCTAGTGTCGAGTGCAGTGCGTGTCAGTGCAGTGCGTGGTTTAGGTTGTTGTGTTGACAAGGACCATTATATACAGTGTGGTAATAAAAAACATACCTAAATTGTTAACGAAATCAGGCACTTAGCAGCCTGATGATCTAAGTGATTGATTCTACACTAAAAAGCCAGAGTGTGACGTAAGTGATTGATTTTGATACAATTGCACATAAAATGACCATTTGTGGTAAGAAAATAACCACGAAATTCGGCTCTAAGTGCCTGATTTCGTTACGTTTTTCGTGGATTCACTCTAGTGTCATTTCTGAGACGGTCATTAAGGTGTCAACCTTGGTTACCTAACTCTAGTGCCCTTTTGGTCTCTAAGTGCCTGTCTTTACACTATATTTCCTCTAGAGTGATGTGCTCTAAGTGCCTGATTCTACACTATATTTTTTAGTCCTTTATATAGGCGTGAACGAACGACAAGTTCAAATGATTTCCTAATAGAATCAATCACTTAGCGCAACCGGCCCGTAAGTGGCTGATTTTATTAAGGTTTTATATGTGTAACATTTGGCTCAACCATATAGAATGGACTTATCAACTCCAACAGCAAAAACGGCCAACCACATGCCATCTGCGCCTTACACGATGACACGGCGCCAGGACCAAGTGGTCACTAAAATGAAAGCTTGGGCCGAGAAAAATTACACTCGGGGCGCTCTCTCCCTCTGACTTGGTTACTCTTATGAACGCTACTGAACGCGAAATGGCTCACTTCTACGCTGCAGGCGGAGTCATTGAAATCCTCCCAGCGAAGAAAATCTCGCGCAAACGCCGCATCGAAGCTTGTCGCTCTGGAAAATGGAAAGTGCACAACTGTCGCATCACCCCAAAACGCGAACTGCCTTTCATCTACAAATCCAAGAAGGTTTAATAACATGCCAGACACTCAATTGATGCGCGACGTCCGCAACGGCCTCCAACTTCTCAGTGAAAACGCTGGGTACGACATTCTCATCTTGGACCGTGATGACGCTATCACTGCTGGCGATGAAAAGAAAGCGTTCGACCTCAATGAACGCGCCACCGTAGCTGCTGCGCGGATTGAACTTCTCGAAAAACAACTGGGCTGGTGAACATGGACATTGAAATCTCTGACGCTATCAAAACTGCAGTGTACACTACTTGGAACTGCATCGGCCCCGACTGCATGGAGGGTATCAGCGATAATCATGAAGCGGTCGAAGCTTGTCTTGACGCTAATCGACTCTGGCTTTACGGGGATGACAAAGCAGCAGATGAAGCAGTCTCTGCACTCGTCTCCAAACACAGCTGGCAAGGCGTTGTCCGGGCGGTTGCACTGGAATGCCCTCTCTTCTAATTAACCTTACTGGGTGGGGCGCTGTCTCACCCAGCATTGGAGAATTTTTATGGCTTATTACGTTATCAAAGAAGCTACTAGCTTGCGTTATTTCAAATTAGACGATGACAAAACAATGTCACTTACGGGTTCAATGTGGGAAGCCGAGCGTTATAACTCAATTCTCGATGCTGGACGGGTTGCTGACATTATCATTCGCAACAACTATCATTCACTCGCTCTTGAATTGGATGGTGGATTTGTTGTAATGTGGGTTGGTGATGCATTCGTACCCAAACGTAGTTTAATGATTCGTGATTATCCCAAGGTTGTTCAAGCGATCGCAACGAATAAAAGAACGCGAGCTCGATATGAAGCACTTGAAGAAATAAAAGCTTTACGTGAGCGACTTGCTTATCTCATTGAAAAACATGGAGATTTGGTTTGATGTTTATCATTTACGAAATTGAAAGTATGAAATATTTGAAAATTTCACCTTGTGGGCACGTTGGATTTACTTCTATCCAACACCATGCTTTTATATGTGGTACGTTGGAAAATGCTGAAGACTGGGCAGAAAAATCGCTGACCTTGAAGCAATACATGGGAGCATCGAACCGGAGAAACGCGGCGGCTGGATCTGGACGCCTGACTGATGCATAAACAGTATACGATTAATATTGTGGTTGAAGGTGGCGAACACCGCATTGTTGGGAGTGAAAAACTATTTCTTGAAGCAGCGCTAGGTGCGATATCTTTGGATGCTGATAACATAACCGCAATATATATTATGGATACTGCAATCCAAAGGAGATTTGATATTTCATGAAAATTCACGTTCTTACATATTCATATCGCGGTTTTATTTACTCTTATTTCAAAAACGCAGATGGGTTTATAAGACATGAATTCATGGAAGTACGCAATCCCGATGCGCTTCGAAAAATGGGAGTGCGACAGCCAGAACCTTTAAACGAACCAGCATGGAAGCTCTATGTTGATTCGATCCTTGGATTAACGAGACCTTAACTTATGACAAATATACATTTAGTGAGTGACCTTCACCATGAATTTACACCTGGTGCTGAGTATAAAGCACCAGAAGGTACTGACATCATTGTCATTGCAGGGGATCTCTTTGATAACCCAACGATGGTAGATGTTGGAGCGCAAATTGGAGCACGATCTGGAGGGGTGCCAGTTATCTTGGTTGCTGGGAACCATGAACATTACAACAAAGCGGGGTTAGCACCTAACTACTTTGCAATGAAAGAAGCAGCTGAGTTTTATGATGACGTTTACTTTTTGAATCGTGATGTAGTTACTGTTGAAGGAGTTCAGTTCATTGGCTGCACGCTATGGACTGACTTTAATCTTTACGGTGACGGTATATTCATGGAGAAAATGTATCACCGAGTTCTTAATGATGCAAAACATAGTAAAACTACAGGGTGGGAGATTCTTGACCGTCACAAACGGGACCTTGCTTGGTTACTGTCTGAGATGGAAAAGGAGACAGACCTTCCTCGAGTGATTGTTACACATCATGCTCCAAGTGAACGATCAATTGGTGCTAAGTATGCAGGAGAAACATCAAATTGTTACTTTGCATCTAATCTTGATGAAGTAGTCCGAATTTCCCGAGCGAAGTATTGGTTCCACGGGCACATTCATTCTCCTAGTAACTATACCATTGGTGATACGCGCGTCGTTTGTAATGCTTTTGGATATGTAACATCAACATGGGCAGAAGAAACTGACCATAATCCCGAACTTCTACTGGAGATTTAATTATGGACTTTTTTATATTTCTATCAGCACTTATTTTTCTTTGTACAGTATGCTATATAATGCATTCTTATTTTGTGCGAAGCAAGATTGGAGATGAAGCTTGGACTCTCTCTTTCTGTTCTCTGATTGTGTTCCTTATGCTCTCTGTAATAGCAATTGTTGAAGGAAAACAAGAAGCGATGGCAGAAGCAAGAGGAGAAACAACAAAAACTACTAGTAGCGTTGATAGATTTCCACGAGTAGATAAACCAGCAGATAATTTCAGATTGTACAAAGATCTAGAAACTGGGTGTACGTACATTCGCGTTAGTGATTTTCTAACACCTCTACTAGGTTCAGATGGAAAGCCACGTTGTACTGGTAATGCAGCTTGGGAAGCTCTCTAATGGAGTGGGTAGCATATATATCTGTAGCAGCGATGCTAGTGATGCTATTTTGCGCTGCTGGCATTCCCCAAGAGTTTTGGTGTAAAGTTAAACTTTACTGGAGAATTACGTTTCAAGTTAAGAGAAGAAAGTAAATGAGTATTGGACTAAAGACACTTGTATTAAATGCTGACATGATGCCAGTGAATGCACTGACTATGCGTGCTAATCAGGTAGAACAAGCTATTGTACGCGTACTTAATGGGACGTGCTTTACTGTTGCGACATATGATCGTGTCTTTAGTACTGCAGGTGGGAAACACCATATCCCTGTACCGTCAGTGATGGCGCGAACTAAATACTTTAAGAGACCTGAGACAGTTCCTTACAATAAGCAATATATCCTTCTGAGAGACAACTACAAGTGTGTATACTGCAGTTGTCCGCTTTCAATTGATACACTTACTTATGATCATTACATTCCGAAAGCAAAAGGAGGGCGAGATGGTTGGAACAATTATCTCGCGTCGTGTGGTCCTTGTAATCATAATTATGGTGACACAGATGCGAAAAACAAAAAGCCACGGCACAAACCATATACACCGTCCTATTCAAAGCTAGTTTCACTGCGTAGAAAATATCCTATTACTTTGGATCACGAGTCTTGGGTAGATTTCATTCAGCCATGGAAAGGGGAGATAACAATCAAAGATGTTAGTCTTTAAAATACGCGATAAGAATGGTAACTTTTCTACTGGAACAAGTCACCCTAAATTCAATCCAAGAGGAAAAACTTGGGCTGCATTGGGACATATATCTAATCATATTGTAATGATGGGTACATATGCTGCGGAGAATGTTTATAAAGATTGTAAACTAATAACATTTGAAATTATTGAACAATCCAGTGAAGCTATGACAGATGTTATTGTAAGGGTTTCTAATCGTAAACATGACCGAATTACTGAGCGGGAGGTTGTTGCTAAAGCAGCGCGACTACGGGAATTTGAAGAACTTAAGAGAGAATTTGAATAATGATGAAACCTGGACGATATTACGTAGGTGATCTTTGCTACGTGATTGATGATAATGATTGGGATTATATGTGTGAATATGTAATTGAAAATAATGACTTTAAAGTAAAGGAGAGAAACAATGCGCACATGGCTGCTTTCAATACAACTTATGGGGATGGACGTTTCGAAGATGATTTCGGCCGGAAGTACTCTGTGGATTCCGGTACTATCGGTTGCATCCACTTCGACGATTTCACTGTTGGGGACATTAATGGTGTTGATCTTGCTAAACTCGTCGAAAGAGGATCTGGTGCTGTAATTACTTTTAAAGAGCCATTTGAAGTTGGAATGGATGAGAGTACTATTTACTTTGGTGATATCAGAATTGATACTGATCCAAATAATGAATTTGGGGGAGAATGGTAATGAGAGTATATGTGTTTGCCCATACGTGGTTGAGTCCTTTGCAGAAAGGCATCCAGAGCGCTCATGCAGTAGCAGAATTGGTTCATCAAAATAATGAATATGTAAATCAGTGGTGTGAAGATCACAAAACCCTCATTATTTTGGAAGGTGGTAATAGTGCCCGAATGATTTATCTAACAAATCTTCTATTTAACAGTGGAGAACAATACGCTGATTTTTATGAAGATGAAGATAGTATGGAAGGTATGCACACGGCAGTTGCTGTGTTAGCACATGATCATCATATGGAGAGTTTTGATTTAGTACGCGCTGGATTTAGAAGCTCATTTAATGAAGACGATATTTGGAAACACGTTTACAATGGAAAATTAGCATCATGAAAAATAGTAATACGTTTTATGTTCGCCGAGAAAGGGATTGTCCTAAAGGTCCACATTGGGGAATCATGCACTTCACTACTAGATATGTTCCCGGTGATGAGCGCTCGAGGAGTAATCTAGGGCATGGTTATCCTGCTAGCAATGAGCCTAATCTAGATTATGTTGCATACACAGATAAAGAAGATTTTGTTCTAGCGATTTCTGAAATGGAAAAACGCTCAGGAGGGCCACCAAAATATCGTGCATTTAAAGTAGAACCTGTGGTGGTAACTACTAAAGTGCAGGTGGAAATCAATAATTAAGCGGCCATGATTGACCGTTTATGGAGGGATCGGGGGCCGACATGGCCCCTTTCTTATGTACGCTTTTTACCGATATCGTACTTGGCTACTAGGTCCCAGTCGTCCTTTTCTTTCCAAGGTAGGATTTTGATTTTCGCCATAGGAGCGCGTGGTTGCTCCATAGATTCCGGATTTACAATTGCAGCTAAACCCCACTCTGCGATAAGGCTAGAGATGGTATTACGCCTTCCAATGTCATCCTCTGTCATGTTAAATGGCTTACCGTCTAAAGCAAATAATTCCTTAAAATGAATGATAAAGTATCGTCCACGTTTGTGTAGGATGTGGCACGATTGGTATAGTACATTATCTTTCTTAGAAGCAATTCCAATTCTAGTTAGTGTCTCTTTAATCTTCAGAAAATCATCGTCAGTTTTTAAAGACACCTCCACTAAATCGTTAATATCAAAGTTCATTGTTTACCGCCTTTTTCTAATTCTTTTTTCAGATCGCGTAGATCATCATCGGTAAGGATTTTAAGAGCTTCCTTGGCTTTCACGGGTCCATAACCAAAGTACTCCATAACAGCAGAAAAATCAGCGTCCTTCGGAGCTTTCGCCCATTTAGAAAAACGTTTCCTCGGCCTCACAATATTTATAAGAAAAGCATGTTGCATATCTTTATCGAGATTTGCATGAGAATTCATTTCTGCTGCTATGAAGACTGTATCTTTGAAATACGATAACTGACGGTTAATGAGAAAGGGTTTGTATTCTGACAGATCATCGGCAAGAGTACCTTTACCGCTATTAATTGCGTTTACGTGATCCCATAATTTCATTATCTATCCTTTACTAGATACTACAAGAACACCAATCTTTTTCTTGCGTGCTAGATTTTTCATCATTTTAGTCCCTGGACCTCCGGGAAAGGCTAGGACATAATCGGGTTTACCTTCTTCAAGCATTTGTGCGTTTCTGACATATCCAGCTTTCTTCCCTAGATTATCCCAGTCAGCAGGGTAGATATCTGTCTCCAGATTATTTTCTACTGCCCATTCTTCAGCAATAGTATCTACACCGTTAGCGCCACCAGCGATGATTGTTAAATCACCATTTTGAGCTTTTAATACTTTATCGAGAGACCTATAGATTCGGTGCCTATCCTTATAATCTCTCCCGCCACATACTAGTAATTTCATTATTTAAACTCACAAGATGTCATCACTTCAGTTAAACATGCAATCAGATTAATCTCTTGGTCAGCAACGAAAGCTGCTTTATAAGAGTAATCAGCAAGAATCAGAACTAACTGTGGGATACTAGGTGGTGTCATAATTTCCACCGATTGATCGTAAAGTGCACGAAAAATCTCAGAAGAATCCAGATCAGTGTTCGTACCTACCCATACACGAGCTGCTTTAAAATCCTTTCCTTTAAGGCTCTTAATGAGTTTCTTGAAATTATCATCACCAAGATTTACCAAAATTCCAGCGTCAATAGTTCCAGATGCAGAATATCTCTGGAGTTCATTGATAAGACGACGCCAATCACCAAAATGCTGGAGTAGCAATTGTGCTAATACAGGCTTCTCATAAGGTACTTTTTCTTCATCTAGAATATATTGAATACGCGCCATCATTTGCTTTGCGACTTCAGCACGTTCTTTCGTACCAATCTTAAAATCAACAACAGAGCATCTGGAGTGCAAAGGTTCAATGATACGTTTCTTGTAATTGCAGGTCATGATAAACCCACAGTTCTCACTATACTCTTCCATAAAGTTACGTAGAGCAGGCTGAGTCGATTGTGGATTCAGATGATCAGCTTCATCTAGAATAACATACTTGCGACTGCCGCTGAAAGATACGGTAGATGCGTAGTCACGAATACGAGTGCGTAATATGTCGATGTTACCATCCATGGAACTATTGATAACAATAGAGTCGAAATCACACTCAGCAAGCATTGCTTTAGCGATAGTGGTTTTGCCAATTCCCGGTCCTCCAGATAAAAGAAGATTTGGTACATATTTTTTATCAACGAAAGTTTGAAATGCTGCTTTCGTTGCTGCTGGGAGGATACATTCTCCAACAGTTCCTGGACGGTATTTTTCTACCCAAAGTTGATTCATTATATAGTGTATCCTTGTGGACCTAGTTTTGCTTCAATAACAATATAGGAAATTGAATGGGGTTTATACTGTACATTAAGACGTAATACTCCAGAAATGGAGTATTATCTGCGTTTCATATCAAGACTCAGTAGCGATAAAGTATGTTACATCCTGTGATTTGCCCGTGAATTGTGCAATACCCTTACTGGAGATAATGACTTCATAATCACCCTCAATAAGTTTAAGGTTCTCTTCACGGAAAGTAAATGACTGCTCATCTGGAGATGTTTCGCCAACAACAATTCGATATTCATTACTGTCATTATTTGAATCATCAGTTGCAACTAGAAACAGTTCATTATTTCGAGTATCAACAACAATGTTAGGAAGACTCATTACTTTAGCAGCACGCATGACACGCTGCATATCTTCATTAGTAAGCAAGAATGCAAGTGCTTCATCAGGAATAGTTAGTTCCTTTTCTGGAGGAGTAACAATAACTTTCTTCGAGACATAACGATATTGAACCTTCGTTTTGCCTGCAGAGATTTCAACGTGATTTGGGCTGAACTCAAATTCTGGTTGTTCCATAAGACTAATAACACTTAGGAAAGTATTAAGGTCATAGATACCAAAATCAATTGGGAACTCTTCTGGTACTTTAGCCGAGGCGACAATTGTCTTATTCGTCGACATAGTCCGGAGTGTGCTTCCAGAATTAACCCAGATTGAAGGGTTAATTTGCGCGAAACTTTTCAGGTATGCCAAGGTTTCTTTCGAAATATTCATAGTTTATTTCCTGTATATAAAGGATTATTATAACATTCTAGACGGTATACGTACATCACTTTTTCTTTAATTTAGAAGGATCGGCAGTAGCATGTGCTCCAATTTGCGCGAGGTCCATCAAACTTCCTCCAAAGAAGTAAGTCCCGATATGCATCATCTTCATCCAAGGGCACATCCAAACTTTCATCCCAAGTTTTCTAGAATACTGACAGAACATATAATCTTCAGAGAGATACCTTTCAGAGCCTTCTCCATTTTCATCACGATCAATTACCGTTTCAAAATAAGCATGAATATATCGGGAACCATCGAAGTGTTTTGTTCTTACATGATCTGGTTTGTACTTAAGTTCAGGATAACCTTCAGCAAATTTTGCAAATACTTTACGCTGAATCATCATGAATCCAGTACCACCTTCTAGAACTTCTGCTGGCCGATCCAGATGAATTTTACCATCTTTAGTATCTACTGGATTGAAAACATAATCACCAACAAAACGTGATAGATTTTCTGGATTTTCATCAGCGAATCCCTGGTCTACAGCAGCAGCAATCTTTTCCCAAGAGATAGTTTTCTTTGGATAAGGACCACAAAGAATATCGTAATCACTTTCTGGATCTGATAGAATTGCTAGATCGATTACATCTTTTGGATTAAATCCAATGTCAGCATCGATGAACATAAGGTGAGTAAATTCCTCTCTACGAAGGAACTCATCAACACAATAGTTACGTGCGCGTGTGATAAGGCTTTCATTAAACAGTGAAAAGAATTCAATTTCAATTCCATTCAATGCTCCCATTTTTGCTAAATCAGTACAGGATTTTGTGAATTGCCCAGTACACATTCCGCCATACATTGGTGTTGCTACAAAGATCTTTCTTTTACGTAGTTCACTAAGAGAAATTTCTGCAATTGATTCTTCATTCATTTACTTTTTACCAGGATTCATATCATGCCAAATTGCGAAAAGCATACAGCATCCAGCATGAGCTAAATGATGGATGCCAGTTTCAGGGTCGAACATTTCATCGTCTTCCCACCAACTAGTTATATGTCTCTGCATTGCTGCAAAGTAGCGGGCTTTGTGATTATCAACATATTTCCAATTATCTGGAGAGTATTTTTCTGCGCCAAATGTGAGTACTTTAACAATTTCACGTACAGGTCCTATAGGTAACAAATCCCAACGATCTTTACCTTTATCGTTCTTTATACCTGCTGGGAGAGGACTAGAATTCACCATTTCATTTACGTCGCCTTTTTGTAAGTCATTAAATGCTTTAACTAATTTTTGAGTAGTAGCACCACGGGCGGTGTTTAAACTTGAGAAATAATCATCAAGTAGTATTTTTTCACGATCACTTTCACCAGGCATTATATAAAATCTCCAAGAGTACTATGATCTGCTTCCATAATTTCATGGGTGCGTGGATCATTACGTTGAAATAGTTGAGTCGCTTTTACCATAGGGCGGTTGCCTTCTAGATAAGCTTTAACTTCAGTTGCCATATCCTTAGCAGTTGTTACTGGAACATTCTGACAAACGTGATTGAGATTTTTATTAGGATTTAACAATTCAAAATCTTCTGGCAATCCCATCATACCCATACATTCACGATAAGTCAAAAAGCGATTTTCAACAGGGTGAGTCATGTCACGTGGAAGATGACCAACAAATGCTCCAGTATAATCCTTTGGAATATATAGGGCGCGGGTCATGATTCCTCCACCACTATCTAGTTTTGCTTGGCGGCGGTAACACTTATCACCTTCTTTCTCAAGGCCAAGACCATAAAAGTATTCTCCTAATTCTGGAAATTGAATTCCATTTTTTCTGATGTAACGTGTAAGCTCATATGATTTATCGAGTTGCTCAACAAATTCATGGTGCTGCATTCCTGGATGCATCTTCTCAAGGATGAATTTGTAATAAGGATTATCAGTTGGAATTTTAGGGTTAACCAATTCCTGTTGAGAGTTACCACCCATTCCTTCAATGAAATCTTTGATGTCAATATTAGGGCGCCGGAAATATTCCATCATAGGTACGTGATTTTTCTCTTTCCAGAAAAAGTAGAATGAGCGTTGGCGAATTTGTGGAAGACCATGTAACAATGATTTAGTTCTATAAACTGTCATTGTATAACCATTCTTTCTACCGATTTCATAGATACGATCGCGGATTTTCTTACCAGTGTTTCCAGCAAAAGTTGGGGCGTTCTCACCCCAGAAAACCTTTGGCTTAAGGTTAGTCAACACATATTCAGCACTATGAGCCATCCATTCATTCAGAGGATTATCAGCACCAGATGTAAGACTCATTGTGGAAAGGCCAGCGCACGGGCATACTGTTGAGATGACATCCATTCCTTGCTCTAATTTAATACCATTATGTGCTTCAACGTCAAGCAATTTATACGGTACATCATGATTCTGGAATTCGTAATAATTACGAAGATGGGCGTCATTGCCTTTGAATACATCGTAGGATGCAATCCACTTTGGTTTGGTTCCGTACACTTGGTCAGATGCTAGTGAAATTCCACCGATAAGAGGGATAATAGTCGCGTGTTTCATTATTGTTATTTGCCTATGTTAAAAAGTTACTTAACCCACCAACATCACCCGTAGTATCAGGATTAATCAATTTCGTTTTCTTAATTTCATTATACTGTATTACCATATCGCAACGAACCATTTCACGATTACCTTCTAGATAGGCTTTAATTTCACCGAGAATATCTTTTGCTACATCACCAATAATATTTTCACAGACATGATCGAGATTTTTTTCAGGGTTTAACATTTCAAAATCTTCTGGGAATCCCATGAAACCCATACATTCACGATATGTTAAATGACGTCGTATCACTGGGTGCATCATCGTTCGTGGAAAGTGCTTTACAAAGCCATTTATATGTTGCTTAGGAGCGAACACTGAGCGAGGTAAAAGTACTCCACTAGAATCTAATTTCTTATTCGTAGAAATGTACTGTTCTTTGATTTTTATAGATTCAGATTCATATCCGTTAGAATTAAACCACAATGTCATTTCCCTATATTCAACTCCTTGTTCTCTCATATACTGAATTACATCGTAGGATTGTAGCAAACTATCGATGAAATCTTCGTGTGTAGTATTAGGATGAATTTGATCCATTAGATAGTGGTAATAAGGATTATCTATAGGATCTTGAGAGTTGACTAAATGATGCTGTGTATCACCTTTGAGAGAAGGAATTAAATCCTTAACTGGCACACATACTGTTTCGAAGAATTTTAGAATTGGTACATTTCTAACTTCTTTCCAGAATATGAAAAACGATCTTTGTCTAACTTGTGGTGATCCATGAAATGTTGCTTTAGATCGAAACACTGACATTGAATATCCATTAGCAGTGGCAAGTGCTGCTAATTTCATTCGAATTCTCTTACCAATTGTATGTGAGAATGAAGGTGCTGCTTCACCCCAAAAAACCTTTGGCTTAATTTTGTTAAGAACAAAAGTTGTTACTTTTTCAATTTCATTGTTCTGGTGATTACCCGGATAAACATCATCACTAAAACTAGCTAGAGCGCCTGGATAGCATTGTGTAGTAACAACATCCACATACTCTGGAACAGTGTCTCCTGTAACAAAAGTGTACGGTACATCTTTATTTGTTTGCTTATAGTAATGGACTAAGTGTGAATCATTGACTTCATAATCACTATAAGATAAGAGATATTTTGAATCATTTTCAAAAACTTCATCAGCTGCTAATGTAGCACTGCCCATCAGTGGGACTATACTCGCATGGGTAATCATAGAATAAATTCCTGACCTCGTGTGATCCATCCTGCAAAACCATCAGTAACACAGTCTGGCTTTTCACCTGGGTGATAATGATATAGATGCATTTTTGCTTTAATGTCATCTGGCAAAGTAACAAGTTCTGTATAGTGAGCGTGTACACCAGAAGGAAATGGTGCTGTTTCACAATCTTGGAAAATCAAATCAGCAACATTGTAGAAATCTTTAATTTGATTTGGGCAATGTTGTGTATCACTGGTGAAGAAATATTTCTTATCGTTAACTTCCCAGAACAAGCCATAAGAAGGCACAATATCAAATCCATCCATATAGTGTACTACTTGTACTGGCTGAAAATCGATATTTGACCAACGAAATGTTTGATTCTTTCCAACAGCATCGACATTGAAGAAAGTATCTAAGTCAGTGATTTGTCCTTGAATGCTACCAAGTCCACCAGATAGACTATTGTTCCATAATTCACGAACAAGTTTCTTATTTGCAATTAGACGTGGTTTCGGGAGTGTTGGATTGAAATAAGTAGTGAATGCAATATACTCCAATCCACCGATATGATCACCGTGTGGATGAGAAATATAGACACTGTCAAGATCCGCTGAAGACATTTGGTAAAAACCTAATGCATTTTGAATCAATCCACCAGCATCAATGAGTAACTTTCTACCACTAGGTGCAATCAACATAGCGTTTGACTGGAAGTTTTGATCCTCTGGTGGAAGGTTAAGATCGTAAGGGAATGCGTTACCAGTTCCAAGGAATTTCATTATGTAATCGTTCATTATATACCTCTAAAAGAAATCTGCTAAAGAGTTAGTTGGTTTTGTCTTTCCTATACTAGATTTATACGCCTTTTTCCATTGGATAGAAGCGCTGAATTTTTCCTGTCCTGCCCAAGGTCCAGTCTTTGTGATTTTAGTATTCAGATTTACGAAATCTGGAAAAGCATCTCGTAATTTTTCCATCGAGTCATTATGGACTTGAATAGTTCTGTATACTTCACAACCACCTTTTTCTTGTGTCATAGCAGGACGTACGCGATATCTCAAACTGATTCGATTTTTATATCCCATAACTAGCAACTGGAGAAGGATAAAGTAATCCTGAGCACATTTCAGAGATGTGAAATCGATGTCATCTTTTGGAAAATTAGCTCCATTGTAAAAGTGATTAGTTGTTTGTCTCCAGCATTCTGTATGATCTTCTTCAAAAGGTGGATTCCATGATACTTCAAGTCCAACAGTAACAAAATCTTCAAGCCACTCGTCGAGCATTGTCATCATATCATCAAAATAACCACCATACCCTAGTTTCTTATTGTGTTCATTGATTTGAGCATTTGTGTATTCGTGATAGTCAACTTCAGAAGGTCTTGGTGTATACACAAATTCGTTAATGTCATCATCCAGCACACCATACTTCATATCACCCGCGTGATAAGCAATCCATTTTCTTGTAGGACTCAAACCATAATCTAATGGGTCAGCGCCTTCTGGTGCAGGTCCTTGACATGGTGAAACAACAAACGGATAATCTGTTTTCTCAAATGCTTCTCTTTCTTTTTCAGCAATTACTAGAAGACAGCGCTTCTGCCATTTCTTTGGAAGATAATCATACGTTTCTTGTTTGTCTACACGTCCATATGTAGGGATGTAAATTCTTTTAATCATAAAAGTACCTGCTGTGAATCTACTATATGAAAATGTCTTTCGTATATGTGAAGTGAACCAACATTCCAGATAATGTCGCCAGCTATTAATGGATCTTCATCGTATACAGCACGGCGGTGATTTATAAGTTCTAACACCCGACTAAAAACACGGTGCTGCCAAGCAAAATCATTTTTATATCCAAAGACTGCATCATTACTTCTCATACTTACATGTGCATGAAGTTTGCTATCACGAATGAGATACTGTACAGTGTTCGTGCACATAAAATCATTCATATTTTCTTTAAAAGCTGCAGTGTGCATATCAGGGCGAGTGTAAATCATGATAGCTCTACGTGAATCTGGATTAGTCCAAAGTTCATTACAAACAAACCCGTATTGGTCACCATTTTCTCTACTGTATACACACCATCCGTAATTTGAATTGATTGCACCATGGCGTGATGCAACAGATTTCCATATCGCAGGAGCATCTACTAAATCATTAACATTTAACGATTGACTTAAATACCAATTAGTTTCTCTCTTTACAAAATTTTCATCAACCTTACCGAAGATACTTGTCTCATCTGCTTTGAAATTGACAGACATTAATTCAATAGTTTTTACACCACTTTTATCTGTAATGTATCTAGCGTTTTTCAGTTCATCACGAAATCTATCGCGTATATCACGTACGTTCTGGTGCATTAAAAATATCCCTGGAAGGATCCTGTCCATCCATCTGTTTTCTCAAATATACTACTGCGAATGAGCAATAGTTAATCATATCTTTATATGTATCTTCTAATGATTCGTTATTTGGATCTTCTTTAGATTCTAGTAAAGATTGGGCCCGAAGGAGTTTTTGTGCAATCATGTCATGAATAGTATCTATACCACGACGGTAATGCATTGCTTGCTTGATGTTAGAATTCGGATTTTGATAATCGTTAGATTTGCGTCTCTGAAGACCAGCACATTCCATTAAAACATCTAAAGAAGCAGATTGTGATGGCATAGGTAATGTAGCATCTGGCATTTTTGGTAGTTCGGGCTTCATGTGCCTTCACCTAATGATGAAATATTACGCCACGCAAGTAACAATCCATGATTTTCTTTATGTGTAGGTGCTTCCCAATCTATAGGTTTAATCAAATCTGGAAGACCAAGTGCATTAGGGCGAGTTTTATTTACGCCTGTATTTTTACTCATATTTGCTTTTAATACATTATTCCATGCTTTATTAGAGTCAATATTGAAAGCATCAAGTGTTCCAATAGCTACTACACAAAGATCTATTAAACCATCAACAATTTCTTCACAATCACCTTCTTTCCAAGCTTTCATTGTTTCATCCAGTTCTTCTTGGAGAAACCTTAATCTAAATGCTAAAAATTCATCGAACTTCGTTTCATTTTTAAGATCATCCATCCAATCAGTAACACCAAAGTGTTCGTGCATTAGACGAATATCATTAACCCAGTTACTAGACATACTTTATACCTTTCTCAATATTTTTTTTTGACGACGTTTTGCTCGATCGTATTCAATTGGGTTAACTCGAGATGTGAATAGTTTGCCATTGATATGATCGTACTCATGTTGAATTACACGCCCTAATATTCCATCAAATTTTTCTGTTTTCTTAACCCCATCTGGATCAGTAAATCTCATTCGGATAGAATCTGGTCTTTTAATTTTCATAAATAGACTTGGAAATGATAAGCAACCTTCATCTAAGAGTATAACATTTTCCGAGAAATGTACGATTGTTGAATTAAAGAAAACCATAACCTTATCTGGAAGGTCTGGATTACCTACTGCAAAAACGTTATACGGAAATCCAATTTGTGGTGCTGCAAGACCAAGGCCGCGGTGCTTAATAAGATTATATATCATAACCTCTGCTATGTACATAGGATCGGCTGGTGGATTTTCAAAGTTAAAGTATCGGCACACTCTACGAAGGCTAGCGTGGTCATGTTTTACAATATTACGATCCATTGTTTCTAGATCGGTGCGATCCTGTACAGTATCCATCCCATTCTCTCCGCGTAATTAGTTGCTAATTCTTGACTATCAAATGATAATACTTCGTTGTTTTTGTTTTCTTCACTAGCATCTACCGATATGATAGCTCGACCAGCGACCTCCTTTATATCTATAACAAATAAAGATCGGCCAGCGGTGCTTAATTTGATACCCCATTTTTGATTTTTCATGTAACCATCCTCGAAAAATTCTTAACTTTCTCAAATTTCACAACAGATTGCATTTTGTCTTGTAAGTGCTCACCCTTATGTGAAATTACGAATATGTTAGTCTCATACATTTCACCAAGGATTTCCATTAGTGTGTCAAGTCCAACGATGTCAAGTGATCCATCGAATACTTCATCGAGAATCAAGAGATTTGTGTGTGCTGAGTTTTTCATCTTTGCAACAGCACGCCATGTTAACATCAATGCTAAATCTAATCGGGACTTTTCACCTTCTGAGAAGGATGCGTAACTAAAGTCATCACGGAATCTAGAACGGATACATTCATTGAAGTTTTCATCTAGTTCAAATTTAACAAAGAATTCCATTTGAGCCAAATATTTATTGATAAGCTTATTCATAACTGGAATGTATTGCTTAACAATTTGAGTTTTGATTCCACTATCTTTTAATAGAATTCCAGCAGCTGCGAACATTTCACGCTGAATAATAGACCTTTCACGAAGGCTTTGGAGTTTCTTCGCTTTCTCATTAATTTCTTTCAGCTTAGCTTGTGCTTCGTGGATTTCACTACTATTATCTACACTAGCATGTTGCTCAGTCAGCATTGTTATACGCGTAGTAAGATTAAAGATTTCCAAACGAATTGAAGTTTCGCGCGATACAAGGAGTTGGTATTCAGATTCTAGTTTTTTAGATGCTTCTTCCTGTGCTACCAATATTTCAATTTCTTTTTGAATTCTAAGAAGTTCTTCTTGAATGTTAGATATTTCTGTCTTATGTGCAGTGAGTTTTTCATCACGGTGTTCTTTATCAATATTTTGAGTACATGTAGGACAGACTGGATTATCGATATAAAAATTACTCAGTTCTTGATGTGTCTTTATACTCTTAGAATGTATCGTCATTGTTCTATAACGCTGGTCGATATCAGCTGCTACAGAAGGTACTTTATCTATAGCAAGATCTTGCTGTTGATCTAAAACAGTATATCGTAATGCTTCTAATTGAGTAACCTGTTCTTGAACATCTGCTATTTGATCGTCAAATTTGCCTTTCTTTTCTTCTTGTTTATTGAGGATACTTTCAATTTGCTTCTTAACAAATGCAGATTTTTCACGTTCGAAATCCAATTTTGTTTTCAAGTCATTCAAAGCATCTCGGTTCTTTTGAACCTTTGCTTTAAGGAGTGTATTCATGATCGTGAAGATCTTAATATCTAGAAGGTCTTCAATAATCTCACGACGATCCCGTGCACGTAGTTGCATAAACGGTATAAAAGTAGAAGAACCCAAGATAACAATTTGAGTAAATGAAGTGTGATTCAATTTCAAAATGTTCTTTTCTAGATGTTCTTGGTAATCCTTTGAAGCAGCATCTTGGTCAATCAATTTACCATTGTATAGAATCTCAAATATGCCAGGCTTCATACCTCTAGTAATTTTGTAACTATTAGGGCCAATATCAAAATCAATTTCCACAATGCAGTTACGCTTGTTGACACTATTTAACAGTTGAGGTTTGTTGATTTTTCTAAATGGTTTACCAAAAAGAACGTAGCACAATGCATCAAGCATAGTACTTTTACCAGATCCATTTTCTCCAACGATTAAAGTTGTTGGACTTCTATTTAACTGGATCTCAGTAAAGTTGTTCCCTGTAGAAAGGAAGTTTTTGTACTTTATTTTTTTGAAGAGTATCATTCAACGATTTCCACCGACTGTGCATCAATATATAGAGTATGTAACAATTTCTTAAGTTTAGTGACATCTACATTATTTACTGTAGTATCCACGTACTTATTCATTATTGTTAATGTGTCTTCTGCCTCATCAATGATTTCTGTTTCAGACAACTTATCCATATTGCGATTATCATCAACAATAGTGACGTTAGAAGGATTTGCAGCGTATAGATTATCCAACATCAAATCAAACCAATAAGGATTAGTTTTTTCTTGGACTATAACTTTAACGTATGTGTCTTTAAATCCAGCAAAGTTGCGATTTACTACATCATTGTATTCAGCATCTAAATCATTGTAGACTACCTTATAGAACATTCTGTAAGGATTTTCAATGAATTCTAATTCACGAGTATTAGTATCAAAAATATGAAATCCGCGGGAATCTCCGTAGTCACTCCATGTTAACTCGTAAGGATTCCCGAGGTACGTGATGTTCCCCTTCTGTGATTTATGATGAAAATGACCAGAATAAACAATATCGAATTTCTGGAAAGCTGTGGTGTCCATACCGTTTTCTTGCACCATTCCACGATGCATTTCAAATCCGTTAAAATCAAAATGTCCGAAGCAAACTTCAGCATTAGTCTTTGCTATAAATTCAAGAGTATCAAGATAGTTTTCACTGTTAATCCACGGACTTATAGCAATGTCCAGACCATCAAATGAAACTTCAGTTGGATCAGCATAAAAGTTTAACCAATCAGTTCCATAACCTCTAAACAATTCAGTCATCGCGTTAACAGAATTAGTGTTACGATATGGGATGTCATGATTACCTACGATTACATGAAGGTTAATCTTTTGGTCTACGCATACATCAACAAACTGCTCTCGGAAGGATTTAAGTGTAACATAACTGATGTGTTTACGTTTATCTACAATGTCACCCAAGTGAAAGATTGTATCAATGTCGCGTTCTTTAAGAGTTGGAAAGAAGATGTTACTGTAAAATCTATCGAATGCTCTTATAAAGGTTTGGCTATCACTACGCGCACCAAAGTGCGTATCAGTTATTAGTGCTATCTTCATAGGTTGTTTCTAGTACGTTAACTACACTGTCAAACACAGTATTTGATGTATCGATTACTTTCTTAGGTTTCTTTTTCTTTAGAGGCTTACGCTTTGAATCTTCAAATTTCTTGATAAACTGGTTGATGTATTCCATAGAATGATCATCAGGTGCAGCTTTAGCGTGTGTACTAATACCATCTTCAGATTGTGTAACCCAAGAAGTGTCGACCATAGCTTTGAATTTCACATACTTTTGCTTTTCTTCTTTTAAGATCCTTCTGATAAAGGCAAAGTAAATGATTTGAGAAAAATATGCGAATGGGTTTGTAGTAACCGCTGGATTGAAATTGTCAATATACCGTAAGCAGTTTTCAATACCGTCACAAACCATTTCATCGCGATATGGATAATTAATGAATCCACGTTCCATTGATCTACGTTTGGCAATGTCCATAATAGATTTGCCAATATATTCCGGAATTTTAGGGCGATCATAAACGAGATTTTCTTCTTCTGGATCGTCGTCTAGATAGTGTCCTAATTCTTTAGCAGCAATAACTCTATCTCGGAATTTTACTACTTCTTCGCAGAGTAAAACGTTATCTACATAATCTCTGGATTTATCTCTATTTTTGACTCTTGTTCTTTTTTTCTTTTCCATTAGTGTAAATTACCCTCTTCTTCGGGTTCTAAGGATTCCAATATACGCCCATGAAATTCTTCATCAGTTTCGTCATCATCTTCTTCAATCCAAGATTTATACATATCGATGATATCAGGGTCAGCTTTAGCTGTAACAATGATGATTTTCTTTGGAATCCAATAACTTTCTATTTCATCTGGAACCTTCTCTGCAAACGGCATCCATTTATGAGCGTTACATTCATACCCTTCACTGTCACGAACAAGGCTTACAACGTAAGGGTTTGTAACAAGAAGAGATGGCGCAGATGTATCGGAGTTTGATTGAGAGTGGACAGTACCGATTACGTCCTCTCCGGTTAATAGTTTCATAAAAACGTGCATAGATTATCCTTTATTATAGATCAATTATACACTATTCCAGTATAACAGTTAACACATATCTCTTTAAAGGTTAATGTTATATATTTTGTAGTCGAATTCTTCTTCGACGTAAGCTTTCATTCTTTCTCGAAAGTGGAGATATGTGTAGTTGGGTTTCTTTGTTCTAGAAGTTTTGTCGCTGATGTCGTATAATACGGCTTTGGATTTGTTGTCTCCGGTGCGGAGTACACGCCCAATGCTTTGAAGGTTTCGTATGCGAGACTTACTAGGAGAAGCGAACACAAGGTTATGGAGATTCCTAATATTAATACCAGTAGAGAAAGTACCATAAGAGGCAATAATGATACCGTTAGAAACAGACTCAATATTGTTCCTAGTGTCTTCCCGAACTTCTGCTTTGACGCCTCCGTGTATAAATGATAGAGTTCTATCTGTTCCATCACGAGCGATTTTTTCTTCAAATAAGTCATGTAATATTTTACCGTGTTTTTCTACGTATTGGAATAGTACTAGTGTGTTTCCTTCTAATGACATGACTAATTTAGCAATGAACGCATTACGTTTTGCATTACTTACTAGATACGCCATTTCATTTGGGTAATCCATCTTACCCTTTGGTTTATCCTTATGATCAAGGATCAAACAGCGAATCCGGAAGTCTGATAGATGCTTTTCTTTAATCAGATCTTTTGTTTTCACGAACTGTTTAACTGGCCCAAATAATCCAGCAAGCACTAGTTCATTTGTCTTTGTTTCACCCAGTGTTCCAGTAAATCCAAAACGATATTGACAGTGTACGAGTTTCTCCATGATTCCTACTAAACTTTTAGCAGCAAACAGATGAACCTCATCACCTACAACAACATCAAATTGCGCGAACCAATCTTTCTTTTTCTTGTAGATAGACTGCCACGTGCATATAGTAACACCCTTAGTAATTTTATCAGATGGTCCTATCTGAATATGAGATGGTGCCATGCCATAATCACATAGATCCTTCTCCATTTGGGTGAGAAGACCTCTAGTTGGAACAATGATTAATGATGTCTTTCTGTAATATTGTAAGACGGTATAGATAATAAATGATTTACCAGATCCTGTTGGTGATACTACCAAACTTCTATCGCGGCGTATACACTCAGCAAAAGATTCTAATTGATACCGTCTTGCTTCAAAAGGTGCTTTGAGATTTTTAACAAACTCATCTGCATCCGATAAAGAAAAATTGATATCATTTGCAAGTTCACCCATTACATCGTACGTGTAGTCACGAGCGTGAGCAAAGGTCTTAACCCTATCTAGAAGGCCGATATACATCAAATGAGTCATTCGATTAAATAGACGAATCCTTCCATCCCAGATACCGTTACGCACTTTTGGGTTGAACTTAGCATTAGCAATCTCAAAGGAAAAAGCATCAGAAAGCTCCATAGCAATGCCAGGTTCACAGTCAATATACATGTGAACTTCATTATATTTTCTGATGCTTATATCCGTCATATTTTATCCAAAAAATTCTACATCTGAATTTACTAACTGAGATGCTTCTGTAATGTTTAATTGTTTGTCTTCCATAATCCTTCCTATAGTGTATATATCTTAGTATTGCGACCCAGAAATGAATTTTTGGTAATCGATTGAATTCTTGATTAAGAAATTTCTGTTGTGGAGAGACTTCATTATGTCTTCAAGAATGGCAATTAGCTCATTATTATATCCATTACTCAGATTGAGATCTATCATCTCTTTGTCTGCTTCGATATAATCTTTGATTTGAGAGTTGAGTATAGACTTTTCAAATGGCTGTCTTTTGATCTCTTCGAGATCCTTCGGATTATTCAAATCTCCGGAATAGTACTCCATTAGTTTTATCTGGAGTAGTTTTCTTTTGCGTTGTAGCAGAATTCTTTGTTTACGTGATCTAGCAAGTAGTTTCAAATACTTAGATAACATTTTAGGGATATCGTATATGGAACGTTGTAGATCTAATTCATTCAGTGGAGCATCTATAATCCACATTGCAATTACTTCATCAATTGTCATTACTACCTCTTCTAGTTACTACTAGTATATGCAGAAGCAGCAAGATTATTATACCATGCTTCTACCTTTCTGTAAAGGTTTAAATCACTCTTTAAAGGTGTATTGCATATACTCAAAGGTTACCGTTGCTTTCAGATATCGCAGGTCACCACTTGTTGATGAAAAACTGAGTTCTGATAAATCTGTTGGCCAAAGGTTTTCAAAAGTAATTTGAAGGCCGTCTGAATGATTTGAATTTAGGATGAATAATGTGCCATCAGAAACTGGACCTTTATCATTCAGAATTGTATTACTTTCACTTGGTGTTGCTGGAGCTAATCCGAACATCCAATTATGGATTTCTTTGTAATTAATGAGATTTTCATCAACAGCAAAATTGAGTACTAGTGGGCTCCAAGTCAGTTTACTTCCATGCCGTTGGTGTCTGTGGAAAGGCATAACAGATTCAACACCACCCAAACTTATCGATGGTAACGATACCTCTTGAGTAAAGTATTGTACGTTTGGAGTTCTTTCAAGTATAAAGCGGAAACCTTTATCGGAAAGAAAATTTTGGCTTGGATTTACTGGCATTACTGATTCCTCTTTTATGTATCTATACACACAAAAAAGGGAGCCCGAAGACTCCCCTGAAATTGGCCCCTGACAGAAGCTCTTATTTTTGTCGAACCAGTTTTACATAAGGTTCTTGATAGCAAACAGACGGTAGTATACGTTTGCGTCAGCTTCTGGTCGTGCATCCGGGTTGGATAGAACAGCAGCACCTTTCGAGAAAGGATTGACAGCAATTGCGTAACGAGTCTTGAAAGCGATCTTTGGCTGGAATGTCTGTTCACCGATTGAGCGAACCATCTGTAATGGAACGTATGGGCAGTAGAATAGACCAGCGTCGTACTTGTTGCTTCCCTTGAAGCCAACGTTTGCGTACTGCAGACCCTGAGCAGATGCGAAGTAAGGATCAACATAGACCTTGAACTGACCGTTAAGTACTCCAACGAATGTGTTACCAGTATCGTCAACCTTAAGATCGTTATTCAAAGCAGGAGTATAATCCAGTACACCAGCCATGCGAAGAGCCGAAGCTACATCAGATGAACAGATTAGGATGTTACCCTTACCACGTCTTGTATCCTTAGCAATCTTGTTAGCTTCACGTTCTAGCTGGAACATAAGGCCCTTGAAACGTTCTACCGACCAACGGCCGTTAGCGTCTAAGTCAAGATCGAAAGTACCTGCAGTTGCTACGTTCTCTTGAGCACCAGTCTTAGCGATAATGTTGATAAGACGAACAATTTCGCGGTTAACTTCTGCTAGAGTTTCTGTAGCAAGGATATTAGCAAGTTCTTTTTCAGCATCCAAACCGTGAACGGCTTTAAGATCCTGTGCAAGTTCTGTTGTGTATTCAGCTTTAAGAGCACGACTCTTAACAGATACGGTGAACTTCTCAATACTGAATCCCATTTCTGAGAAAGGATTGGATGTAGTATCACCAAGTGCTTCAGCAAGAGCTGTTGCCATTGCTTGACGAACACCATATGTACCCGAAGTATCATGTGGATCGTTTAGCGCTGGGTTAGAAGATGCTGGGAAGTTATCTGTAACGTCATAAACGCCACCAATAACGTTGTTAGCAAGAGCTGAGAATCTAGTATCAACTTCGTTATAGAAAGTTTCTTGACGAGATGCAGCAGTCGAGCCAGGCTGTACTGTTCCAGCTGGAATAGCATCAACAATGTACTGTGAGCGCATTGCAAAGATAAGACCAGAAGGTCCGGACATTGGCTGAACACCACAGATATCATAAGCCATCATCTGAGGAGCGGAACGTCGAATCATGCCGATTAGGACAGGATCGTATGTATCCATCTGACCACCACCAGCCGCGTCAACGACAGCGTTTGAAGGTGCTGCTTCACCAAGCAATGTTGGTAGCATGTGTGCAGGCGTACTTGCCGTATCTTCTAACTGGTTTTCCAGTAGACGAATTGTTACTTCTCTTCGGTGCTGATCTGTAATCGGTGGAAGGTCAGGATGATTGATTACATCGTCCCAACGAGCTTTCATCGCTTCAGTTAGACCCTGAAATTGTTGTGCCATTGTGAGTTCTCCTAGATAACCTAATATGGTTTATTTTAAGTTATTTATAAGTTAGTTTATTTTAAGTGATGTTATACGATTCTTGAGATAGCTTCCGCTACACCTTTAACTCTATTTGCAGAACGAGCTTTATTAGCGTCTTCATCTAATTGAGTGTAAGGATTTACGTCTTCGTTAAGAGTCTTCTTGCTTTCGCTTAGAGTCTTCTTGTTAGGATTAACATCGAAGTAGTGCTCACTAATAGTAACCAACTTCTTGCGGTAATCACCAGCTGATCCAGCATCTACAGATTCTGCAAACACTCTTAGCTTTTCGAAATCGGAGTCAGAAAGATCTTCACCAACTTCTTCTAGCACAGCAGTCTTTTCGAAACCTTTAACAGATTCGCGAAGATGTACGTTTTCTGAAGTAAGACTGTTTAGATCTTCTTCAAGAGATGCGACCTTATCACCGAGAGCAGTAACTGCATCTACTTGGTCTTCTGGAATATCAACGTAATGTTCTACGAATAGTTCTTTCAGGCCACCAAGGAAAGATTCAACAACTTCTGATTTGATTCCAGATGTAATTGCTAGTTTGTTCTCGTCGCTCCACTGTTCAACAACATAGTCAAGATATGTGTCTAGTTGCTCTGTGAGCTGGTCAAGCATTTCTTCTTTTTCAACTTCAATATTTGCATTAGCTTCTACTACGAATTCTTCAATTCGTTCGTTAGCCTTTGCAGCAACTGCAGCTTCAAAAATTGTGGATGCTTTTACACGGAATTCTTCTGTTAACTCTTCGCCTTCAAACAAGCCATCAATTTCTACTGAGAAATCAACTTCGTCTTCAGAACCTTCTACTCCTGCTCCTTCGAACATGTTAGAGTAAACGGCAGCGATTTCACTTTTATCCATTCCCTGCATTTCAGAAATGATGTTGTTGATGATAGCAAACTTGCTTTCCATCTTTCCACCACGGGTTTCAACGCCCTTGAGTTTAGCTGCAGTAGCCTTACCCTTCATCTTAATTGAAGCTTTGTTCTTTTTATCGGACATAGCAATAATAGTAGCATCTTCAGATGGATCACCCATAGATGCTTTACCTTCTCCTAGATCATCCGAATCTTCAGCAGAAGCCTTCTTACGCTTACGCCGAGGTGTTTTATCTTCGAGCTCATTATCGTCATCATCTAACTCTGCTGCAATTTCTTCCTCAAGCTCGTCAATGATATTTTTGTCTGGCATAACCGCTTCTCCCTCTTAGGAAATATTTAGTTTGTAACTATAAAAGTATTTATAAGAATGTGTTCTTACAGGTTACGTAAGAACCTATGAAATAGAGCAAGTTTAGTTTCTTGAAGTTTGCTCTTGCTCATTCCATTGATTTGGTGTTTGATTTCTTCTGAAATCCAAGTCTTGCGATCAGAATCATAATAGAACTCTCTACCTTCCATAATACCTTTAACGAAGGCATCTGGAGCAGAAGGATCAGAAACGATATCTGCTGGTGTTGCTAATGTGAAATCTTCTTGAACTTCACTAGCTCCATCTCTATCACGCAGTGAACCCATACCACGTGATGATACACCAAGTCTAGAACCTTCGTCGACAAATGTCTTAGCAATTTCTCCATAAGGCGTAGCAATAATTTTTGCTTTACCGATGAAGTTATTACCTTCTTTAACAAGTGATTGTGTTAAATGCGACACTCTCTCAAGGTTAATGGTTGGACCGTCTGGGTGACCAAGTTCTCCATATCCAGCATTATGTTGAATTTGAGATTCATTAATTTTGTTAACTTCTCTTTCAAGAATACCCATTGGATATGATCTGCCATTGCGATTCTTAATATCGCCCTGCATGAACACACCTTCAATATAGTAATTCTTTCCACCACTTTTAACTGACTCCGAAAATGTTTCGACATCAGTAAAACGTACTTCGGTAATCAGTTTCATATTATGCTCCTGAACGTTTGTGAAGTTTAATCAAGATACTAGCGTTACCAGATCCTGATAATTCAAATACACAATTGGAAGTCATATGCATAGAATTTGATTCTAAACGCATTTGATTATCTGCACAATTCAGATGTCCATTACCATGGGCGCGCCACATTTCGTGATCGCCGCGTTTAACAGACCAGTATACACCAGAAGGCGTAGACCAAGCAATATCAGCAATAGTCATATCAACAACAGTTTCACCAATAACGTTAGCGCCATTGAGTGTATCGTTCATTCGAATATGGCCGTTTGATGTAGCACGAACTACAACAACACTAGTTCCTCGGCTGCCGTGATTTTGATTAAATGTAAATTGTTGTGCCATGATTTAGCCTCTTTTACTCATAGAACTTAGAGCGCTCTTTAATGAAGTGAGAGAAGTAGATTCACTAATACCAGGTGTAGTATTCTCTTTAACTGTAGGAGTTTTCCAATCGCCTTGGTTACTATCTGTAGGTCTTTTACCAGCACGTGGTCCAGGCATTTTACCAGAAGTATCTTTTACAGCGTTTAACTTTTCGTCTGGGCTTCCACCTTCGAACTTTTTACGTGATTGCTTCTTAGTCTTTCCGCCACTTGCGGCATCGAAATCGTCTTCGCTAGTAGTTTCAACTTTGTGGATAGCGCGAAAATCCTCATCGCCCTTAGACGTAACAGGTGGTCCTTTTTCATCATCATACTTCTTTTTATACTTAGGATCGTAATCCGTCGCTTCTTTAAGGATTGTCATTAATTGGAGAGAATTCATTAGTCGTCCTCCTCGTCCTCATACTCGTCTTCATCAGAATCATCTTCGCTAGATTCGTCATCTTCTTCGTAATCAGATTCTTTCTTCTTCTTTTTACCGTAGTCATCTTCTGACTCTTCATCGTCACAACCTTCTGCAAAAAGGTTAGCGCCTAATGAAAAACGATCTGCTTCAATTGCTTCCATTGAACGTGACTGCAATTCATCTTCGATAATTGTTCGGAACTGGTGGCTCTCGCCATTGAATAGTGCAACTAGTGCATCTCTTGTCGACATAATCATTCTCCATATCTTTCTTTAAATGTATTTATAAGTTCGGGTTTTGGTTAACTAAATTTGAAATAATCAGATATTGTCATAATTTTCTTACCAAGATATTCACCCCAAGTTCCTGTTGCTTGTAATGTAACATCACTAAATGGTTGTTTAAAGACTCTCTCAGCAATGTCTTCTTTATCAGCATCAGATAATGAAGGTGCGCCAGCTGTTGAAATTGAATGTCCTTCTGCTTGAATGTTTTTAACTCTAACACCAGCAGAATATGCGATGGGTTCACCTGATATACCACCAACTAGATTTCCGCCTTTAACTACAGCAGAATAAGTTCCAGCTTCAAAGAGTATGTCCACATCATCTGCTAATTCACAATCAATTCCAGTTGTGATTCCAGTATCAAGTGTAAACTTACCAGAAGCAGCAGCAAAGATAGGATCTTGGACTATACCATCTTCAGATGATTCTTCAGTTCTACCCAAATTCACAATGTCTTGTACTTCAAGAGTACTTTGCCCACCCGCTACAGTAAAGCGCCTTGTATATTGATCATAAACAAATGACATTAGATTACCACCACATCTTCAATTTGGATGATGTAAAAACTTGCTGCATCATTTGAGACAGTTGCTTCGGAATAGAATGGAACGTATCTTGTTCCAGTAGTACTCTTTCGCACCCTAATAGAAAGGATATCATCATCTGCAGCGTCCATATCAGTTAATGTTAACGATGTACCAGACACCACTCCACTAGATAATTGAGTTGATGTAGTTCTATTGTACACGCGATACGTACTACCATCGATAATATTATCAATACTAATTGTTGCAGCGTTAAGCGATATCAATGCCGCGTTTTGTGCAGTTGTAGATGTTATGAACGGAATGTTTAAGAAACGTGGTTGATGATTTGGTACTGCTGCAGTAAGATTTGAAATTCTTAGTTTAAACAATACACCAAGAGTGTCACTTATATCCTCCTCACCACATATTCCATAATACGCAGTACAACTGATGGTTTCATTAGTTAAAGTGTGAGCAGCATCAACAGTAAGAGTTGTAGTTGAAAGCGCACTTACTTTATACCAACCATCATTACTCGCAGTACCGGAAATACGAATCATCGTATCGGCACTCGCATACAGCATTAGAGGTTCATCGAAATCGTCGTCCGCCCAATTACCAGAGCTACGTACAATTGTTTTAGCGGCGGCATCAAACGTCATGGACTGGGTGAAAGTATCACCGTTGTCCAATGCTCTCCACGTATCATCCGCACCACCCGCGACCCATCCATTACCGTCGCCCTTGTCTAGTTGATACTCAATGGAATATTGAGAACCGCTGGCAGCATTTGTCGGCATATCTGTGTAATAGGCGAAGGAAGAACTACCAACCCATCCTGAAATTCGCTCGGCACTATCGAAACTGGTGATCCCGTAAAGAGGCGTTCTAGCTGTAAATGTTATTTTATCAGATGCACTAGCAGAGAACCATATTGCACCCGTCAATACGGTATCACCTTCCAGCGTAGCGTAAGGTGATACCGTTCCCAAACTCTGCGTTAGGAATACACGCAAGTATCCGGTAGTATCACTTCGGAAGTTAGTTGAGAATGGGTCGTTGCATGGCGATACATACCCCGGATAAAACGATCCTTGGAAAGCATCAACTCCATTACTACCATAATAATTAAGTACGGTAACTCCTTCAGTTGGGTAATATCTAGTGTCGTACGCTTCTGGGTTTCCAACATCTTGTACTGTGTGGAGAGAAGAACCAGTCATGTTTCCAAAGTGATATGCAGAAGCTGCTTGGGGTTGGTTTTTAAACCAGATTCTAGCTAGTCGTATACTAGGGGTATCAGAGATCTGGAAAATGTTTGCATTCGAGCTCATAGTTCCTAGATCAAGGGGTGCTGCTCTGGTTCCAAAATTCTGTAGCTTGAATGGACCATAATTTGAAAAGATCCGCATAAAGTAATAGTTAGTAGCTACCGATTGGATGTATGGCCCTAATATAGTTAATCCATCCAATGTCACGCCCGCGCAAGCACTAATATCCGCCATATATCTCGCTGCAATAGTGTGGGCTGTATTAGTTTTTGTAGCCATCGTCATGTTAGTCAACTTAACATTGTTGCAGTTTCGCATGTGCAGAGGACTGCCCCCACCAATCATAGTCACATCATTAATCACAATGTCATTGACGTTAATGATATAGAGAGGATACTCTCCAAAAAAACCCGGATTTAAAAATGCACAATATAGCCCATTGATAACCACCCCATCTGATGAGGTGATTACGAACCCCTTTGATAACCTACCAGTATCTACTGCAACTGATAAAATTGGGCCAATTGTTAAACCACCTCCAGCGCCAGCTATAAAAAATTGTCCAGAGTTACTATAATGATTGGTGACTGGTGCAGATCCAATATTTTCGAATTTACGAATGCCTCGAATTAGGTTCCATTGGCACTTACCAAACATACCCACATTGTCTACGTAGATGTTGTTAAGATCATCGAATTTACCTTCCCAGCCTCCAAATATAACCGTGTCTAGGGATAATTCACCTCTAGCACCGTTACCACCCGCAGTCCAGTCTGGGTGCATAGCACTTGAATCCGACGCTTGAGTAGGAAAATATGGTGTTGTGTAATCAGTTGGTTCATCATGAATTCCCATGTACATATTTGGGATCTTGATGATTGCATTATTAGGAGGAATAGCTCCATTGATATCATCACCAAATAGTATACTAGTACTTGCATTTGCTTGTTCAAAAATACGGCCCAAAACTCCCGCTTCATGATTAGCCATACCAAGACCTTCTCCAGTACCTTCCACGTTGACCCACATGTCAAATACACCAGAACTTTCCGCAGTTTCTACCCAAATAATTGGAATTTTACCAGAAGTATAAGATGTAAATGTTTGGTCAGCTGTACCATCACTAGTACCAAGTTCCCACCAAGTACCTTGTATAGTGATAGGTACATTGATGCTTGTAGTCCAGTTACCATTAGAACGATGGAGAATTTCAAGAAATCCTACTGTGTCTGCACCATCAGCAGATGCTTCCCATTCACCAGTACTTCCAGTTTTACGAATAAGTTCGTTGTCTGTGAAAGTACCAGTAACTTCTCTGAATTTTAAATATCCAGCTGAAGATTGATGTGAAGCGTTAGGTACCATAGATGAATCGAGGAATTGGATAATTTGACCTACTGCACTAGAATCATCACCAGTTATAGTGTCAAACATAACAGGTACTGGAGTTCCGGTACCTCCATCGTATTTGATTAATCGAGTACGGGTGGAATCATAAGTCACAGATCCTTGTGTACTAGCTTGAGTGGCCCATGGGCCACTAATAGATAACCCATATGACCAATTAACTTCTTCATCACAAACAAAGTCAAGACCAGTTATTAATATAAGATCAGTATCGGTTAAGATTCCATTCGCGTCCATTAAAGCAAATGTAGCTTCTGTTGTTAGGCTGTCGATGTATCTAGTAGCCATTAAATCGTATCATCCGTTACTGTCCAGCCTTTTTGTACATTTATAACAAAATCATTAACTTTGCGAATTGGTGAAGAATCATCCCAAATCATATTTGCTCCATCAATATACTGTTGATCTACTAGATCTGGAAATCGGACGCCACCAAAAGTAACTGAAATTTGTCCAGATTCAGTATCGTGTAGTACATGTCTACCATGTATAAAAGCATCGATAAAGAAATCATTTCCTGCTGTAACTGCTTCGAGAGTCAATGTCCAGCCACCTCTCGCGATTAACAATTGAGACTGAACATCTGCTACTGGATTCATATCTAACCAAGCTTCTCTTAATGCAAAGTAATATTCTTTATCAGTGTCAAACACTAACACACCAGCACCTGCATCACTTATTGTTAACACTCTTGTTGCATAATTTACGTGCATGGTACGCCCCGCAAATGTTGTAGAGTCTTCCATTGTATATCCTTTATTAGGTTACGATATCGTCTGTTGTTCTCACTGCTGATACTGTGAATCCAGTACTTGTGATTGTTCCTTCAGCACCAAATGGAATAATACCTTTCTTACGGCAACGAGCAAGTACTGGAACATCAGCATTATAAATGATTGATGTACTGTGTGATGTTGTACTTGCTGTTAAGTCAATAAATGGTACATAAACTTGGGCTGCATTTAAATGATTTTCATCTAATCCACTTGCATGATCTGACACATCTAGAGTAAATGTAGAAGTTGCCCATGATGAATATGTATATCTCTTTTCATTGACACCTAAGCGAATTGTTCCAGTCGCTGGTGTATCAGATGAAATTGCTTCATTAACAACAACTGTTGCGTCAGTAGTACTTGCAGCGCCATTAAGAGTATATTCTGCTTTATCAAGTGATCCAGCAATTCCAGTTAATCTTGCGATAAGAAGTTGGTCACCAGAAACAACAGATCCGAATAGAATTGTTACGCTAGAAGGTGGTACTTTTGTTAATCCAGCTGCATCGATAAGTTCATAGTTGTTTGAATCGGCACCAGCCATATCAATGATAAGAACGCCTTGCGCGCCGAAGAATTTACCACCAGCAAGTGTACCTATTGGTGCAGATTTGACTACGGTATATGTTGCTTCATTTTCAGAAGTATATAGTTCACCATTACCAGGTGAAGCAGTTCCTGGTAATGCACCACCGCCTCTACGCGTAACATATTTAAAGTACATATATGCTTCAGCAATTGTGTCAGTGTTAAGATCAGCAGTCATGTTATAATTTTCAGATCCACCAGTAGCATCAACATCGGCAGTTGTATCGCCCCAATTGAATACTACGGAAGTAGAAGTTTGGTGAATTTCGTATTCATCTGCTGTTACAAAATTATCACCAGAACCACCAGATAATCCACCACCTACAGTAACAGTTGTAGTACCAACTGCGGTGATTACACCACTAGATCCATCTGAAATATTTGTTACTGTATATCCAGATGTTAAAATACCAAGTGCTGTGAAATCTTTTGTAGAATCAGTTAAGATAGTTGCGTGAGTTCCACCTGTATGAGCACCCTGCGCCTGATCGTCATCAGCATCGTCGGCGATCGCGATAGCGAAAGGTGTTCTACCAACAGCTGTTAATGCAGGCTGATCGAAATAGTCATAAGAAAATCCAAGCTCTCTAGCCTGTACTCGAAGGTCACCAGAATCAATAGTAGCGCCTGAATCTACAGTAGCAACTAAAATATCAATTTGACCACGGGTCCACCAAGCTGCACCACCATCTGTTACTTCATTTGTAATGGTAGAGCCGTTTTGCACAACCATTAATTTAATTTGTGAAATATCGTTACCAGAACCTAGAGTGAAGATATTGTGCCATACTGTTTCACCAGTGATAGACGCAGCAGTCGATGTTCCTGTTCCTGTTCCTGCAGTTACAGATGTAGTAACACCAGTACTGAAGTATCCAGCGCTTTGTGTTGCTGCAGTTCGGACATACCAAATTGTACCTGCACTGTTGTAACCTACCAATGTACCGCTGTTGGTGCCATCAGTAACCACTTTACCAATATCACCAGATACTGCACCTGCAGTTGAACCAAAAGCGATCTTGTGAATGAATCCACTCCAGCCTGTTGTATCGATACCACCACCACTAAGATATTTAGTAGCTTCTGGATCTAAAAACCACGGCGAAGCAGCATCAGCTTCAATTGAGCCAACACGATAAGCGGTTGGTGTTAGAAACTTCATTGGTACATCGTTCGTGATGTCTAAATCAGTATCATCCGCGTCATCTGCTTCATCCATGATCCATGAGAAGAATGCATTTGTTGTATAAACCGTAGTACCAGAAGAGTGATAAATTCTTCGATTTGTACGGTCAATTGTAAAGTCATCAGCAATTGCCATTGGTTACACCTTTCTTATTATTATTATTTTTAAACGTCGTATACGTAGCTAGCTCTATCATCCCAAGTTTGCACGAAAGTAGCTTGATTGTTAGCCCAAAGTATATTTGTTGTGTCATCCGAATATGCTGCAATTCTTTTAATTCTCCAAACAGGATTTGCAGTTACAGCACCCGGAAGTGATTCGCCAATGTAAGTAAAGGTGTTAGCGCCATTAACGGTACTATCATCTATAAGCTTATCATACATAGTTTCCACATTAGTTGTCACGGTATCTGTCACAGTATTTATAAGAGTTACCATGTTGTAAGAGCGAAATTTATTAATTGAGTCATCCCATAAAAGGACATCGTTATTAGCAAGTTGCCCACGATAATTTTGTACTACATCATCCATTTCTAGAATTCTTGTAGAACCACCGCCACCTAAACTAGACATCTGTGTTTGAGTGAGTCTTCTATATTCATCGAACTCAAATCTTAATCTAGAATATTCTTTTCCAGTGTGATCTTTGCCATCTCTTCCAGGCGCACCATCTTTTCCATCAGTTCCATGTAACCCATGATTTCCATCAGTTCCATTTATACCGTCACGGCCAGGATCGCCTATATTTCCTTTTAGACCTGGTCTTCCATTACGCGCAGGACGTGCATCTCGACCATCTCTTCCAGGTGGTCCTTCTTCACCAATGATATTAACACCATCACGACCAGGAAGACCACGGAGTCCTCTTGGTCCTCCAGATGCACCAGTCTCGCCTTTCTCACCAGCGGGTCCTGGTACGCCAGGTTGAGAAAAGCTTTCGGGTAATACTTCAGGAATGCTTGTTAAAAGATCTTTCTTGAATTTGTCTAATCTCTTTTCAACGAAGCTTACTATCGCGCCAAATAATTTAGCTTCCGCTATCTTCATCAGTTAAATCCCCAAGATAGTTTGTTACGCTTTCTAGAAACAATTTTTCTTCAGGCGCTAATTCAGTGTTGTAAGATTCTCTCTTTGGTGGATTTGCTGGTTCGCCTGCGCGGGGACTAGCATCATTAGGTCCTCCTGGTGGTGCAGGTCTTCCCTGTGCTGCTTGACCTCCAGGTTGTCCTGGCTGCCCACCTTCTTCTCCACCCCAATCATCAAATGGTTTAGATGGATCTTCATTATCATCAACGAACCCATCATCATTTTCATCCATTTCGCGATTAATTTGGTCAATATCATCTTCACTAAACTTCAGGATATATTTCTTTACCCATTCGCTTGAAAAATATTTACCAACGTATGCATCAACATCGTTCAGGATACTAAGGCGTTCTCTCCAGATTTCTGTGTCTTTAAGTTCTGAGAAGTAGTTATCATTCTGCCAATCATATGAGATTTCTTGGCGAACAGATTCCCATTCTTCACTATTGATTACACCTTTTAGAACTAGTTGAGTTTCAAGTAAATCATCGAATAATTCTGAGAATTGTGCACGAAGTCTAGTAATAAACTTAGCGAATTTGATTTCATCTCTTGAGATTTCTTGACTTCGACCTAAGTTAAATGTGTTTTCAGATTCCTGTCTAGCAACTGGAACTCCTAGCGCTTTATAAAGGTTCTTTCTGAAGTATAGAATATCTTCGATTTCACCAAGATTCTGAGCACCAGTAAGTGTTGTTACTTCCGTTCCTCTACCACCTTCACGACGTGGGAACCAGTAATCTTCCATCATTGTTAGGAAGCGTTTTTGATCTTTGATTTCACCAGTACTTGCGTCATAAGCAACTTTATTTCGATGCTTATTCATTTCCTTATTAACTTGCTCTTCGGCACGTGCACGAGGAAGGTTACCGGTATCGATATAGAAGATTCTACGTTCTGGCGCTCTAGCAAGGCGATAAATTACGATAGCATCTTCAAGCGTGTTAAGCATATTCAATGCTTTAGTTGCCTTACTTAGCCAAGATAATGGAACACCAGATAGAGGACAGATTTGACCAGAATGAATGTATGCTACTGAATCCTTAGCGATAGCAAATGAGCCAACTCCAATTCCTGCATGTGTAGGAGCTGAAGCAGCTGCTTGGAAAGCACCGGCTGGGGAGTACATGAAATATTCATTAGTACGTAAATATACAGAAATCCCAGTGTTGGGATCCTTTTGCTTGATGTGTTCTTTAACCTTTTTGATACGGCGGGGATCAATGTACCGTAATTCTTGAAGCCCTTCAGTAGGTTTTTCTACATCAACAATTTTGTGATAATGCATTCTACCATCAACATACCAAGATCTAAAAATTTCATAACCTCTGTTATTGAAATCCAAAAGTTTCAGTACATTTCTAAATTCATCACCAATCTTCTTTTTAATTCTTGGTGTAAACTTAACGTTGTCAGTATTGATTTCTACGATGTCACCATCTTCACTTAAGATGATTGCTTCGTTTACAATGTCTTGAATAGCATTATCAGCTTCGAATTTATGAGCCATCACACGATATTTCGTGATCATCTCACCTTCGTTAGTAGCGGTTCCTTCAAAATCTACGAAAGCACCACTCGCGCCACCAGTAGCGATTTCGAGTGAACCGTCTTGAGTATCTGGTGGAACGAAGGATAGATTAACTGCTTGATCTTCAAGCTCATCTAACTTCTTTATTTCAAATCCGAAAAGACGCATACAGTTGTTATCCTTAGGTCAAAGGGGAGAGAGCCTCCCCTATAATAATTATGAAGTTGCTAGATCTACAGCTGTAGCGAACGCTGATCGTGCAGTAATGTTAGCTCGGTTAGTTCTGGTAGCTACCCAATAATCCATTGAGAAGGTAGTATCAAAGTTTACAATTTCATCATTACCCCAGTCAAGCTGGATAGGTGCAATTGCAGTTGGAAGAATTCCACGAATTTCGTAGGTTCTTAGAATGTTACCAGTTTTACCATAATGATTTACAGTACCAGTTCCTTTGTACTGAGAAGTCTGCAGTCGAGCAGGATCACGGACGTTAGATTCAAATCCGTTAAGAGCTTCAGACCACCTTTCTAGACCGTCTCTAATTAGATAGTCTTCATCATTGATAATTGTTACCGTCCAATCTTCAAAGGTACGGTTACCTGCGAACTTAAGTTCACGGCCGAAATACGGTTGTGTTACAGTGTTAAGAGTCGCCCCAGGGATCTGAGTCGCTCTTGCCATAAAGTTGATTTCTGGTAGCTCGCCACCCGGCCACGTGATAATCACGTCGAAGAGATTTGAACGAGATCCACCGAACTCTAGTGCGCTGTAAAATTCGTTAATTGAGAATGCCACTATATAGTTCTCCTATTGTTTGCTATATTTATCAGAACTTTCCAATGACTTCTTCGAATTCTACACCAGTTCTGACAGCGACAAAGTTCAATTGAATGAAGTTAATGCTGCGTGCTGGTTTAACGTAGATGTCACCAACGAATTCATTTCTATCGATAATTTCTGGAGTGTTGTTTGACTCATCACATACAACACGGAAATCGTAAATTCCACGACGGCCTTGGATATCACGAAGGTAAGGTTCGATTAGGTTACGGAACTGAGCTCTTGTAAATGCATCGTTGAACTCGAATAGAGCGTACTTAGCAGCAGTTGCAATTGCCTTTTCCATAACGATGAATAGACGACGTACGTTGATTCTATCGAATGCAGACGGACGTGTTAACATTGTCTTGTCACCGTAAAGTACGGTACCTTCACCAGGGAAAGATACAACAGGGTTAATGTTGTTCTTGTATAGAAGGTCGCGATGTGCTTTACGTGGGTTATATGCAAGCTTAGCAATATCGCGAATCTTACCGCGATTGAAACCAGCAGGAGACCACCAAGCGTCACGAACGTTATCAGTTAGTGCCATTGTACCAGCAACAGAACCGTTCAGAGGTACATAACGGTAAACGTCATTGTACTTGTCGTAGCGGTACTTCCAACCGGAATCCATGAAACCGTATGAGCTTGATACATTGATAGAATCCTTGAATGCAACAACATCATCTGCTTCAGCACCAACATAAACAGCGTTATCTACAACATCTGCTCGTTCTGGAGAGATGATAGCAACACAGTCCTTACGAACTTCAGCAATATCTTGAATCAGATGTTGTGCAATTGTAGCAGTCGCATCAGCGCCCATTACAAGAGATACATCAACTTCTTCAGCATCTACGTAAAGGTCATAAGCATCAATTACTTCTGCTTCTGAAGGAGCATTACCGTCAGTACCATCAGATAGACTGTTAGAAAGAGTTGCACCAAGATCACTAGCATTCGCGAATGTTAATGAAGCGGCAGCAGCTGCGGTTGCAGAAGCAAGGCCAAGAGTTGTGTGAGGGTGTTGTGCCCACCATACAAAGGATGACTTTGTGTTAAGTATTGTCTTGTAATAATTCGAACTACCATCTGTGTTTCTTGCATCAGATGCACGAGAAACAAATGGGTATATTTCAAGAGCAGAACCTTTCACACCAGTCCATTCGCCATCTTCATCAATAACGATAACGTGCATTTCATCATTAGCACCAGATTTAACTGTAGCATATGAAGATGTTCCTGGAGCACTATTAAAGTTATCGAAGTATTCCCAACGACGCTTAACAACTCCAGATACAGTAGTCACGGCAGTAGTACCACCTAACTGATAGCTTGTTGGAGCAGCTTCTAGAATTACTACTGAAGAAAGAGCGTTCGATGTAATCGAAGCAACTTTAACATCAATACGTACAGTGCTGTTTGCGTAACTTAGTTTGTCTCCGGCGGAAACTGTTAAAGCAACGTTAGCTACTGCAGTAGTCTTCATTGTAGTGTTAGCAGCTTGAATTACCCAAGCAACAGCTGGTGTAGATTCATAAGTGTTAGCGCCTTGGCAGACAGCTACTTTTAAAGAATTACCCAGGGCACCTGGCCACTTAGCAACCCAAGTACCAGCAGTACTAAGAGAAGTAAGACCATCTTTTGTTTCGTAATCGTCGTCATTAAGTACGCGAACAGAGGTACCAGAGCTGGTAGCATTATTAGCACCGTTATCAAGACGTGTAATATATAGCTGATTAGCATAAGCTAGGAAATCTGCTCCAGTGAACCATTCTTGATAATTATCATTGTTTGGCTTTCCAAATTGTGCAGCATATACTTCCTCGTCAGTAACAAGTACGCGTTTTTTCATTGGCCCCCAATGATATTGTCCAGCTAATGCACCAACTGAGACTGACACTGCAGGTACAATACCGGTAAGGTCAATTTCGCTGGTATTAACGCCTGCTGATAGTTGAAATGGCATAATTCATCTCCCCGTGGTGATTATTTTTGTTGTTATTGAAAGCGGTTAGTAGCTTTAATTGTATTTATAAGAAAAGTGATTTACCATTGTTCAAACCCACTACCATTAAATCCGTCTCCATCATCACCAGTACTAAATCCACCAAGTCCAAATTTCTGCATAAGCTGCTCAGATTCTAATTGTTGTTCAAAATAATCAGCGTGATCTGGCATGAATCCAAAAGGAGTACTTGAATCATAAATTGAATCTGCACGTTGCTCTAGAAGCTTCTGTCTAAAGTTTGTGTTCGTAATATCTTTAAAGAATTCCTGTTCAGAAGCCCAAGCAAGGAGTACACAGCAGATTACTAAATCGTCTTTAGCTCCTTCTTCTGCTTCATAAGAATCTTTACTAACAATAAACGTTGAAAATTCTCGGATCAATTCATAGTCATGCAACATTAGCTGATCGTTTTCAATCATTGATCTAACGTTAGCACAACCAATTCGTTTAACTGCTTTGGTTGTTCTTACGCCTTTTTGAGATGATCCAGAGAAACCACCACCGATAACTTGTCCTGCTCGACCTTTAGTAGATGTGAATACTACGTACTCATATTCTAGATCGTTATGGAGAATGTCAGCAATTTGTTGGCCGTTGTCATTTATTTCTATGAGAGTAAATGCTTGATTGTACCACTTCACTACTTGGAAAATAATGTCTGGATATAGTAAAGGATCAATGAGATTATCTGAATAAGCAGCAACTACTCTGAAAGGATATTCCGTTAAATCATACACTATGAAGGCTGAGTTATCGATACCCACTCCTCGTGATGTATCAACAGTGCAGAAATATGTCCGCCCTACTTCGGGTTCTTCATAGATTCTCAGTGCACCTTTATACTCTTCAAGCATAGGTGTAGTAAAAGCAAGTCGGCGTAGAACATCTGGAGAAATTAATGTGTTACTTGATCCAATAAATTCTGCTTCAAATTCTTGGCGGAATTGACTCTCACTAGTATTAGCGATAGTCTTCCTTTTCCATTCTTCATCACGCCCAGGAATGTCTGACCAGTAAACAGGAACTGGAACGTAATCGTTTCTACCTTCTGAAGCATCTGTCCAGAGTTTGTAGAAAAGGTCGAAACCGTTTGGTGTTGAAGTGATAACAACTTTTGTCTTTTTACCAGAAATAATTGTAGGATATACTGATGTGAAGAAGTCGTCTTGAAGACCACGTTGTACGAATGCAAATTCGTCAAGATAAAGGAAGTTGATTGAGTATCCACGGATAGCAGTAGAAGCTGTAGCAGATGCTAGAATTCTACTTCCATTTTCTAGTGTAACACTTCCTTTATTCCATTCAACTACACCAATTTGCAACCATTTCGGTAAGTTTTCAAAAGCGCGCTGCACTCTAGAAAGGATTTCGATGGATGTTGCGAGTTTGTTAGCTAGAATAGCGCATGTGTAATTTGAGTTAAACAGTACATGCCAAAGAATTACAGCAGCTGAAGTAGTAGTCTTTCCAGCCTGTCGTGGAGTTTTGATTATAGTGAAACGATTATCAACAATCGTGTTCGCCATTTTATCTTGGAAATCCCATAACTTAAATTTTATGAGACCTTCATCAAGGTTAATAATGGTGATGTGATTATTGATGAAATATGTAACACTTTCAGAGCATTTAACATATTCTTGAAACATCTCGTCAGTCCACGAGATAGGTACATTAGCCCTCTTTAAAAGCGGGTTAGATCGGAACATGTCCGACTTTGGAACTAAATCTTCTTCAATCATTTATACTTTGTCAGCAATATACCTTTCAGAGCCTTCCCAAATTTGGTATAATATACTGTACCTCCTGCATATGCTTAGCTTTGTTGGAGCCTTTTAAGAGCATCAGCAAGATCCTTTGTAGACCCTACGAACACAGCATTGTTAGTGATCGATTTAGGTCCGGACTCATTTGCTGACTTAGACATACCAGTAAGGTTGTTCATACTCTTATGTAGTTCCATTAACTCTTTTTGAGTATTTGTAATAGTATCTATAAGTTTAGCGACAACTTCATATGCGCGGGGTTGCTCAGTAGCTTCTGCTACTCGTGAAATCTCATCTAATTGGAGTCTTGCGTCATTGATTGTGTTAATAAGAACTTCACGCGCGAACTTATAATCCGTTTCCATATCGGCATCGCGGGAGTTAATAGCAACTAGTTCTGTAGCAGGTTTTTCTGGAACTGCTGGTAAATTCCCAATACTTTCAAAATCATCAACTGGAAGATCGAATATCTCAGTCATGTTATCTTTAAATTTCGCCATCATCATCCTTTGGTTTACTCAAAAGAGTAACTCTGTTTTTCAAATGTTCTGTAGCAACATCATCTTTACTTTGACCGAAGTATGCAACACCGTAGTGATTTTCTATCATGAATTCTGCATAAGTGGTTTCTGTAAACTTGAAGTCACCCAAAATCCTACCAAATTTTCCTTTCTTAAACGCCTTCGAGACAAGTGTTTGTGACGAGCCAATTGGAAGTAATACTTTTGCTTTATCTTTTGCTATCAATCCGAAGACTTTTTCTTCAGCGTCAGAAGTTCTAGACTCAGGTGTATCTAATCCGTGTACTCTTATTGATTGCTCAAGTAGCCATACACCAAAACCTAAATCTATAGCTACTTCAACACTATCTCCATCGATATGCCTAGTTATGGTGCAATTATATTCATACATCAAATTTCACCAGCATTCCCATAACCAGTATCACTTATAAAATTAGAAAATGTTTTCATTAGTAACCCAACCTCTTTAATGTGTTCATTGTGATGCGTACTTCTGTATGCAAAATTCCGATACCGCCAGCAGCATTCCATTCTTTGATGTTTCCACCAACATCGTCAATAAGTATATTTACCTTTCCATCAGTCATAGCATGAAGTTTCTTATCACGCCTTACTACAAGGTTGATATTACCTTTTTTGATCCATGGGATGTTTTTCGCTAACCATTTCATTTTGCCATCTTGTGACACTGAAGGATTGCTCTTAGTGTATGCTGATAGGATTCTAGGACTGTACCGTTTCATCTTTTCAATCATACCTTTAGCACCAGGTATCCACTCTAAATCAGACCAAAAACCTTTTGCTTGATTGAGAACTTTCCATTCCTTATCACCAATGTAGTTGAAAGAATCTCCAGGTAGGAGTTCATTAGCGCGCTTCTCAAAATTACAGAGTACGCCATCCATATCAAAGTAGAGATATCCCAAGTTTTTCATTTTCTTTCCTTCCATAAATGTAGTAAAAGTTTTCAATCAACTTCACTTAATTTTTTCTTGATAGCAGTAATGATTCGTGTATGAGTTCCACTAAGGGTTCTATCCTTCTCTAGTGTAGCCATAACATCGAGTGTTTGTTTCTTATATTTAGCCCGCCATTCAGGTGTACGCGCAGTAGCGATATCTTGAACGTTATCAAGCCTATCTACAAGCTTAATAGCAAGCGCCCAAGAAGACATATGCTTCATCTTGTCCTGCATGTAAGCAGTTTTTCCGATTTCTTTAATGCGAGCACTATCAGAAGTAAGTTCTTTAACAAGTGAAGCAACAAGCCCTCCGAACATCTTTTCTAAATCTTCATGGGTCGTGTCAGTGTCTTCAATAGTGTCATGCAACCACGCTGCTTGTATCAACTTATCCAACTGTTTTGACGCTTTGAAATCACGTAAATATCTAGCAACACGCATAGGGTGTTTAATGTAAGGTGATCCATCAGATCTTGTCTGTCCACTGTGTTGTTTCTTAGCGTATCGCAGAGCTTTCAGTGGTGATTCGGTAATGTACTCATCAAACGACTTCATAACGTGATCCATTGTAGTTTGCCACGCAAATTATGAGCAGCTTGTTGTTTCTTTGTGTGTGTACTTGGTAATTTCTTAGCGTCTTTTCCACTCACTCCAGCCTTTCTAGATACGGTTATGTGAGCGGGACTATCGTCGTATCGTGTTACTGATGAGCGTGAAATCATCAGTGCTCCAATGTTGTCATTTTCTAAATAACTCTGTGAACGTAACTCGACAATAGTCCCCTGATTCTTAATGAGATTTTCATATACTTCTAAAGGTGGAGTAAAAGCAACTGTCATATGATTACTATCAATGACTTCAAAAGAAGCATAAGCACGAACTTTCTTTTGACTTGGCTTATCGAGGATTACTGCGAAGTAGCCCTGCTTCTTTGATTCGTTTAGTTGCTTAAAAGTCTTCATCCATTTTCCTAAATAGTTCTAATTCTCTTCGGTTAACTTCTGTTGCAATTGCAGGGCCAACAAAGCCTTCTGCCATTACATCTCCACCCTTTACAGTAAGCACGAAATTCAGTAAGTTGTTGAGTTTCTTTTTGTCATGCACATATAGAAGGATATCCTCATTACTAAGAGTTGTGTGGGACAACCGTTTTTTCATTGATACAATATCTTTGTAATCATAACGGTCAAGGCTCTGCAATAAGCAAATATCGTATACTTCAGCTTTACTGTATTTCAGCTTTAATAGTTCGTCCTTCAACATATCTGCTGGTGTACCAACAAACATTGCAGCAAGTTGTAATCTCCAATCTTCGAAGACTACATTGAAAAGGGCATCAAACACCCAATTCCAATTTACTTCCCACAGAGTAGGCCAAATATAATTCATTAACCTAGTTGAATGAAGCAATTTCAAATATACTGTTTTATTATCTGCTTTAATGTAACCTTTAATGAACTCATCTCGTATACGTTCTGGCGAAACGCCTTCGAGCATCGGATTATTGCAGATTGCAGTAAACGTGTCATCATCCATCTTCCCTGCAAGAGAAGCAGTAAAGCGCACAGCGCGCAGCTTACGAAGATGATCTTCCCCAAATCTTTCAGCGGGGTCACCCACCGTTCGGATGAGTGGACTATCTGCGTTATCCACGCCCAGAAGGTCATCCAGCCCACCAACTAAGTCAACAATCTGACATTTAACAGTGTCATAGAAGAGTGCATTAATCGTTAAATCCCTACGTGAGACGTCGCCGTTAATATCAGTAAATTCTACTGAATCTGGGCGCCTACCACTTCCAATATCTTTTCTGAAAGTAGCAATCTCATGGCCGTTTACAATGACAACTCCAAATGCTTTACCTACTGCAGTTGTGTGTATACCTTCTTTTCGTGCCATTTCAAGCACTACGTCAGGTTCAACGTTTGTGACGAGATCGAAGTCCTTTGGTGTTTCACCAAGAAGAGCGTCTCGTACAGCACCACCAACTACATAGAGTTCTGCATCAGCATCTTTAAACATTTCAAAAATTGGAAATAGATCATCTGGGAGATCCATGAAAAAATCAATTGTTTGCATAATATTCTCTTTAATGGAGTACCATATAACTATTTTACACTATAATCACTGTCAATGATACCTTATATGCTTTAAAAGTCCTCTGCAAAAGGATTATCTTCACTGAAGTCGACCAAACCCACTGTAGCTGCTTCAATTTCATTGTTTTGGGCGTTCTTACTAAATCCGAGTTCCATAAGAATTGATCCACCAGACTGCTGTAAGATTTTTGATCCGTCTTGTTGTAGAATCTCATATAACAGAATATCTTGTGTATTCTCAGTTTCAATGTCATCAATCTCTGCCACACCAGTATTAATACCTTCATTACTATATTCGAATAATTCGCAGCGTACGTCATACGTCTGAAGTGCGCCACCTTGATAGAATATGCTCTCATGCTCAACGAATTTGATTTCATACACTTTATCAAGTCGTGGCCAATAAATCAGATCACCTTCTAATGGACGAGATGATGTAATGTTATATCCATCACCATTGTTACCCTGAAGTAGAACTTTTGCGCCATCCTGCTGCAGAAGGTTATAACCACTCTGTTGTAGTACACCTTCTGTACGATGCTGTAAGAATCTTTTCTTTGAAACAGTGAATGTTATAGTGTCTCTGATTTCAATGTCAAAGCGAGATAAGAAATCACCCTCACCTTCAAAACCATCGATGTTTCGTGGATACATTTCAATAGATGAAGCTGCATCAAATGTTGAGAATCTATCTTCACCAAAAATCTTATCTTCATCTACTATAGTGCGTGGAAGATATCTAATCTCTTGCCCATGAATTTTGATAGACTCAATCACTAGATCCTCAATAAGACTTTGCTGTCCTTCATGAGAATGATTTGAAAACCACGGATTAAGAGGCATTATCCTATGAAGTCCCCAGGAATGTTATAGTTTTCTTTGAATTCTTTCTCAAGTAATTCGATTTCATTTTGTGCTTCTTGGAAAATTCTTTCTCCATTCATTGTCATTCCACCAAGCAATTGAACACCACTAAATTTTGAAAGATTTTCTCCCCATTGACGCTTCGTGTATGCTGTAGCAAGGCGCTGGAGGTCATGATCACTCCAACCTTCTGCATCAGTTACTGTATCTGGAGATGTTTTAGTATATCCATCAATGATCATATACTGTCCAGCTGTTTGTTTTGTAACCCAATCCATGTGAACGGTAAGCTGATTACTGTGGCGTTTGTACTCATGCATTGGTTCAGTGTTAAACATTTCATCAACATTTGCCATATGAAGCTGTGCAACATAGTAAGGTAACATTGAAGATTGTACTTGATAGAATGCTTCATTTAAATGTAACTGATATTGAGCACTAAAGACTCCGCCCGCACCACTCCATGAAGATGAAAATGGGACTACGCGTACTACACCTACGAAGGTATCAGGGAGTGTTAAGTATCCATTGGTAATGTCAGCTGCTAATACTACATGCTTATATAGTACACGTGAACTACCGTTATAGTGATAATCTTGCCAGAATCTTAGTGCGTCGTCGATACGATCGTCAATTTGTTCCGGACTTACATTAACCTCGAGGACTGGCTTACCTAGTCTACGAAGGATATATTCGCGAAATTGAATTCGTGTTGTAGGTGTAGCCATTAGTATCCGTACCCGTATGCGTTAATGGAAACGTTGTTAGAAGAATCAATAGTCATTCTTTGGGCTATTGGCGAACCATCTATAAGACCATCATGAACATCGACTATTACTCTATTTATGACACCTTTGGTCGTAACAGGCCCGAAGAAGTATGCTTTCATGAGAAATTCAATATCGAATGTCCATGCTTGGCGAGATTCAAAATCACCTTCATAAATTTCAGATGGTATAGCACTCTGTAAAATAACTGGGCAATCTATTACCATACCCATTTCTGGAATGAGATTCAGTGTAGTAGTAAACTCAGGTCTAAAGTATGGTAGAATCTGTTCGATGATTTGATTTCCATCTCTAGAATATTTAGCAAACACTGACATAGAAAATGAAATATCATAAGGTACAGCAACGAATTGTGACTGCACAGTATTTTGCTTTAGTGGGTTTACACTGAAATTTCTAAGAGATGCTGGAAGTTGTCTTTCTGGATCTGGTGTCCATCCATTCATTTCAAAACTGATACGTGGTAATGTAATCGCTACTGCTTGATCCAAATCTGGATCTGCGTTTAACCTTGCTAGAGCCTTTTCTTTAGGGGAATATGATAACGGTACTGCAATAGTATCCTGTTTCACACCAGCTTGATTGTATCGCTGGATAATGATATCGTTAAATAGATTTCCAAAAGCAATCACATATTTGCGAACTAAAGAATGATCAAATTGATGTGCAAACATTAGTCAGTCTCTTCAATGAATATAAGTGTACTACTAGGTGGCATTTTAACTAGCAATGGTGGAAGTATGTAGCGATAATACCAAACCTGTGAAGAATAATAACAGGTTTGGGGACTACTGACATTTGTTGGAATATCTATAGCTACAGTAGCTTTTTGATTAACTCCACTTGGCCAAGAAGAATTTAATTCTACTAGAGATTCAACATTCCATTGCGTACCATCATCACACACTAGAGTTCTACTATCAATAACTAATTTACGCGGTATTTGCATTCTAGTATAGGTGAATATTATTCTTGCGATTTCACCAGGTTTAACAGTTACTGCTTGGGTAGTAACATCTTGAATAGGGACAAAATTTATATCTTGTTCTAATATCCAGAGAAATGATCCAATAACAATTGTTAAAACCATTAAAGTTACATATGCAAAAGATGTAGCAACTCTTGGGTGTAGTAACTTATCTAGTATTTTCATGGAATGATTAAACCTACTATAGCTGTTACAACTGCTGTGAGAAGAAGAATTGCACCACCATAAACTAGATTTCTTACTGGTTCGAATTGATCTTTAGATACAAATTTTTCTTTAATAGGTGCGAATTCATCTCTAGTAACAAAGTTTTTCTCAATGTCTATTCTTAGAATTTCTATTGAGTGTCCGAGTTTCCGGACATCTTCTTGCATACTTCCTGTACGTTCTTCAATTTTCGACACTGACGCAATTAAGTCTAACTGCCTATTCATATCAATCGCTGCTGTTTGGATGTGTTCTTCAGGCATTTGGCAGTCGCTTATATGTTTAAAGGTATAGTTTATTTATAAGTTAGAACTCTGGTTTTACGGATTATTGGGCCAACTTACGTGTCCAGAAATATCATATGAAGCAAGAGCAGCATCACTAAGAAAAGCAATTTCAGCTTGAATAGTATCTGACGCATCACGCACAGTTTCAACCCATGCCCATACAGCCCGTATTTCATTTAATCTAGTTGTTTGAGCAGAAGTTCGACTTCCACCAATGTCTACAAGTTCTAATGCTTCTGCTGTTAGATTACGCTGTTTCCATTCTGGATAAACTGCAATGATGCGATTGTATGCTTCTGTTTTGCTATCTTTAACTAATTGAATTCGCTGATCGACTGGTGGGTTTCGATTAGCTTGATCCCAGTCAGTACCATTCCATTTATGAGATAAACCAAATTCAATAATCCATGGTGGCGATGGTGGATCATTAAGTGTAGTCACTGCTCCCGTAGGTATATCATTTTTACTTGATCCAAATTCTATTAAAAAATCATCCGCGTCAAGATATGCTTTAGTACTCATTATGCGTTTAACTCCTGAAATCTATCAATAAGGTCATAACCTGATATAGCTATAGCCCACTGTGTATTGGTAGAACTCGTAGCTGCATATACCCATATTTGTGAGCCAACGTTAGAATTTGAATCAACTAATATATTTTTTGTACCACAATTGGTATATAACACATTAGTGCTTTGATATAGCCAAGCTATTAAATCCCCGCCTGCAGCAACTGTAGCTATAGTATCTGATGTTCCTAAATATATGCGCATTTGAAAGTTGGGGGTTGCTTCAAAGTGATTAGCTGTAAGAAAAGCAAGTGAATCTGCGGGTGCTGCTGGTATGTTTACAGATACCATAATTGGTAGCGTTGGATTTTCGTATGGAAACCCTGTATAATACCATTGGGTCTGTGACGATCTGAACGAATAAACACCAGCTACTTCATGAAAATCAAGAAAAGTCGGTGTACCACTTGTTGCAACTGCGCCAATGCGCCGGCCATAAGTATATCCAGAAGGTTTAGTTACTCCAGCCCATGTAGTAGATGCACTAAAAATAACATCTCCACTTTCATCACTATCTTTCATCATCGCATATAAATAAAGAACAGCATTTACTGGCATTACAAGACCACTATCCATTTTATCTTGGGTACTTCCAGCTACCCAAGCACCAGCTGATCCAGAACATCCAGTGAGTTCAGAGACAGTAAAGTAATAAGATTCTGTACTATCCCAACACCCTCCAGCACCAATAGTTAATGTAGTAGTACTAGCTCGTGTTATTGCAAACCCATAATTACCTTGGGTGATTAAATTACTCGCCGCAGATGTAATAGCGCCACTATGTGCAATGTCAAGAGCAGTTGCTACGAGTGTTGTTTCATCATCCTCATAAGACCTTATCTTTAAGGCACCATCTTCAACTTCCATTTTCCAGACTTGTGCATCAACAGTATTATTAGCTTGTTCAAGTATAATTCCAGCACTATTATTTCTAACATTAATCGTATTTGAAAATGTAGCAACTCCAACAACATCTAAAGT